AAGCCTGTGGCTCCTTGAGATCCTTGAGACCCAACGTTTCCTTGCGGACCCGTGTTTCCTTGGAATCCTTGAATGCCAGTGGCTCCTTGGGCACCAATACCTGTGGCACCTTGTGGTCCCTCAGTTCCAACACCCGTTGGGCCTTGAGTACCAGTGGCACCTTTGGCACCTAATGATCCTTGAGGGCCAGTTGGACCCCTTTGACCTTCATTTCCTTGAATTCCTGTAGTTCCCTTTTCACCCTTTTCGCCTCGGATACCAGTTGAACCCTGATTGCCCTTGGGACCTGGTATACCTGTAAAGCCATCGTTACCTTTGGCTCCTGTAACACCCATAAACCCTTGAGTACCAGCAATACCAGTTGAACCTTTTGGTCCCTGTGGTCCCTGAATACCAGTTGAACCTTTTTGTCCTTGGAAACCTTGATTTCCTTTGGCACCAGTTGGGCCTTGACCATTGCCCTGGTTGTTAGCATACTGCTGAATTATCACCTGGTTCAAGTTGAGTGCAATGGTAGCTAACTCACCATCAGCAAAGGGATATATCTCCATGACAGGAATATCCGTTGCAACCTCCCCGATTATGCCCAAACCGTTTAGAGGAACAGCTGGGGTATTGGAGTCAATATATGTTAGTCGAAGTCTGAGTGGAGATAGGGATATGATCGAGTCAACTCGATACAAATTTCCACCCTTATCCACAACTGACATACCGATCTGGATACCAGTCTCGGCATATATACCACGTTGGTCATCAAACTGTGCTTCAATAGCATAAGGTTGATTGACATCAAGGATAGAACTTATATTTAGCGATGCTGAAAATCGATTACTCACAATAGGCTTCCTTAGGATAGTTTTCGTTTTCTAAGTTAACCTAGATATTTCAATTCAATACAGAAGAGGCTCCAATTAGGAGCCTCTTATTCAATAGAAATATTTAGATAGAATTAAAATCTACAAACTTTGATTTTTCGGCAGGTGATTTTGTTCTCTTCCCCAGCCCCCATTGAACTTTCAAGAACTATACTGTCATAGTCTCCATCAAGTCTTGCAATTGGTAGATTGTGTGTATACTCAGAGAAGTCCGACCCTACGATGTGATTAAGCTCCATCTTAACAATACTTTCAACATCGGTACTGAAGCAAACATTATTATCGATTAGGAAATCATCAACATTTGCTTCTCCGTGTCTTTCAATGGCTCTTCTCAGATCAGCTGGGTACATGGACTTGCCTTCTGCAAAGTCTTCTTCAAGGGATGCTACAGTTAGAAAAACGATTTTTTCTTTCATATTAGACCTTTTTGCCTTTCTTTTCAATATCCTTGATCTCTTCTAATGTGTAGATCTTATTTCCAATTTTGTACTCGCAGTCAACATAATCATCACTGTTATTGACAATTACATATGCATCTACGATGTCAAACTGTTTAGGAGAATCACCTACCATCTTGCCTTGCTTAATGATCATCCACTTATTCTGAATCTCATTGAAGTCTTTGGACTCGTAAGCTACGTTTGTAGAAGCCTTTGTAACCTTGTCACCTTTAAGATGATCATAGTAAAGTTTTGCATCAACCCCATAACAGCTTTCTACAAGGTCTGCCATTGATTTCTTAACTGATTTAGCCATACTCCATGCACAAATCTTACCGGTTCGGAAATCAGCAACCAATGCTGACACGTATTGTGCCATTCTTGGTGCACCTTTTTTAAGATCTTTCATCTTGACACCAGAAAGAGAATTCATTCGAGCTAGACACTCGACTTCTTTTTTGATTCCGAGTGAAATCGGGTTTTGAGTTCTACCGTGAGAACCTACTACTGGTGTAGTAGCATTGTCCGGGTGAGTCTCAAGCATCTTAGCTACATCAAATTTAGAAAAACAGGCCGAAAGTGTAAGGGCATTGTCTTTCACTAAGAAAATTACTGTAGCCGGAATGCCAAGAAGATTAGTGATAACGTCTGCCTGGTTATCTAGACAGTCAAGCATTTGCTCGATGCTAGTGCAAGGTGTACAATCTACATTCATCTTATCAGAAGCAATTTGACATACTTCATCAATAGTCAGGCTGTCGATTCCGTCAACAAGAATATCGATAGTCTCACATTCCATTTCTGTATCACTGGAAAACTGGTGAGACTTCATGATGTTTTCAATTTTTTGGAATAGAACTGGAATTGAGTAAATCCCAACCATTTCGCTATTTTCCACTGTTTGTTCTGCAATGTCTTCTTTCTGCTCTTCTGATAGAGGAGCTACTAGATCATTATGAACTAGACCAGTAAGATCTTCAACAACAGGAACTTCAGGAACTACTACTTCTTCAAGAGGAGCAGAAGCTGTTGTAGACTTGCGAACTACACCTTTTAATGAGCTAGGGTCTACATACTTAAGGAGACCCAGAGCATAAACAAGTGCTGTCTTATCTGCATTATTAAGACTATTTACATAGTTGATCATGTTCTGAATAGCATCGTTTTCAATAGATGCAGTAACAGATGTATCGCTATTGTCGATGCAATCCATGTCCACTGGGGCTTCTTCGATCTTTTCTTCAACTTTCTCTTCTACAGACTGTTCCAGGATTGACTTATGTCCACCTTCCTGTAGGCCACAATCGAAACAAATCTCGATTGACTTTCTTAGGGCACCAAGAAGACCAGCAGTATCACTAAGAACTTCTAATGCTTTTTGAGCCTTCTCTGAGAAAGACATTTCGATTTTTTGAACTGTGACAGCTTTATCATCACATTTGAAACCTGCGTCACATGCCTCGTAACAAGCGTCTCTGAACAAGTTGTACATCAACTCGACAAAGTGTGGAGGTAGTGCGTTAACATGATCCTTATACTCTTGTGGGATATCAAATGAGGCCTTAACCACATTGATTAAATCCACTGCTTGAGTATTTAAACCGGCTTTTGCCAGTTGAGGAATCGATTTGATTAGTCGGGTATTCATGTGCCTTGCTCCGAGGAAAAACATATTATACCTAAAAGTAAGCTATGTTAAAGGATCTTTACCAGACGGACTTGATTACTTACAGTATATTTCGGGGGAACGACTTCTGAAAGGGTTACGATATTCGGAGCGGTGATGTCGGTAATCGTGAAGTCAAGAACACCTTCTACGGCATTGTCCATTACTTTCACAGCATCTCCGATATTCAATTTTGAAATGTCCTTAATTATGATGACGTTGGTACCGGATGGCTCCTCAATCAATAATTTGACCACTGCATAATTTTTGTTTCTTGTAGCCTCAGCTAATTTGACATCTACCTGTTCCTGGGATGCCACTACAGCCAAATCCATCTGATAGAAATTTCTCAAATGTCCTGATATCTTGTGTATTCTTATGTTGAGGCTAGTATATAGGTCATTATATCTTCCGTTCCCTGATACATCAGTGGTATTAGGTTGCGTAATGCTCCCAAGACTGGCAATTATTTGGGAAACCCTGCTAGGAATGTATGTGTCTCTTCTTGTAATGAGAGCAGTGTTATACGGGTTAATCTGAGTATCGCCGTACTTGAGCTGGTTGGACGTTGGGACATCAATCAGGTTCACCCAATTTGATACGGTAGTCTTGATGGAATTGGTTGATGTCTTTGCATTGTCTATCTCTGTGAGGTCTTCTTTTGAGTCGTTAGCATTGAGTGCTGTTAACTCTTGATCCAGAACCGTTATAAGGTTGTTAGATGTGTTAGTTAGAATTTGCTTACACATCAAAAGAAAGCCATCGTTGCTAGTTGAAGTCCTGACTGCGTTTGAGAATCCACTACTATTCTGATCAAATGTAAACGATCCAGAAAGTGTACCGTATGTCTCCAAGACAGTAAGGGTGATTGCAGTGGTCGATGCTGGTGGGGGTGTAGGGTTTACTATTGAAGTAAACCCAGTGCATATACCATAAATTGCAGCATTAGCCTGATACAGAACTATAGGTTGTCCGGCTACCGGTACAACTGGTGATGCCACTTGGAAAGAGCCAGCAGAATATGAATGCCCCGTTCCTGAGACTGGTGCACCAGTAAATCCAGTTTTAATCTTCCCAGTCCATTCCACTATTCTGTTAATGCGATCTATTTCATAGTGACCGCTATAAGCGGCTATTGGATTACCATTATTTGAATCAACTAGCTTTGGCTTATATCCTGCCCAGCTAGAGAAGTGTACGTTTCCTGGCGATAATCTAGCGGCTGGGTCCACAAATGCTTGATCGTACAAAGTTCTTTGAGATGCATTAAGAAGCTTTAGTTCTATATGAAACTGATCGATAATGTTTAACCAGTTGTCAAAGTAGACTTTTTCTTGATTGTCTAAATCCTGGAAGTCCTGCTTATTGTTACTTGCAGCCTGTCCTGATGCTTGGATACCTGCTATCTTGTCATCTGCATTGATTAGTTGACCTGTGAGTTCTCTTAGTTGTGGATCAGTAAACACTATTGCCATACTCTACCTATTTTTCTAATATGGTCGATGAAATCATCAAACGTTCTATTTAGTTTCATCTCATTGCATGTTCTACAACAAGGGCGGCAGTTGCTATAAACATATCCCATGTTATTATCGTAACGGTCGATTCCCATATCAAAGCCACATCCCTGCTCGGTTCTACGACATATGTAGCAAGGTTTGGTAACTATAGACTCGAATTGCTCTTTACTGAGATCAAAATCTAGTTTTCTGCTTCTTTTGTTGGCTGCATCAAATTTGTATCTTTTATATCTGCCAGCCATGGTGTGATCCTTGGCTCTTTTTGCATCCGAAATACACTTATTGCAATTATGTCTTATTCTAATCCCTTGCGATGACGTAAACTTTCCGAATTCGGAAATGGCTTTGGTCTGCCCACACCTTTTGCACTCTTTATCAGTAGACGATCGAAGTTTCTCTAGTTTATTGCATACTCTTTTTGATCTGCACTTTCGATTGGCTTCATTTTCGGCATCTCGTAGTTTCCTCCATTGTTCTGGAGAATTATTCTTCAGGAATTTGTCTTTTGCTTGTTTTCTTCTGAACTTGCAAGTACCACATATACCAGACCTATACGTTCTGTACTTTTTGATATGAAATTTCTCAATATCCTTTTCAGTATTGCAATCGTTACATACTTTGGTCATACACTGGTTACTTTAGGGCTAGCAGTTATAATAGTGCTAATTGTAGGAAAACCAAGGTTCCCAATACCAACACTCATATCACCAAGCCTAGCTACCCCGACTGCTGGTGTGTTAGTACCTAAATTAACTAGAGTACCATTAACATTTGTAATACTGGCTGGACTACCAACATCAGTTCCGGCAGTTCCTATGAACTCTGCTTTAGCTTGTGACATCACTTTGGCTGGGCCAGTAGCAGTTATATCATACGTAGCACTTGCTGTCATCTTGTAGCTTTGTGTTTTTACCGAATATGCTTTGGCAGACTCTTCTGTTATACTGTCTGCTTTGAGGGAGTAAGCTTTGGTTACTAGAACCTTTTTGGCACCTTGTATATCTTCCGATCTTGTACCCTTGAGAAGTAGAGACCAGTTTCCATTAACCGTCCAATTGGTGTCTTTTTCAACCACGGAACGGAAATTTCCGTTTGGAACTTCCACATACATACCTTCGGTAGCGGCCTGGGCTAGCTTGATCAAGTAGTTTCCAGACTGATCAATTTCGAAGGATGTTGCAGTATCATCGTTGGCATAATATTTTTGAGACATCCTGAGTGGCAATTGGGTTTTGTTATGGTTAACAGGTACACCAAGTTTGTCAGTAACATGTCCTCTCTGAATAGTGAACAAAATGTTTGGAGCAGATAAAGCTGGGTTAGTCATACTGAAGTATTCTTCAGCCATGTACTTTTCATTCAGTTTTGGAAATATGGTCTTCCAGGAATTCATATATCTGCTAACAATTCCCACTCTGTGTTCGTCACCCAATTCTCCTACTTTGTAGTTGAGAAACTGTTTGAGTTGAATAGGCGATCTTTCCATGACGGACAGTTCATCCTGATTCATAGTCCTTAGGAGATTGCCAGCTCTAGTGGATGAGAATGCTCTTGAAGAATAGAATGCTTGTGACAGTCCTCTTGATGATATCTCAATCTCTCCAGGTGATAGAACCCTGAAAACACCCACTTTGTCTCTGTAGGCTTGTACCCTTACTTCCGTACCCTTAGAGATGGTAGAGAGCAATTGTGGTTCTGATTCATCAGCCCTGTTGGTAGTCATGTATTGAGCACCCTCTTCAGGTAGTGCTCTAATCCAAGCACCCGATGAGATGAATGGGTGAGATATGCTAAGTTCTCTACCCTTGGTAGCCCAGTTCCTTATGATTGCTTTTTCTGTATCTGAAGAAACAGAGTCTACGTATGAAGAATATGGAAGAACCCGACCCTGTTTATTGGATTGTTCTTGTTTTCCGGCTTGATAAAGCTCCTGAACCCATTTCATTCTTCGCCCTCTTTGGCTTTATTGCCAGTATCGCCTACTCCTGTTCCACCAAGAGACCTATCAGTGTAGATCTTGTTGTAAGATATAGTAGAGGCTTCCCCACCGGTGATAAATCTGAAGACGACGTTTCCTTCAGAACCTATCTCACCTCTTCTAACATAGTTCAGATCCAAGTCAATATCAACTGACTCGCGCAATCTCCATGTCGTCGTCATATTATTTAGAGTCCCTATCTTATATGCATCGATGTCATAGACTGGTCGATTCAACATAAGAAATGGTCTATACTGAGCTCTGAAGGAGTGTTTATTGTAATCCGCAGTAGCCTTGGCAAATTCTATAAGACCATACTGTGCCAACAAATCCTGATTAATAATACCAGGCTTCACTACAGTTTTTACTTGTACTCCAATTCTAGATGCTAGTGCATTGGAGAAGATAGTTCTAGTTAATTCTCTATTAGAAGCGTAACCGTTAATGTTGTTGGGTGTCTCATCAGATGGTTTAGTCTCGGCCTGTAACTGGCTCGACTCTACTGTCAATGCTGATATCGCTTCGCCACCCTCATCATTTATGTCCCTAGACACAATGTGGTTTACAAATTTATATACTTCCTCATACCTAGAACCATAGTCCTTAGGTGAAAAATCCCACATAGGGAACTCAAATATTATGTCTCCCCAAGGCGAAACGTAGAATACATAGTCTATGTTATCACATATATCAAGGAGAAGTTCAAGTCTTGAGGACCACTGAATCTTATCCCCGATCCTCCCTGCCGTTATAGATGCTTCCACCAAGTTGGATGTTGGTAATCCATCGGCTGGTCTCAAAATATGAACTTTTGCTTTCCATATGGAATAAAGACCCCATTCGTGAGTTTCTTGACCAATCCGAATCATTTCTGCTTCAGTCATCATGCCAAACTCTCGGAAGAGAACCAAATCATTCCATTCTTCTAAGATCTGGTTTTTATTTGCTGCACTAGGGTCGAAAGTTATTGATTCCCCTAGTTCTAGTTCACCTACCTGATTTAAGGCTTTTTTAACGTTGGTAGTGTCACTATTCCCTACTGATATTTCCCCTGCAGTAGAATCGGCACTTCGAATAGGGGTTTCGCCTAGCAACAGGAAAGTAATAGTACCAAGGAAAGTTACCCCACCTAGCACGTGGCTGGTCATGGAGTTGGGACCTACTAAATCGTTAAAATACCCGGCATCGGGGTTATTCTCTACAGGTCCACCGTTAGAAAACTGTAAAGCATTCTCATTACCAATTGATGCTGCTGGATTGGCTTGTGTGCGCATTCTTTGCATAGCATATCTGATATCCTGACATGAAACCTTGATTGAGCTCATACCATAGACTAAGTCTTCATTGAAAGGCTTCAAATCTACAAAACCAGAAAAGACACACATCCACTCGTTTGTCATAGTCAGGGGGTTCTTAGCAAAGATCCGAACATGGTCGAATTTGTGTATTGCTAGGCTTCCTGGAGCAAACGGGTATCTATGTGTAACGGACGATTGTGCCTGAGAGGCATTCTTACCAACCTCTAGAACCGAAGCCTTACTATGCCCACTACCTTTTATAGGTCCGAAGGAGCTCACTCTATGCGCAACATTTCTACCGTCGGAATTCTTTAGAGTCCACATTGCGTGTTTGGCTTGCTCCGAGTACTGGCCCTCAGGGGAATATGGGTTCTGCAATCTCCATGTTCCTTTACCGCCATTGCCAATAAGGTTTGCCTCAGTTAATACAAATGCATTGTATTGATTGGATAAAGTGAATGACGCAGAATTTATACCACCATTCTTCGAATAAGTAATTGCCACATCGGACATCAGCCATGGGGAAACGTCAACACCCATGATGAAGACTCTTATGTCGTGATAGTAAGTCTGGTTAGACTGTTCTACAAATTTGAAGTTTGTCTTGTAATCTCTTGTGAAAGCCATTCTTAAAAATAGCTATGTTAGAACTACTAGTAACCTGCTGTAAACTTCAAGAATTCCCACATCTCGGTTAGCGACTTCAACTGCTCTTGAACATTGAAGTTATTCACTCCCTTCAAATAGTCAGTATTGTTGCCACCCATCTGGGAAATCATATGTTTCAATGCTAGGACTTTCTCTTCATCGCTTTTTGCTTCGTCATATGCTTTACGAGCTTCGTCGTATGTTACGAAGGAAGTACCGAGCTCTGGCAATTCGGCAATAGAAATACCAGTTCTATCAGTGAAGTACCCCTTGTTCACCTTGTTGGACATAGCTTTAACTCTAGGTTCCCAAAAGTTTTGGGAGAGTAGCTTTCCGATCAAGTTTGGGAGATCCCATTTATTTAGGTATTCTACGGGGATGAGTTTGATAGTATTTTCGTATCCACTTATACTTTTTCTCTGATCCAGCTCGTCTGCTAGATCCTTGAGGTACATTGATATCCTGGAGAAATCATACGGGTATCGTATTTCGGATTCTGCAAATGCTTTCTCAACGTCGTCTATCTTGAGGAACGGTTTCTCTATATCAGGGTTGAGTTTTGCTGCTAGCTTTTCGAAGTCCTTTCTCTCAGCTTGAGAAAGATTGGCAGTGACGATGAAGTTGATCACCTGTGCAGTTGTGGGATTAACAATCCTAGCCTTTCTCATTATTTCAAGTGTCAATTCTTTAGACATTTTCTTCCCTTTGTTGTCAACTCCTTTAACATAACTTGTGGAAACCTAATACTATGTGTTAAAATATCCGAAATCGGAGGCTATATGCACTGGGAAACGAAACGGAATTTAGAATCACCTGTGAAGTTCAAGAAGTTCAATTACGGATGTTGGGACCTAGATAAGTCGTATGACCTAGGCAAGCCTGAGAATTTGGCTAATTGCACTCTGGTGAAAACGGATGACTCTATATCATTCTTCGACTGCATTAAAGCCAACTTCGATGAATGTTACCCAAGAGACAATAATGGTAATTTCGTTGGTGATATCAACCTAGAAAAAGCCTCTATGCCACTGTGGAAGTATGCCAAGGAACTTGGTAAGACTTTATGGTTGAACCTATCCGAAATAGAGGAAATCAGAGACTTCTCATATTTCAGTGAAGATCAACGAAGACAAATCGTATTAAGTCTTCAGTCTGCCAAATAGAAACATTCTCTCACGGTTTTGGGCCAACCCGAAATTTTTGGAGTTGAGTATTTCGAAATCGAACTCATATCCAAGTTCAGATAGAGACTTACATATTTCAATGAAAGCATTTCCACCATCAAAGGTCATTAGCCCTTTAACGTTCTCACATAACACATATTTTGGCTTCAGTTCCTGGATAATCTTGAACATACGGAAAACCATATCCCCACGGCCACGGGCATCGTCGAAACCCTGTCTAAGACCAGCTGATGACCATGCCTGACACGGAAAACCACCTGCTACCATGTTACATCTTGGTACTTCTGCTCTACGTTCGAGAACCTTGGTTACGTCGCCAAAGTTTATGGTTTCTGGGTGGTGATATCTTAACACGTCCGAGGCAAACTTATCCCACTCACAGAGTGCAACAGTTTTGAATTGCTCTTTATCCAAATCAAGCTCCGTACCACCAATACCTGAGAACAATGAGAATAATTCTATTTGTTCATCTTTTGGGATGAGCTTAGAAAGTATATACGCCGGAACAGGTGATGATACACCATTACCACATTGTCTGTACCTCTGGGTGTTGGTCATCTCATATACTTCACCATTCTCACGACGACCATAAACCGTGTGACCACTAGTATATTCCATCGTCAATGATATACTCTTTGGCATTGTTTCCTGTTGAGTGAATCCATTCATGGCAGCTTCTGCATAATAGTACAAGGTTGCTAGGCTTGAATACAAAAAGTGTGTATTTAAATGGTTTGATATGATGGATGTGGCTTTCCCTCTTACCGTGGCATTTCCTACCACACTTAACACATGAGAACCCATCTCTTTTTCTAATATATCCTGTAAGGATTCTCCATTGAGGTTTGGAGAAATACACATCCCTGAGTGGCGATATCCCACCTTTCCATGAAGTGTTATTTGCTCCTCTGTGATACTTGCCACTACACTTTCCGTTACAAAATTTTCCCCTAACTTTTGATGGTCTAGTAGAATTGAGGCTACCACACTGTCTACAGTTCCATTCAATTCTGAGCTTTGTCTTCTGAACTCCACCTGTGTGGCTTCGGTATTGGCATTCTCAACTACATGAAACGTAGTTTTGTGATGGTGTGGTAGTGAATTTTTTGCCACATGAACAAGTTTTCGTAATTCTTGTAACTCGACATTCTCTACAAATCTTTGCAACCTGGGATTTTTGCTTACCACATTTACATAGTTCTTTACTTGGTCTGAACATAGGCTAAAGGTAATTTTGTGCAGAACATCTGGATAACCCTGTAGTTTTTCACACTCCCTAGGGGTGAGTTTTCTAATTCGGTAAGGTTCACTCACGTTAGTAGTCAATGCACTTTTGCCTGCAGTACCACCTTGGTGAGCTTGTAAACATGGTCCAATACCTTCATCAGAGTAGACGTTTTCGCTCTTATATTTGGCATTTGGTGTGAGACACTCTAGAACGGCACTTTGATCTTGGTTTCTGTTGATGCCTCTCCAATCGGAACTGTTGAGAGTATGACTAACTTCAAGCTCTTTCCCTACTTCATCTTTACGGTTGTATTGAACCACGAAGTTTTGAGTACTTTGGTTGCCTCCACCGTCACCAGTAGAAATAGTGTTGGCTTCTCCATCAACTTTACCTCGGTGATCTACGTGAGTATCTCTTGTTGACTTAGAATAGGCAACAGTAGTTTGATCCTCATAAATGGATGGTTGTCTATTTCTACCGCCCATAGTGGTAAGTGTTGGTGATATCCCATCCTCTGAGTAAATTTTGTTATTTGAATGCTTGGGTTCATTCAATGTGACAATTTCCGGATTACCTTCTCCTACCAGTTGCCTATTGGACTTCATAGTAGTATTGGTACCCTTAACATAAGTGGCATCGAGACAGTACGAAATATCTGAACCCATCTTAGGCTCATCTCTATTGTAAGGTGTCTTGAGACTTACCAATCTTTCCTCAAAACCCGATTCTTTAACGATTTTCTCGACGATTTCCTTGCGGAGATAATATTTGGGTTCAACATTGGTTTCGAGAATGTCTTTCAACTTTGAGGTCGGTTGGTTGTTACCGAATGGGATACCCATGTCAACCAGATTTACCTCTGGCATAGCTCTAAGCTTTTTCTTTAACTTCTCCACCATGGGTGGTCTTTTAATTGGCTTCATTGAAAGCTCTTTCATATTGTCTATCCCCTCAACTATTAACACACTACCGTTAGCAGTACCACCCATCTGAGCCGAGAGGCAAGGTGAAATACCGTCTATGCCATGGACTCTCTCACCTTGCGAGTAGTTTCTACTGTTGCATTTCCCATCTTCAAGTCTCTTACGTATCCCACACACGAAGCTTATGTCTTTTTCAATCACGTGGGGTACCTTAGCTACCTGTATAGTGCTAGCTATTTCAGACAGAAGGGAGCCATTTCTTCCTAGGTGTCTGGTAGCTACGCATAATCCTTCCTGAACTTTTATCGGTGTATCAGGTATGGTTCCGAATATGCCTCTTACGTTCAAAGTTGGAAACACTGGCCAGCCTTAAGATATGTCGATCATCCATACTAGATTTTATACCTAGATTCTGGATTCTTTGAACATGTTGAAAGAGGAATTCCAGACACCAACACTGGTGGGTACTAAATGGAAGCTTGGAACTCTGATAGAGTGAACTTTCTCTAGAATTTCGTCGAAATTACCGTGTGAGAACTTCATTATTGAGACGTGTGGAACGAAATCGGGTCTTATTTTTGCATCGACTGTGAGTTTCAAGAGATCAGTCAACTCTTTGAAATGACTGTCTGGCATCAACTTGAATACTAGATAATCAAAGTCTTTCCCAGGAAGTAACTCTAATTCAAGAGTCCTAAATTCTGGTTCAAACGTAGCTACATCCTTAACAGCTTCATCAAGTTGGTGAGTTTGGGCTTGTGGGATCAGGGCCAGTGTTACGTGCAAGTCCTCAACTATTTGAGGGTTGTATTGACTTAAATGCTTGACGAGTTCTTTTTGAAATTTGCTAACCATAGCTGACTCTACTACCAAGCCTATCATAGCAGATGTTATGACTTTTGACATTGTCTTGTCAGGATTTTTAATATGTTCTTTGACTAATTGTATATGTTTGCAGTTTTTGTCTCTGTACGAACCAGGGCAATTACACGTCATGCCTCTGTTGGTGTCTGTAACAGTATAGATAGCAGTTGGTTGTGCACCACCTTCCCACTTGGTCACTAGGTATGTACCCATTTTATCTTTGCGGACTAAGTAGTCTGGTTCCATGGTGCCTCTCATTGAGTCTTTTAGACAAATTAAGACCCATCCACATACAGAAAGACCTCCCGAAGGAGGTCTTTCTTTCATCATATTGTCTGGGACGTAATGATTAGAAGTGGAAACGAATACCAAGAAGTGGATTCTCAGCATTTGGAACGTGCACAACTGATGCATTAAGAGCAACACCTGCACCACCAACTGTAACGATTCCATTGTCACCAAGCGTAAGAGCTGGGTTAGTAGAATAGTCAGCAGCAGCATTGAACTGGTCTGTGTAAAGTTCGCCGTGACCAGCTTGAACTTCAACTTGACCGAATTCTGCATGCAACCCGCCGTTGTTGATGTGACGTTGACCGAAAGCAGCTTTCGACTGAGAAAGAGTAAGCTCGTAGATGTATGTTGCAACAACAGTAGCACCTGCTTGAGCAGCATTGAAAGTAAGAGCGCCTGTAGAAAGGTTTACAAGAACTTCGCCAGCAGCTGGAGCACCAATAGTGATGATAGTAAGTGCAGTACCGTTAGCTACGAAACGAGCTTTACCAGCAATAAGGTTTGTCTTTGAAAGCTGAGCAACGTACGAACCAGAAGCAGGAACTTTAACGCTTTCAACGTTAGAAGTCTGAGATGGTTGGCTATCGCCAGTCATTGAAAAACCAATAACTTTTTCAGTACCAGCAACAGTTGCTACGATAGTGGCTTTTTCAACACCATCTTCAAGAACTGCGCAAAGAAGTACACCTTCTTGCTCAACTACTGTACCAGCAGCAAGAGCACGAGAAAGTCTCATGTCCGAATGTGATCTTTTTAAATCAATCATAAATCTCTCCTATAGAGTTTAATTAACAAATTTAGGCTACTGTATTTACCTAGAATAAACACTATAGCATTTATGAAAAAGATAATATGAAAAATATAGTGGATTGTATACTGTGTAAAAGGGGTATCTATGAACATCGAAATACTATACCATGCAAGGGTAATCCAGGATATCATGCTTCGACTGAGGAAATCTGTAGAATACACTATTCGAAGTGCTGCCATTATAGCTGGCCACAAATTGGCAAAGTGTAAAGACGGTCTTAGTGTATTATCGCTTTTGGTGGACAATGGATCTGTAATTGCCAAAAGGGGTGATTTGGACTACTATGACAAGCTAAAAGAAGCCCTAGTCAAGGAGGGAAAATGAAAGAGATAGTATTGGAAATTCTTACAAAGAAGAGTGGTTACTATAACTCTTTAACCCTATCTATAGCCTATAGAGACGTACTTCCGTCTAATCCAAAATTGCAGGGCATAGTGATAACGAACATACGTAGTGATGAGAAAGGTATGTTCAAATTGCCAGTGCAGGAATTAGAAGCCACAGGTATGCCAATATTTTTCGATCAAGTCCAATCTGATCGACTTAGGACGATATTGGAATCAGGAATACGTACTTGTGGACGAGATAAACAACACGTATCAGAAATAAGCAGAGGCCCCATTTAAGGGGTCTCCGTGACTGTTTCTACACTTGGCAGATCAGCTTAATTCTTGATAACTTTCTTAAGTCTTGCTTTGTAAGCATCTTTGTCGATCTTGATTGAAGATTCAACTTGAAGTGATGGCTTATATCCACCAGTCAAAGATGCAACAGAAGAAGCACGACCAAGTCTTTCAGAAAGAGTAGCAGGCTCTTGATTCTCAGATGCTTGAACAATGTTTGCATCAGAGATCATAGCTTTTACTTCATTCTTAGCAGTATCATTCATATTCATGAAAGCAAGAGCTTTCTCGAAAACTACTTGGTAGTACTCTGAAGAAGCATTAGCGAAAGAGGCATCGATAACAGACTCAGCAGTATTTTCTGGCATACCAGCAAGTACCATTGACTCGAAAAGAGCTTCTTTAAGCGGATGTCCAACATCTTTGTAAAGATTCTTGTTCATACCAACAGTAACAACATCAAGTGCACCCATAAGGTCTGCACGAAGTTTTGTTTCTGCTTGAGCTTTGAAAGCATCAATTTTTTCTTGAGCTTTAGCTTCGTAACGATCAGCTACTGCTTTATCAGAAATGTGGTTAGCATAGAAGTGTGCATTAGCAGTCTTCAGTGTGCTAACAAGACCATCTTGAGAAGCAGCATTGATGAAGTCAGACGCATAGTCAGCTTCAACGAATGATGGACGGATGATCTTAGCATGTTCTTGAGAAGAAAGCTCGATCTTAGCAACAGGAAGTGTCTTAGCGAAAACTACCCAAGTAGGATTCTCTGACTTCTCTCCGAAGAGAATAAGCTCGATATCGTTCTTAGAAGTGTTAGCAAGAGATTCGAAGCTTGCAACAGATTCGTACTTAAGAGCCTCTGATGGATCAGTAGCTACTTCTTCCATAAGCTTCTTACCTTCAGAATCTTCAAGTTCACGAACGTCAGAAAGTTCTACGTTAGCAGGAGCTGACTCAGCAGCATCTTTAATGTCTTTGCTAGGAACTTCAGCAACTTTGTGTTCCTTCTGTTCAGCCGGAATTTTTACTTCTGGTAGATCTTCAAGAACAGGTGCTTCAGCTTGAGCCTTCTTGGCTTCTAATTCAGCTTTAACACGCTTTTGGAGTAGACGAGCTCTAGACTTAGCACGGATACGTGCTATTGTTTTTTGTTTCTCAGTTTTTTGAGTTTTCATATTTGCCTCAGCATTGGTTTTAATTTCGTTTTTTGCCATTTCAATTACTTCAGAGAGGTCGATCAGTTCCTCGCCTTCCTTTTCAGCGTTTACCATAGATAAAACGATGTCAAGGTCGACCATTTCCTGTTCTTCTTTCTCGTCATCTTTAAGATCATCAATCTGATCCTGGAGCTTTTCAGTAACTTCTTCGGCCACTTCTTGAGCAACTTCTTCAGCCACTTCCTCACTAACTTCTTCAGCAGCTTGCTCAGCAGCTTGCTCAGCCGGTGTAGCAGGTGCCTCTGGAGCTAGATCAGCAGCTGGTGCCTCAGTTGATTCCTCAGCAGGTGCTTCAAGTGCTGGTGCTTCAATTGATTCTTCAGCTGGTGCTTCAGTTGACTCAGGTGCCTCAACGGCTTCCATAGGTTCAGCTGGTGCCTCAGTTGATTCCTCAACAGGTGCTTCCTCAGTTGTAGACTCAGGGGCTTCTTCTTTTTCAGCCTCATCGTCGAGTTCTGTCAGAAGCTGGTCAATATTGACGAACTCCTCTGACGGGGCATCATTAGCCGTAGCCAACTTAGCCTCAATAGACTTCCGCGTCTCTTTTGATTTGCTCATAGTCTTCTTTTCTCCTAGAGAATTACCACAATTCCAACAATACAATCCATCTTCTTCTGAAACATCAAAATTGGCAAATGAACTTTGGTCGCAAGAACATGTCATTGAGTGTTGACTCAATACTTCTGCCTTTGCCGACTCGAAATCCACTACTTCAACGTCACCAATGAAGGTCATTTGTTTACCAGTAACAGGACAAAATACTTTGTCTTGCTTCTTAGTTACAACTACCGACTTGGCTCCATTTTCGTACGATCCATATGAAATTCCTGCAGCAGGGTCTGGACCCCAGTATATAGGAAGATTATACGGAACATACGGTTCCAACGTAGACGGCTTCATGTAAAGAGGATTGTACCTGCGAATTATCATAATCCTACATCACTATGTCGTATTCCATTTCTAACTATTAAAAAATGGCGGGTTGGAATACTTTGATGCTTCCCACTTTATAAGCACTTGTTAATAAAGTAAGTTTTCGGATTTACATCCCAGAATACAGGCTACTTCCGGAAACTCTGTCTTGTGTAGCATATAGCTTCGAGACAGTCGATTGAAGTGATTTCATGGCTTCAGCTTTGTGAATTGAATCACATGACCTGATAGTTTTAATCTCAGTGTTTACTATTTCTGCCATTTGAATAGCAGATGCACCACCAGTGACGTACTCCACTGCAGCCTTATCGATGGCCTCAGAGATTTTCCCTATATGGTTCTTCTCAAGTGCTGGGGCAATAGGTGTTAGGCCAGTTCTGAAGAGTAAATAGTGTGCTGTAGCCGCTTTGCTCGGATCTTTAAGAATAGTAACTAGGTAGTTTCTCATGGCTAATGCATCAAGCAATACTCTTGCATTGTCAGAAGATGGGTCTATACCTTTAACCACTGTGTTTAATTCTTTGGCAGTAATGTTAGCAAAAGTACCATCTTTAGACCAGAAAGGATAGCTAGCAGCAGATCCCATCTCGTTTTTAACTCCTCTCAACTGTTTTTTAATTCCTGCAGTAGCAGTAGTCTTGAGGTCTTGTATGAATTTTCTTTGAGCTTCAGTAGCAGGATCAAAGTCCTGAACTGCTGAATTTCTCTTCCATTCTGCAATCTTGTTTCTAATTTGGGTATCAATATCCATCTCAGATAATTGGTCGTTGAGGTTAATACCACCTGCAGCAGCCCAGTTTTTGATAGTGATAGGGACGCCTTTCTCTTCCATCTTTTCAAGGATATCGAGTTTGGCAGTGTTTGCATCCTGGACTAGATCCTTACGCCATACAATTGTAGGGATAATTAGATCGGATTCAGGAATAGACAGAAGTTCTCTTTGAGTTGGTTTGACACCAGACTTCACTTCTCCACCATTCTTAACGAAGCCATGAAGACGTGCAATAAGCGGGAACAACTTTCTATAGAATACTCTGTTAGTGATTACATCTCTGAGAGAAGAAGCTTTTTCCATTAGGAAAGATCGGGCTGATTCTTGATTGGTATAAGTAGCCTCACCACTCAAAAGCGAATCGTTGGCTCCCAATGCTCGCATTTTTCCCTCGGTAAGCATTTGCCACTCATCTGACCATTTGTAGAAATCGGTTCCGGATTTGACTTCCGAGGCTTCAACTCCGTTACGAGTTGTGACAATTGCTCCCACAGGATCTTGATCAGCTGAAAGGAAAAGTCCAGCAATTTCAGAAAGTTCCCCATCTGTAGGTCTCCATTGATTCTCAAGGCCAACCTTGACGTGAAGAATTGGACTCGATCGTCTACGTGCTGCAGACATAGTAGCATTAATTAGGGCTTTTTCAAGTGCCCAAAATGAGATAAGTCTTGTGTATAGAGATGTTCCGACGTAGTCATAATTGAATACACGTCTTGGCATAAACAATGTACTGATAGGATCAAGAGGAATACCCTCAGTTGAACCTCCAGCCATAGCCTGTATGTAACCTGCTGGGATAGCCTGTTTAGCATCCAAGTCCCTAGGGTCAGAAGATTCTAAGAATTTCTTAAGTCCTGGCGATGGAAGTAGATCAAGTTTAGGGTCATAACCGAAAACTGGAATCGGAGTCATTCTTATGAAAGACTGATCGTGGGAGATCAAATCAGTGAATACACCTTTTCTGGAATCGAAGATCATAGAAGTAACAGATCGACCTAATACCAAGAATTCCTTAGTAAGAGCCGGAAGTGCTGCCAGAATGTTCATATTGGTCATAGAGTCTAGGTAAACTTTCTTAATTTCGGGATCATCGATACCGACTAAGTCGAAATCAGACCAAATAAGATCGGAAATAATGTCCACAACAGAACCGGCAATGTGATCTCTATGATACATGAGAGAAAACATTTGGTTTAGACCAGAGGCATCCCGTGGAATCCAATCCTCAATAATAGAACCCTCGTCGAGTCTATCATAGATCGGGTTATACATATCAATGTTGGCACCACTGCCTCTATAACCACCGTTATTTGCTACGGTTGATTGATTACTACGATGCCTTGCAACCCCAGCCGTTGTTGATTGTTGGTTGTTTCCGGCATAATAAGGGTGTTGGTTAAACTTTAGAAGCATATAGACTTTTACCGTTTTGACTATTCTTGAGTAGGAGTATAATCAAATCCATATTTTTTAATGATTTCCACTGGTATTGGGTTTACAATATTGTGGGCTTTACAAAAATAAACGGGTCTATTTCTCATTAAGGTTATTAGTTCACCTGGACGTTGGCAAATTCTGCACTTAGAGATTTTGAGTAGCTCTGCATTATCGATTTCTTGTTGCATTAACTGAGTCTCGTTAGCAAGAACTACTTTTTTGATTTCTGCCACTGCTTTCTCGGGTTCCATTTTTTCAATGTCCGGAATGCTTTCTTCAATGTGGGCTACAGTAGTGTTCATCGTGTTGATGCTGTAGATGGAAATAAGATTCTTAGCTTTCATTTAAATGTCCTTTCCTACAAATTAACTACCGTCTTTTCCCTCCACGACTACCTATGATACCGATAGACGAACCACCAGTGGAGACTACTGACCCACCACCCTTGAACGACATGATTGTTCCAATTCCTCCACTATGAGATTGGCCAGTCTCTTTTTGCATGAGTTTCTTAATCACTTTGAGATCGGTAAGCTTACACACCCCTAAACAGAAACTACGGAAAAAGTCATCATCACCAACAGTTGGTTTGATGAACCTGACTCCCATATCTCTAGCAGTTAATAGCTGGATCCCCAATGCACCAGATAGATCGTCGGGAAGATACTCATCCGACTCTCTCCAGGCCTTGAGGTGCTCTGCCATAGTCTTTCTCATCTTGGGTATCAATACCGATCTGTTAGATATCATACCTCTTACTTGGTCGATATCTGCATACTTCATCGAATATTGGAATGCTTCAGTTCCACTGTCTCTCAGTCTCATAACTTGATCTAGAGATTGCCATTGATCGAAGAACACGAATTTCACATTGAAGTTTTTGATTAACGGAACTGTGACATTGTCGTAAATCCAAGGAAAATGGATTTTGTGACCGTCTTTCGGTTTGATAATTAGACCATGTTCCAATACAGGTCTAGCATCTTGATCCACTTTGAATACGCACATTGTGAAGGCGTTGTTCGTAGTACCTAAATCGAATGACAACAGTCTCGGGGAATTATCTCTTTGCTTGATATCTAGCTTGGCATATAGGAACTTGTCCCCTAGAGTGTCAATATCCTTCTCTATTTTGAATGAGTAATAAGGACAATTTGCTGCCAGGGCTATTCTATCTATCAGATTGGGTTCACTGAGAAATGGGTTGGACTCAATAGGTGGTTCAGCCCCATAATCTCTATAGAATTTGGCTGCATCAATCGACGCATACATCTTGCGAAGTGAAACCTCAGTGTAATCTGGGTTACATAACCATGAAGGAAGTTGATACCCCAAAATGTTGGAGTCGGTTCTACTAGCCTTCACCAACTGCATCATTTTGTCTTTAGAAGATCGTGGGGATGAAATATTTACCATCAAAATTGGCGGTATATCGTAATTCTTCTCATTGAAAATTTGAAGTCTCTTAGCCCTCAATGTGGAAAGAGAGTTACCCATAGCTTCATGCATAGCATCTGCATTACCGTGAGAACCACCGCCCGACTCTTCGTCCGTTAACAACCATGATAACTCATCGATAGATCCCATGCCTCTGGTGTCACCTCGAAGAGACGTACCTTTGGAACCATAGAAGTCGATCCACAATTTCTTGTGGTTGTATTGAATGTATGAGTTTCTCTTTTTGAATAATTCTTGTTTCTTCTCTTTGCCCTTGTCTTGTAGAAACTGGTGATACCTTTGAAACCATGGCGAACTATCCATGAAGCCAATGTATGCAGACCAAAGGTTTTTCTCTACCTTTTCCTCAGATAGACCAGCAAATGATATACCAATAATGTCACCTGCAGATTGGTTGAACAATCTGATTGGATTAGGTATTGTTAGGAACCAGTGTGTAACATAGTTGGCGATCAGACCTACAAGCTTTGATTTACCTGAGTTGTGGTGTAGAAATCCGTCAGCCACGTATACGTTGGCATTCGGTACAACTAGATCCATCATTTCTACTTCAACATCTTCAACTATGTTGGTGACGGTTACAGGGAAATATCCACGACTCATCATTTCAAGAATCTTATCATCTTCAGTGATCATGGATATAGAAAACATTAAGTCCTGATTATCAGTCTTTCGAACTACGGTCATGACTCCTAGATTCAACATCAACAACTTTAGTCGATCAACATCAACACCTTGGTCAATACTGTATTGGAGATAAAGGTCCCCCTCTGCATTTTCCGGATCTACCAGCGTCCAATCTCTATTGAAGAAGGTAGTAAGGAAGGCTGATGTTGCCTCCTGAGTAGTTCTGAATATACCCTCTGGGATTCTACTTCCCTCGGAGATTGCGTCGAACCACTCGACGAATTCGCCCGTGATCAATAGGTTACCATTCTCCATTTTTGTAGGAGTGATACCAAACAGATCGTGTAGCATCTCTTTGAAATTAGGTTGCATTTCACGATTGGTGTATTCTATGCCTTTTTCGGTTCTGACATGATCTCTGCAGATTAGTCCCAGAAATGAGCATAGGGCATTATCAAAAGTTCTGGGAAATTTGTAGTATTTATTTGGTACTGAATATTCTAGCGACGGCCAGAGGTCTGGACTAACGATCAACACTTTGTCGCCTATCTTGACATCGGAAATTTTTGTATCGATAACTATACCACTCTCATATACTGGTACAATGTGGCTATCCCTGGATCCGACCAGAGTCCACCCTACTTCGGTTTCTAACTTGAGCTGTTTAAGCATCCCAGATTGCACCACGTCGTGGGCATAGCCATGGGATAGGATGTCTCCCCTCTCAACCTTGTCCATTCTGATGATACCGTTGTGAGTATATACCCACGACGTTTTCGGGATACATCTCTGACCCATACAACAGGCTAACTCGTTGTAATCTTCCAATAGTCCCTCGGAAATCATTTGGAACCTGTTCGAGCCACAAGAAGGGCATAACCCGTTCTTAAGGAAGGTTATATTCTCCCTGATTTCAGAAATGTCTTGGTCATACAGATTATCGATGTATCCTGGAGTGGAACACTTAGGACACCATTCAGCAAATAGCTTTGTTCCAATTTCTATCTGTCGTGGTAGGATTGTAGCATTGAGATAGTCTGGTCCAATGCAGAACTCCAAAAAGTTTGGAGCTTTCTTGAATGAACTTTCATCCACATTTTCGAAGAGAGAGGCATCCATTCCCCCATCAGCAAAATCTGTGATTAGTTTCGATGGATCAAATTCTTTGAGTTTCCTGTCCGCCATTCTCTACCCTTTCTTCGACTAAGTATAACCTCTTGTCTGATAACACCATCTTCCAGATATGTATTACCTCAGGGTTGCCCACTTTGAGAATTGCTTCCATTGCCTGGTTTCTTTTGTCTGATACCAAGGATTTTTCTAAGTTCTGTTTGTAATTTATCATAGTTTGCACTTGTTTCGGGTGACATTTCTCTTAACATTCTTTCGAAGTGTGCATTGACTGAATTTATGAGATCAGGATTTTGCTTCCCTAGATCCTTCCTAACTCTATCAATACCAACTGCCATTTTAGAGACAAACTCGGTGAACATGGCCTCCATCAACTCATTAATCTGATTGAAGGTTTGGACCGGATCATTCATTTTCTCAACTTGTGCTAACGATGCATTGAATGCAGATGTCAGGGCTGAGAGTTGGTATGCATGATCTGGAATAGGCGAATTTTCGTAAATTTGAGAGGCTAGAAAGACACATCGACCTAGTGAGTCGGTCTGCTCTTTAAGGACATCAACTCTAGAAAGTGCACTGGCTTCTCTTTCACGCATTAGGTCTTTAGCAGCATCAATCACTGCCTGCAGACCACCCTCCATAGAAGCACTATTGGAGGTGGTTGGGAGATTGCTCATAGCAGATGCAAGGGCTGAATCACCAAACTCGTCGATAAAGTCTTTCGTGGATAATCTGTCTGCATTATCCTCTATTTCTACTGGCTGAATTGATAACCCAGCAGGTTTATGTTTCTTATTAGTCATCTCTTTTCCTAAAAGGTGTATTATGTCATGTTGCACTAAACCCAAATTAACAAAGCCTTCTCTAAAAAGGCAGGTCGGTAATTTAGTTTTATCAGTTTCAAATGTAATAGCAAGTGCCATCAAAAGTGGTAAAGTGGTTGCAGACGAAGGTACGGTTTCTAAAAGAATCGAGATTTGTAAAAACTGTCGGCATCTTGATAAGACAAGGTGCACGGTTTGCGGATGCTTTATTAGTATTAAAGCCGGATTGAAAGCAGAACGATGTCCAATAAATAACTGGTGATTTGATTAACAAGCACCATATACCTATCCTTAGGAGGATAACAATGGAAGCAGTAGTAGAAAAAGTGGCAACAGCCCATAACATCAGCAAGAAAGCAGCCAAAGAACTAGTTCAAGGTGTTCTTGAAGCTATTACTTCGGAAGTAGCTGCTGGTAACAAGGTAGCATTCCTTGGTTTCGGTACTTTCGAAAAGGTACATAAGAAAGAGCGCGAATCTTTCAACCCTGCTACTAGAACAAAAGTGAAATATCCTGCTACGGATGTTCCTAAGTTCAAAGCCGGTTCTAAGCTTAAAGCTGCAGTTAAAGGCGCGTAATATCATGCTCCCAGAAGAGAAACAAGTAGTACAATATTTGATGAACTTTTGGGAGCATTCTCTTCATGATACCCTCTTAGATAAAGAGGGCAAGATTCAGAAAATTCGAAAAATCAGCAATTCCAATCCCGAACAAATTCAAGTCATTAAAAGCAAAAGTTGGTATTTCGTCCAAGACTTTGAGTGGCACCCTTCTTTAGAAGAAGCTATCACTACCACATGTAAGAAGCTTGATATCAGAATTAATTCCGATGGTTCATTATTCAAAAATGGTGTATTTAGGTCTAAACCTGAAAGCTTCCAGGAATTGGGTAAGGCAATAGCCGAGTTTAGAGTAGAAAGCTTTTAAGGCTTGAATTCTCTTGGAACTTCAATCTTTGTAGGTTCTACCTTCACCACATTTACTTCTGTTGTAGGATCAGGTTGTGGTTCAGTGAATTCTTTGTAGTAATGAGGAAATCTAACTAATAAAAATTTGACGATCTTTTTAGCTTGTTCATCATTTAGCATTGGAACCAAGAAACCATCAACAATAGATTTAAGCTCTTTCCGGTTAAGTGGCTCAAGGCAACTCATAAGCCAGTAACGAGCAGATATATCATCAGCTGTATTAGGTGAAAGGTTACTGTCGTCAAGCTCATTGGCAATCGCTATATTGATCGATTCTGAGGCTTGGGCTAGGGCTTTAATTTTTGATAGTTTTTCGTCTTTCATGGATTAAAAATAACCTATTGTGGAAATGTGGTTCAGTGGGTTACAATAGGATATGAAACCAAAATGCTTCAGTGGTTTTTTGACAATCTAGTTAAACAAAGTACCTAAATCTCGGAAATTATTTTGGCTTCACACCATACAACAGTGAGAAAGTAAAGCACTGTGCCTCCATTCTTTCTGCATGGGTAGCATAAGTCTTAAATACTGGATATTTAGGCTTTATTTCTAGAAGCATTTTGTCTCTCCAATTCGGCAATTTCATCGTCCAAGTACCATCTTGCTTTCTTCAAATCCTCAAGTAGTTTGGTATCACCATACTTCTTGCCAGCACGACTGATATACTTGACGGTGTTCCCCAGATTGAAACCTAAACCCCAAGCTCGGATTACTTTGATGGCCTCGTAAGGATTGTCCTTCCCACCATAATGAGAAGGATTATTCACCATATCTTCTTTGATTTTGCCCTTAACTTCGGTAAGAACTTCTGATATCTTCTCTGCCGGTGAATTTTCCATTACCTACCTCCCCGAAGATCCAAAACCGGCACTGCCTCTAGAACCTTCTGGTGCCTCAAACTTTTCTACTTCTTCCCAAGGAAAATCCCACACAGGATTGAACTTGATTTGGCCAATTCGCTCACCTTTTCTAATGGTATACTCTTTCCCAGACAGGTTTGAAAGAACAGCTCTTAGTTCGCCAGTGTAATATGCATCACACAGTCCTAAAGCAGTGATTATGCCATTTCGATTGAGAGAACTACGACCTCTAAGGTCGTAACTCCAACCGGATGGGACCATTACTGCTACACCGCACCCACAGTTGGTGTGGGCATCAGGAGGTAGGACCAGGTCCTCTACTGCATATAAGTCAAAGGCCGCATCATTATCATATGCCCGTGTTGGCCTGATAGCATCAGGATGCAATTTCTTCCACTGGACACTGAATGGTTTGATAATTAGCCAAAGACGCTTTAGTGAATAATAAATTTTCTTCATATATCTCCTTTTAACTTTCCTTCTCTGAGGCTAGTCTCCCTAAACCGGAACGTCCTGAAGAAATTTCTGACATCCTCAATAGTAGAATCACCTTTTAACACATTAATTGCTTTGGTGCACCACACAACGTTTCCCTTAACATATCCCTGGTTGGAGTCTACTCTATCCAAAGATGCCGACTCCAACCTTCCTTTACTAGTCGACATGATCTTATCCGTATACCAACATCTGCCCCTCTGTTGGTGCCAGAGATATTTCAAGTGATCGAGATCCAGATCAAACTCATATTTCTGTTTGGTCTTGCACAGAGACTTCTTAAGTCTGAGATAGTTCCTTATATAAAGATCCGTGCTACTCTCGTCCCTGATCTTGGTACACTTTTTGCATATGTGGGATAAGTTCCATTTGTCAGAATAACCCTTAGGAAAATCCTCTCCAATAATGAAACATCTGCAGCCATTACAGTATTTGAAGACCTTGCCTCCAACCACCCTATGAATTTGGCACGTATGTTTCTTGTAGAGATCTCTTCTTATTCTCTCGAACTCCTCGTTACAATCCAGACACTTAACCCAAATCTTAGTGTGCGAGGTTGGCCCCATTTTGGAAATGTCCAATCCCAATAGCAAGTTTCTCTCTTTCAGTTCGGTGACACCACCTAGTAACATTTAATCCCCATCATACTTGGTTTTGATGTCGGCACAAGTGTGAAATAAATTCTTGAAATCTCTTATGGATCGATTGTATTCTGAGGAGGCATTTTTTAGTTCCTCATCCAAACGAGCCTTCTCTTCAGAAGTTAGCTCAAAGATTTTTGCCTTGAGTTCAGCCTTTAACTCGATCACCTTAGGATCTTTCTCAATCTCTTTAGACAAGTTCTTCTTCTTATCTTTAATCATCTTAATATCCGGATCTTTCTTCTTTAGACTCATCTCATGTCTCATGTTAACATAATACTGTTCCATGAGTTTCCCGATCTCTTCTTCGCTCATACGAGTGATTTCTGTGAACTTGTCTTCTGGAATTTTGTAGCGATTTCTAAGCATTGACATTAGGATTCCTTTTTCATTGTTGCTTTCCATACTTTTAGGTTATGATCTTCTGTCAAAGAAGTCATCTTAAACCCATTTACGGAATAGCATTTGCTTTACTAAGTGCATCTTCCTTAGATGTACCATAAAGTTCTACCTCTTCGGAACTGGAACTGGTGGTGGTAGTTTTACCGAGTTCCTCCATGGTCTCATCGAAAGAAGTCATGGTGTCATTGAATTTCTCCATAGTGATATCAAACTTCTTCCAAAGCTCTGGGTTTTCGTCACCAGTGACTTCCTTACCATTGATAGTTCTGGTGATCTTGGTAGTCGTGATATTTTTGAAAAAATCAAACATATATTGTTCCTTAATAATGGTGGGACCGGGGGGACTCGAACCCACCAACTCGGCCGTTATGAGCGGCCCGCGCTAACCAATTGCACCACAGTCCCACTTTTCTACGATCTCTTTTATGTCTTCTTCTCCTGCATGCAGTTCCATATGGCAGTTGGAACACAATAGTACACACTTATTTGCCTCAGCTAATAACCTATCATAGGAATAGACCATTTCTCGTTTGGAAAGAGAGAACTCTTTTTCTTCAGGATTTATATGATGAAAACAGAGTACCTCTGAACATTTATTGTATCCACACCCTATACACTTTCCACCAAAGTGAGCTATCAACTTCTCCTTAAATTCCCTACGTCTTATCTTGACAGGACCCTCACCAAGTTGATCCCTCATCTTATCATAGTGACGCTTCTGCTTCTCTCTACCTTTCTGTAAGGCCCTCTGCTGTCTTTCTTCCTCATTGGCGGAATAAGGACTAGTCAGAAATGGTAGGCAAGTTAGGCACCTAGTACGATTACGTAGGTTTCTATACTTGCCATCAATTATAGCTCTGTACGGAATTTCAGAACCACACTCGCAATATCTCATTAGTTAATTCTGCTAATTAACTTCCACTTTTTATCGAAGGCAGAGTCAATCTCTCTAGAACTTTTAACTGCAGTCAGTTTGAAAATTATAGTTCCATCTTCTCTTTCATCTTCCAGTTTGGCAGGATGGATTTTCATAGTCTGGACGTTTTGCACCATTACATCAGCTCCCTTAACATACACTGATTTTTTCGTAGCAGGTGCAGTGCTTAGGGCCTGAATGATGACAGGGTTTGAACGCAATTCATCTCGCTCAACCCCACAGAAGTCCATAGCTGCTTTGAAATAGCGATTAAGGTCTTTCTCTACCTCAGCACTCATACCATTGTCTTTAATCCAATTATAGAACTCGTCATCGTGATTTCCAAGGATGATTGATACACACCTTGATACACGTTGAGGAAGGTCAAGAATAAGATCATTCGACCAGATATCTTCATCTGTGGTGTTTGGAATGATGATGTTTGGGTTGATTTCCTGTGCATCAACTTCACGATCCTCAGACTCGTTATTTCTCACAAGTGGAGTTACTACAGAGTAGTAGTCATGGTTCTTAGTCCTGAGGAACTCTTCTAGTTCTCCCAGTTCCTTGTTGATTTTTGCAATCTTTTCTAAATCAACTTCTTTCTTAAGGGCTTTTCTTAGATTGGCTCTCTTTCTGTACTCGGCGGCATGAGTAGATGTCACACGTCTACGAGAGTCAGAAGACCAATAGTCTTTAACTTGGTTGATCTTATTATTAAGTGCAACCTCAACGTAGGCCTTAATTGCAGAGTCGATCTTAACTGACTCATCAAGGTTCTTACCAGACGATCTATTGTAGATATTATTAACTCTGATTAATTCCTCTACTACTTCCTGGACGAAATCTTCAGGCTCTATACCGTAGTCATATTTAGATAAATACTTGAGTGTCTGAGCCTTTGATCTCACATAGGCATAGAGGTCTCTTTGTGTGGTCTTCCCCGTAGTGAAAGAGTCAGCATTGAGATCGAGAGCAGCATTGAGATTGTGGTTGATCTTCATTTCAACTATTTTTTGAATGTCTTTATCTGCCAACCAACGGATACAGTACATTACGTCCTTATTGGTCTGTGGATCGTTCCCTTGAAAGTCTTTTTTCTGAATGAAATAAACTACTTCTCTCCACAGAACTCTCTGAACGTAGGCAGAAACGTCAAGATATTGCTTCTTCCAGAAAACAAAGTCTTCTAGGTAATCATGTCCTTCAATGTCCTTCATCATGGTACGGAGGACAGTGGCTCCCATTTTGTCTTGGATAGTGAGAACTAACTTCACCACCTCACGACGAAAGCTTGCTTTCCCTTTCTCAGAAATATTGAGGCTCTCTACGAAACTCTCCAAATTCTGCTGAAAGCTTGCACTGCTTGTAGCTTTAACTTGATTTAAACCAGAAACATCTTTGTTCACTTGAATAGCACCCATCTCGACTTCTCCTTGATTAGGGTTAATAAATTGTTGAATTGCAAGAGCCAGAAAATCAGAACATGAGCTTGATAAAGCTGTCAATAATAGGATTGTGAACAATATTGTGAACAATATTGTGAACAGTATTGCTCGTAGTATTATTAATAGGGTTGTTAATAATATTGTTCCATTCGGAACTAGGTATTTCCGTTCTTTTTATTTTGACGTACCGCTTTAGCTTCGCCAGAGTGATCTATTGTGATGTTGAATTTATCTGATAATGCCTTGAGCAATATATTCCTGGTTAAATCTTCCAGTGATATTTTGGATGATTTAGCCCACTCATGAAGCTTTTTCTTATGCTTGAGTCTCATCCTTATGTAAATATCTGCAAAGTCGTTCGGATCCCTCTCCTTTTCTTTTTGCATGATCATCTCATCACGGACGAGAAAGGCTAGCTCCATACATCTCTTGACTGACCCCTGATCCTTCAAGATCATAAGTACCATGTCTTCGAGAAAAGAGACAGATTGTTTCTTTGAAATGAGCTTGTAGGCTATGTTGTGTAGTAGATCGTGGCACTGTGGACAAAGATTGACCAAGTTCTCAAGCGTATCTTTACCACCCAAGGACTGCGGTATTTTGTGGTGGGTGTGCTGATGTATGGAAGGAAATTGTTCTCTACAACTGTAGCACTGAAAAGTGGTCAGAACACCTTGGCTCATATGATTCCCCTGCTCCACACAAGATTAAGTCGGAAGACTTCACCTTTCTAAAGGAGTACATTGCCTCTCCGTCACAAACAGTACATCTTGCACGTTTGTATTCCAGTCTCTTTGCTACGTGACTGTCCAGAATGAGATTAAAGTTCTCGAATTTCTCACCACGAAAGTCCATATCCAGCATAGACACATAAACATCTGAATTACGTGAATAATCTATGATACTTGAGGCCAAATCTCTGGGTAGAAATTGAAATTCGTCTACCAGTACGGAATTCAAGTGTTGTATTTGTTGTTTACTGTCCAAGATAGATGCTTGAACCTCCTGACCATCGTGGGATCTAACTACAGAGGATTCATCACGTGTATCCTTTCTTGGTTTCCAAATGTGATCCACCGTGAGCTTTCTGGATTGTTCAATAAGAGCAGTAGTTTTGCCCGAAAACATCGGGCCAGCAAAGACAGTTAGCATGTTACCTCTTGAATTAGCTTTCGAAAGGATTTTTATTAACTACTACCAATTTCAAGACAGTATTGGAGTCATAGTCCGGATCAGAAGGGGTTGACCCCAAACTGGCTGCATAGTCGCCTGGTTCCACTGGCATCTCAAATTGTGTCTCTTTTACTACGATGTTGTTGGAGTAAATCTTCAGACCGAAGTCGTCGATAACCACTCCAATCTGTTTCGTGTTATCCACGATGGGAGACATAATAGTCTGAGTCACAGTACCATTAACTCTTTTGCTTACTCTAACTCTTGAATTGGAAAATTGAATCTTCAATCCGCTTGGATCTATGAAATCAAGTAAAGTTCTCAAACCAAATGGTGGTAGTCTTTCGAAGTCAAATATGAAAGAAGTCGATGTGTAAGTGGTGATATCCACTTCTTTCACAACTCTGTTATCCATATCAGGGGATTCGAAGTATTGTGCAGTCTTGCCTACATAAATATCTTTTATTCTGATGTTTCTAGCATCTGTTTCTGTCTCGTAGTCTAATTCTATTCTGGCTTCCATAGTAGAGGAGACTACCGAAGTAGAAAAGCATTTCCTATCGTAGAGGTCATATGGTGATTCCAGTAGAACAATTCTTTCCTGCCCTGATTGGTTTATCAGTACCAGTCGTGCTTTATTTGGTGCATCACCAAGAATAGCTACGGTCAATTCAGATGAGTGGTTCAATTCAAAAACATCTGAGGCTATAGTAACTAGGCCGTTTGCAGTGAACCTGATCCCCTTGTCATCGAAAATGAAATGAGAGTTGGCAGAGTAATCTTCCATGTTGATAAGGTTGGGAGCAGGGGAGTGAGACAGAGCTTCAAATTCTTGATTGAAGTCCCTCATGACCGGTTCTACCTCCAAGATTTCCACTTCAGCAAGAACTGGAATTTGATTCTCAGTGTAAACCTGGTCGTTCAACGGATTAGGTGTATCGTCCAATTGATCAGTGCCTGGTTGCATCACTTCTTGTAGTGTTCCATTAACGTCAACAAAAAGATTTTCCACATAATAAGGATTTAAAAAGGCGAAATCGAAGACTGTTTTATGAGGTTGACAATTTACTGTGTTTATAGTAAGATGCTTGGCAACACCAGAGTCTATGTATCTGTGGATAAGTGTCAGAGTCAAAGGACTTAAGTCGTCCAATAAAATCGTACCTGATACAACGTTGCTGTCTATGATAGCTGATATTTTCAAAGGAACCTCACTTGCTCAAATTAACAATTGCAGTAGAAGACCTGCAGAATATAGTGGACATTGTCTTGAAATACTCCGAGATGTCTCTCAAAAAGAGATCCGTCATCGGTGTCCACATTGAGGACAAGTCTATATCTCTGCAAAATGAAATAGTGCAGTTGAAGTTCATAGGAGTGTTCGAAGTTGTAGAAAACAAGCTCGATATGAAGGGCTTTAGCTTTGACATCAAGAACATTGCCAAACTTAAATATCCGACTAAAGAAGCTACTATTGATTTCATGAGTAACACGGTTTATGTCAATTCAGGGAAACTAAAGGTTGAGATTCGCTCTGACTTCCAACATCAGGAGCTCAGAGAAAGGAAAGTTAAGGCAATTGAGAGTGTCACTATTAATAATAGTGCATTACTTAAAGCTGTTCAAAAAGTGAAACTTCCATATTCATTCTACCGTGGGGATGCCAATAAGGCACCTGTGGAGATCAAGTCCACAGAGAAGGGAATAGAAATATCTGCTTCTGATGGTTATAGCTTGTGCAGATTTACTACTTCAGGCGAGTCTACACCAGAATTCAAAGTGGTTATACCTAGAATCATTCTCAGTTCGTTCCTTAACAAGTATTTGGAAAAAGAAGGAATTACCACAATTGAAGTCCAGGAAATGGCAGTCAAAATTCGTTCTGGTAGCATGCTTCTGGTGTCTGCTCAACTTACCGACGATGTGGATAGATTTCAGTCTATTCTCGAAGGATACAGTAGTTGGGCTTTTGGTGGTAACTTAGAGAAGAAAGAACTGACTTCTGCAATTAAGTCGATTAGTGGAAGCACGAACGATAAGAAGGCAGTAACACATATCCAACTCAAAATCAAGGCTGCTTCGAAAGAACTTGATCTAGGGTATACGAATTCTAAGTCTGGTGGAGTTACCTATAATGGAATCAAATTCAATAGTCTCGAAATGTATGAAAATGTTGCTCAATTTGTGATCAACGTGCATACTAAATCGTTCGAGGAATTCACCCAATTGCTTGAAGATACATTCCTCTGGTACGGAAATAAGAAAGCAGTATACTACCAAGAACAAAGTGCTTCTGGTGTTGTAGAATACTTATTCCCAGTAATGACTGTATAAGATTAGTATCTTATAGCAAGCCAATTCAGAATATAGTTTGCCGAATCAGTAACTGCATTCATCTTTATGGTAAATCCTGTATTCGATTTAGCTATGATAGTATGTGAGAAATGCAATGGTGTCGGGTCTACCGTGTTCTGAACTTCAACCAAAACAGAATAATTTGTGGTACCTAAAGTGGTAAATGCTACAACTATAGTATCAGAAGCATTGGCAATGGCTGTCACACCTATTCTTCTGTCTGCTGAGAAGTCTGGGCCAGTTGTACCTTGAACACCAGTGTTACCTAGTGGACCAGTTGTTCCTTGAACACCTGTTTGCCCGAGAGGACCAGTTGTTCCTTGGATACCCGTAGCACCGATAGGACCTTGAATACCCTCACCACCGTCGTCACCTTGGATACCAGTTTCACCTTGTGGGCCAATTGTTCCTGGGGCACCTTGTGGGCCTTGTAAACCGGTGAATCCTACACCTGCTGGGCCTGTTTCACCTTGCTCACCTTGGACACCTGGAATACCTTGTAGACCAGTAGCCCCCACACCTTGCGGTCCAGTTGTACCTTGTGGCCCAGTGGGTCCTCTTAAACCAGTTATTCCTAGACCTTGAGTACCTGTAGAACCTTGAATTCCGGTTTGTCCTTGAATTCCGGTTTGTCCTTGAATTCCTGTATTACCCTGAACACCAGTATCGCCCTGACCACCTTGAAGTCCTGTAAACCCTACGTTTCCTTGGACACCCTGTGGTCCAGCTGTACCTGTTTGACCTTGAATACCGATACCATCAGCACCTGTGTGACCACGTACCCCAGTGTCACCTTGGACACCAGTCGGTCCTGATATACCAGTTTCACCAGCAACACCAGTTTCACCCAATGCTCCTGTATGTCCTCTAGCACCCGTGGTTCCTTGAGAACCTTGAACACCGGTTGCTCCAAGTGATCCTATGCTGCCTGCAACGCCTGTTGCTCCTATTTGACCTACAACACCCGTATGACCTTGAGATCCAATTACACCTTGAGTACCTTGTACCCCTTGTGTTCCAGTTTCGCCTTGCTCTCCACGGATACCTGTAGTCCCCTGGCTTCCTGATAAGCCTGTATGACCTTTGTCACCCTGGACACCAGTAGCCCCCTGAGTACCAGGAGTTCCCTGTCCGGTAGCTCCACGTTGACCTGTTGGTCCCTGCAGACCAGTTGGTCCATATATAGTGGCACCAGTTACACCTTGTACACCAGTTACACCTTTAACACCTGTCGTTCCATCACTTCCATCATTACCCTGTAGACCAGTAGCTCCGCGTTGGCCTTGTGATCCCGTGGTACCTTGAGCACCTGTAGTGCCAGCCAATCCAGTCTCACCTTGAGATCCTTGTGCACCAGTGTCACCTTTGGATCCGGTTACACCAAAACCAGTAGCACCTTTGGCACCTGTCTCACCTTGAGCACCAGTTACACCTTGATTACCCTGTTGACCCTGAGCACCAGTTTGACCCTGAATTCCAGCCGCACCAGTTGACCCCTGATCGCCAGTGGCACCAGTTGTCCCCTGAGAACCCTTAACACCAGTATTTCCTTGTAGTCCAGAGATACCCGTAGGACCTTGTTGTCCCGTAGTCCCTACTGTGCCAACCCCCGTAGTCCCTTGTGGTCCTTGTGAGCCTTGGACACCAGTTTGACCTTGAATACCAAAACCAGTGGTACCTTGTTGTCCTTGGGTACCCGGAATACCTTGAGATCCTGTGTCGCCTTTAAGCCCCGTAGAGCCTTTGGCACCTTGAGCACCGGTTGTTCCTTGTTGTCCTTGAGGGCCAGCTGCACCGTCTACCCCATCATCACCACGGACACCAGTTTGACCTTGTACACCCTGAACCCCGGTTTGACCTTGAGATCCGTTAATACCAGATTGACCAGTAGTACCTTGTTGACCAGTTATTCCGAAGCCAGTGGTACCTTGTTGACCTTGCTGACCTTGAGTTCCTTGATGGCCTTGTGCTCCTGTAACACCCATAAACCCTTGTGGCCCTTGCAGACCAGTAGTTCCTTGTTGTCCTTGATTTCCTTGAGCACCAGTTGGGCCTTGAATTCCTGCACCAGTAGACCCTGCTGGACCTTGTGCTCCTAGAATACCGTCTATACCAGTCGATCCAATTGGTCCTTGAATACCAGTAGACCCTGCATCACCTTGTGGTCCCTGAATGCCGGTTTCACCTTGTAAACCAGTTTGACCAAGACCTTGAATACCTGTTTGACCTTGAGTACCTTGTGGTCCTTGTAAACCAGTTTGACCAAGACCTTGAATACCTGTTTGACCTTGAGATCCAGTGTTCCCTTGAATACCTTGGACCCCAGTTGAGCCTTGCTCTCCTTGGATACCCTGTGGACCAGTAACACCCTGTTCACCAACACCTGGCCCTGTGGCACCACGTGGACCAGTAACACCATTAGAGATGAAAGTTGGATCATCGTAGGTTATCAGACCTTGTTCACGCAATACCACTAAGTCAGACACACCTGCAAAATAGATTTCCAGTGGAATATCTTCGTAACCATTAGCATCCAGACTAATGGACTTGGCTACATCACCAATCAAATCAATTTTGATAGTAAGCGGATATGCCACTAATTGGTTATATATTCTTAAATATCCATTTTGCAATGTACTCATAGTTTGATCTCTTTAGTATTCCATTTCGTTCTGATGTAGCCGAGAGTGGTAGCCTTACTAAAGGCCTTGTCTGCTGAATCAAAATCTTTCTTTAACAGTATGCCGTTGATCGAGTGGATCAGGCACATTTGATACTGAGCTGGCTTCGAGTCAACCATTTTTGTGACTTCGATGATACCTGATAAAGCTCCATCTTTGTAGTAAGAACGAACGACCATAAACAACCCATTAGTTAAAGCACCTTCAAGGGAGGTGGCTTGCTTTTCTTAGAAATTAACTAACGGGGAGCGAAAATCAGTTCCCTATCGACTTACCCAAGCTTCTTATTTCAGTGTAGTGAAGATTCTCTGGCTTGCTGAACAACAGGTTCTCGTCGAAAATTGCTGTCTGCGATGTGTCCTTAGAGTGAGAAATAACGAATACTGACTCGAATTCATCTCTCATCATAGGTAGGAGCTCATTTACGAACAAGAATTTCCCTTCTTCATCCACTTGAGCATCAACCTCATCCAAGACGATAATATTGGATTTCTTCTTGGCCAATCTTGCTTTGGCTACTGCAAAGATTAGACACACTGTCATCTTAGATGCCTCACCACCGGACAAGCTTGAAATATCGTTGGTATAGGTACCTTCGTCATCTTCACGTGTGGCAATAATGGAAATACTACCAGCATCTACCTCGGTTGAGAAAGATATTCTCTTGCCATTGAACATTCTGGCAGTATAAGCAGGCAGAACTGAGAGGATCAGGTCCATAATTTTTTGTAACTGAATAACTCTTAAACCCTTAGGACCATAGGCAAACACCATAGATTTCCAGAATAGCTCCTCTTCGTGGAGTTTACCCAGAGTTCCAAATTTCTGATTGATAGTTTCAATCTGGTCCTCAATTCTCTTCTTGGATTGTTTCATCTTGTCTGCTGCCATAATAGAAGAACGTAGAACTACTATTTCTTCTTCAAGAGGCAGAACTTCTTTTGACATTCTTGAAATCTCAGCTTCGATTTCAGTAGATGAAATTTCTGATGGGGCAGACTGAGGACAGATAGATCGAGCATTGACCATTTTCTGGTAGAAGTCAAGGTTCACTTTGTTTTGAGCCACTTCTTGTTCAGTAGGTAGAACCCCTAAATCCATCGGCTCTGATTTGGTCATACCTTCAAAGACTTTCTTCTTGTTCTGATAGTCGATTACCTTGTCTATATCTTGCTCAAGGCCAGAAAGATGAAGGTCTTCATTCGAAGTAAATTCTGGAATGTTGGCTAGTTGCTGTTGAATGCTTGAGTATTTCCCTATTTGAACGTTCTCGATTTTGATAGCAGCAATCTTTTGGTCGTACTCTGTGATCTTGTTCCCTAGGTCTACTAACTTTTGATAGTCGCCCATAACATGATCATGAGAAAACTCAGATCCGCAGGTTGGACATTTACCGTTCATAGTGGCCGTGTACTTAGCAGACATAACAGCATACTCTGATCTCATTTCCGATAGAGCCCGTTCGTCGCTAGTCGTGTCTTGTAGAACTTTCCCTTCTAGGTGTTGAAGTTCTTTCAATTGGGTAGTGTAAAGGTTCCGTGATTGAGCAATCTGCTTTTTGGCTCTCAGTGTTGCTCTCTCGTTCACATATGCGCTTGATGGTTCAGTATATCTTGATGCTAATAGGCTATTGTCACTCAACCACTTCTCAAGACTGTCGTATTGCTGATTAGAAACTTCTACTCTAGTGTTATATTCACTAGCTTTCTTGTAGTTGTTTACTCTTGATTCAAGAGACAATTTCTCATTTTGGAAGTGGTGTAGCCATGCAGATGCATCTACCTGCTCAAATTCTGCAGGATAGGCATCGGCTGAGTACTGCTCCCAAGTTCTCTGAAGAGTAAGAACACCTCTAAGAGCATCTGCTTTCTTCTTGATTTCCTGGATTTTGTTTCCAAGTTCTTGTACTTTGGCTTCTTCCGTGCTGACATCAACAACGTGGGTTTGCTTTAGTTCTTCTTCTAATGCTTGTTTGGTGTGTGAATAAGACTCGATTTCTCTAATAGCCGCTTCTACTGACTTTAATTCTTCTTTTGATTTGTCTTGAATTACGTCGTACTTATCATCGATTCCAAAGAATTCGGAGATGTACTCTTTTCTTTTGGCTGGTGTCCCTGAAACTAGAACATGTGAACCTTTCTGAGAAAGCTGAATAGCCGCATCCCATTCTTCTGCAGTGATACCGATAGCAATAGCTGGTATCTTTCTAGCGTCGATCTGATTATGAGGAGTGACATTGACCCTATCTTCTAGAATTTCGTATATCCACTTGCCTTTGATACGAGATAAGTCGGACACGTACTCTTTTCCGTTATTCTCGAATTCGACAACTATCTGTGCATCTTTCTTATTTCTGACAAGGTCGTCAAATTTTGACTTGTCGTTCATTGCATTGAATAGGTTGGCTCGTATTGCATTGAATAGGGTGGTCTTACCGGCACCGTTCATACCAATGATAGAGACTAATCCTCTATCCTCAAGAGGAAATGTTTCCTCTTTGAAAGTTCTGATATTCTTGATAGTGACTCTTTTCAACTTCATATGATATACCTTCTAAGATCTTCGATGTACTCTATTGGCATGTTGCCTGGGTCGAGTGCATTAGGTTTTGGAAATTCTGGCAGTTTGTAATAGACGGTGTCGATTCCTTCGGCGGTAAATAGCTCATTGAGCATATTTCCGGCCTTGTATCCAGGTTGATCGCCATCAGTACATATTATCACCCTTTTAGGTAGTTTTGCCTTAATGGAAGCTGTCTTGTATTTGGACCAGTTTTCAGTTCCTATCATGCCCGTACAGTTGAACCTGTAACTCATCATTCTCCATGTGTCAAAATGCCCTTCAACAATTACTATTGTGCTATTGGGAACCAGACTATCGTAGTTGAGAAGGGCAAACTCCGTCTGGGCAAATGTTTGATACTTAGGAACTCCGTGATCCGGATCCGGTGTCATTGCTGATAAAGTGTATCCAATGTACTTACCATACATGGTCATTGGCATGTAGAGATAGAATTGATCCTTTTTGTAGTCCCAATAATACTGGCAACCAAGGCCAATCCAGAAGTCTCTGCCTATTCCTCTCCATTGAAAGTCAAATGGCAATTCCTCTAAACCATCCTTTACATAAAGATTGTCACCACCACCGATGGCTCTTTGTATTTCCTTGCCTAAATCCTGAAATGGATCGTCATCAAATTTCTGCGATTTATCATAGTACTTCTTTAGATCGCCATCATGATAGGTTTTGAGCTTGAGCCTTTCGGCTAACTTGTTCCACGTTCCTTTCTCACCACAGGAGAAACATTTGAACGAACCAGGAGGTAACTTTGGGTGACCTAAAGCTACGTTTAGAGATGGGTTAGAGTCCGTGTGGAACGGACAATGAATTTTGATCCTCTTATCACTAACTGGGTGATAATTGAGTCCGCTCAATTCGTTTATGATTAAATGTATTAACTTCTCAGACATTTAAGCTATCAGTGCATAATCCATGATTGTGTCGGGATTTATGAACTTCTCCACAGGGTTATTAACCTGCGGTTTTATGCCAGAAGGGCAAATCACATAAGCCTTGTTGTAGTACACTGGATCTGCACCAGTTTTAACCACAATTTCCAAGAATGGTTTGTCTTCTTTACCATGAACTTTTGCAATAATGGTAATGCCTTTATATGGCGAGAACTCGAACTCATCCTGAACTGTGTAGAAGGTGTTCATCTGGGTATACACTGGGGTGTTACCGAGAACAATTTGGCTCCAACAGGCTTTCATTCCGTGCTCATAGAGTGTATGAGCTAGCTTTTTTGTGGTCAAAAGAATCTGCGGCCCATCCTGGAATAGTCTTGTGACAGTAGATGGGTGACTCATACCATACACTACGTGTGGATCTACTGAAAGCATGATAGTCGGAAGGGAACAACTACCATTTCCATCTAAATAGAAGAATTCAGTGTCCGAATCCAAGTCTTTAATGGTGAACCCGTTATGCTTTTCTTTATTCCTGACAAGAGCAAGTCTCATAGCTTTTCCTTCACGTATTATAACGCTTTTTAGGAAAGGAAATTAGACGTAGAGAGCTTGTTGGGCATATGGCATGTAGTCAAAATATGGTCTGTACAGAAAGTAGTTACCAGTATTGGCTGATACTGTAACCTTCACTCTGATGAAATACGTGCCTGCAATGTAATTGGTTGCAGTGGCTCCGCTACCAGTGATAAATGCTTGAACGTTAGTATATCCTACTGGTGAAGCACCAGAGAAAAAACAGTTTCTAGTACCTAATAGTACCTTAGTGTCATCGTAGCATTCAACACTTATTGCAACAGTTGCTGCACCAGTAAGTGAATGGTGTGAAAAGTTGGCAAAAAATCCTTGGAACACTTCTACAGGGATATACGAGTTAAGCATCCATGTGCTTATCCCAGTAAACTGTATACCCGGTATACTAAAGGTTGCTGTACCTGCCCCACTGATCTTGGTCCAAAACTTTGCTAAATAAGGTTTACCCAGACAGCTATTGTACTCTGTTATTGAAAAATTTTCATGGTTTGGCAGTAATATTGGCATGTTATAAATCTAACCTAGAACGCACTACTTTACCCACTTCTCTTTCATTTTCTCTTTGGATTCCTTAGACATTCTGGATGGCATAGGTTGTCCAATAAGATTGAAGAACTCGTCCTTAGTCAGGTCTGACATAGATTTGACTGGCCCAAGCGATTTATCGATAGGGGTACCATCAGACAATACCTTGACTCCCTCACCCTCTTTTCTATTTGAAGATTTGTCCGACCGAACTATATCCAGTACTTTCGGGTTGATAACCATAGATAAAGGTATGAACACCTCATCTGGCTCGGGGGCATTAGGATCTCTCTTGGTAGGTTTGGCTAGGTCTTCTTTACTCCACAACACACCAAGAGCCTTGAATAGCTGTTGGTATCTGGCTTGTTCCATTAGGTCTTGATGATAATGAATATACAAAATCTCGGCATAATCCATATGCGAAATCTGTTCTAGTGTATACCCACCTCTGGCTGCTAACTGACCTATAATCTTTAGGTCTGGGTCGAGGTTAGTAGCCTTTAGGCCAAAGGGAGTGAATCCTGTTCAGCTAGGGTTAGCGACTTTTTGAGTTTAACACCATGTTCGACACAATAATGTTCTTTAGTCGTAGAGCCTGTGTGTACAAACGTACAACCTGCTATTTCGCAGACGAATGCTCCCTCATTTGGGGCTAGTGCATTGCCCGAAATAATGCTAACCCTAGATAGAATTTTCTCTTGCCAGAATTGCTCTAGGATGTCTACAAACGCAACACCCTCTTTCGTGATGAATTGGTTGAATTCGACAGCTACGGCTTTGCGAAGTCTATCAGACAACAAATATTGACTGCTAGCTGGAATCTCTCCCTCTCTAGGTTCAATCCCATAAACCTCGTAGGACGGGCAATTATTGATAGAAACTAGAGAACACCCAACTCTTAGAATGTTGTATGTGCTCATGGCTTTTTCGTCAGTTTCGCCTCTGATCAATTGGTTTCTAGACTCAGTAAGGCACCAAATGTTGAGGTCTTCTGAATACTCTGTGAAACCAAACTCAAACACTTCCCCATCAACCAACACAGATTTCTTGTGAACGGTGATTCTATCAATACCCAGTTTCGATTTGAGCTTCCTGAGGACAGGGTGCATATTAATTGCTTTATCCTCTAGATCGTTCTTTTTCGGTGCAGGTTTCGATGCTTCCGGTTGTGGTTGATTCATTTTTCTTGCCTGGACAAAAATGTCATTCTCATCAGGCTGTTGATCCGGAGTTGGTGGCAAAGGTTGATCCAAATTTTGGATATCCTGGTTCGTCATAGGTTTGAGTTTTAAATTTCCGAACTGTTGTGGTTGATTCATTTACCTTCCTTGATGTGATGGCATTCACCGGCCACCGATTTACCGCAAGCCTCACATGATCTTGCTCTGACCTGAGCGCAGAGAGCCTCATTAGTGATTCGATTTCTCTTACTCATAATCTACTCACCTTAACTTCATAAATATTTTTGACCCATGACTTACCATTTTTAAATAGATTCCATGAAAAATATCGATTTTGTTTTTTATCTAGCAAAATCTCAATATCTTCGATCATCCCCTCTCTATTTTGCATTGGTATAAATCGCACTATTTTTTCTGGCTTTCCATTGATTAGATAGGTTCTTCTTGGGCGTATCTGATCACAGATAGTAATCTCATTTAGAAAAGGTTTCATTTTATCCTCATCAGTTCAAGTTTCTTAACTTGTCAACATACCATTTAACTGTATCTTGAAGTCTCTCTTTGTATTTATTCGTGTCGGGATTCCAACCAAGCTCTTTGGATGTAGCTGTGTAGTCTACTGCATATCTGGTATCGTGACCCTTACGATCTGCAACGAACTTAATCGAGAGTGGATTCAGTTCAATATTGTGATATTCTTTAATATATTCTAGGTATGGCTCTGAGAATACGATCTCTCTTATATCCTCAACGATCTGGAGATTAGTCCTCTCGTTACCACCACCGATGTTGTAGTTCTTACCTATCAGACCACCATGAATAACTTTCAAAAGTGCTTCGTTGTGATCGTCTACGTATATCCAGTCTCTAATGTTTGAGCCATTTCCATAAACTTCAACAGGATCACCTTGGAGCATACTCTTGATCGTTTTTGGTATAAACTTTTCATCATGTTGACGAGGCCCAAAATTATTGGAACAATTGGTGATACTAATATCCATACCATACGTTTTGATATAGGCATGAACCAGTGCCTCCCCTGCCGATTTAGAGGCTGAATACACCGAACTTGGTTTATGTTTGAGTCCTTCCACAAATGGTGCATCTTCTGGCCCCAATTGACCATAGACCTCGTCAGTGGAGATAAACGTGATTTTTGTGCTATGGATTAGGTCATCATTAGACCTAACAGCTTCCAGAATGTTCAGGGTTCCTATAATATTAGACTCAACAAATGAATGGGGATGATCAATAGATCGATCTACATGACTTTCTGCAGCAGCATGAACTAGGTAATTCGGTTTGAATTCTCCTACAATACATTTGATAGCCTCGTAGTCTGTGACATCTGCTACCCTTAAGTCTACCGTACCGTTATATCTCTCTTCGATGTTCTTAGGGTCAGATCCTACACCCATCTTATCAACTATAAGTATTTGTGCTTCAGGCTTGTTTTTCTTGAGAAGATGTACAAGGTTTGAGCCTATGAACCCTGCTGCACCGGTTATTAAATATTTCATTTGGAAGCCTTTATCTTTTCCACAACTTCTGCTATTGTGATGTTGTCTTCATCTAAAATAGTTATGTTGGATCTCTTCTTTAAATATTCCAATGAGTTGAATACAATGCAAACCCTTGATTTGAAGCCCTCGCTATCTGCAAAAGTCATGTAATAATCGGATTTCTCATTGGGAGATAAAGTACGTTTGGTACCAGACAAAAGTGTGTCGATATCTAATGGTGAATACTTTGTGATTCCTAGTTTCATTATTGCCTCATTATTGAATTAGCGAATTCAACACCCTTTACCTGCCAATCTTCTCCAAGACCTTTTGAAGCCAAAATCTCTGCCAGACCATCTGTAATAGATATATCGGATAGACCAGCAGTAGCAGTTTGTTCTTCGTGTACCCATTCGGCTCTTACTATTCTTTTGTCTTTGGATGCATTAACTACTGTCTGGGCATCGGCCTTAAGATAGTAATATGCATCTTCTGTCATCTGATCTGGACTTTCCACAGTGATGAATGGTTTGAACTTTAGTTGGATAAATTCTGGTTTCTCTCTGAATGGGAAGTTTACTTTAATCACTCCCTTCTCTCTGACATCATCAAATTTGAACTGAAGTGGAGAACCGGCATACCATGCATTTGGCATACCGGCTGGTTGATGCTTATGAATGTCGCCTACTGCCCAGTAGTTAATCTGCGGTAGAGTCTTAGGAAGCTTCTGTCCCTTGGAAATGATTTTTCCATTATCCATAACCGAACCATACATGAATTCATGAACCATGACAATCTTGTGCTCACACTCAGCTATTAGAGGCAGATGATGGCTAACGATCTTTTCAATTTGTTCTTCAGTATAGTCTTGCCATGACATGGCTATGATACCAATGTTTCCAAGCTCGATAATTTCGGTTTCCCATGTGACTATTTTAACGTATTTGAATGGTAGATTTTTAAGTGGGTCCAATTGTGTCTTGGTTCCCTCAATATGATCATGATTTCCTGGTGTAATAATACAGTATATGCCTTGAGATTCAATCTCTGCAATGAAATCATATGCCAGTTTTAATTCATCATGTTTAGTATCATCCCGATGGAATAAGTCCCCTGGAATAAGTATTGGGCATTTGTTCTTCTTGGCTATAGCAATAATTTGCCACAGGACATCTTTGTGTCTTTCCAAGTAACCTGCATAATTTCTTGACTCACCAATATGAATGTCGCTAGTTTGGATAAAGCTATTGAAGCTCTTCCCCTTGGCTAGAATTGTTTTCATCTAAGTTGACCTCTTTACCATGAAGTAGGAATGATATTCCATACTTGATTCCGTTTATTAAACCAGCTACACTCTTTTCGGTGTCTCGCGCTATGGCTCGAGCTCTGGCTGTGGAGGCTGTTTTAGAGTCTCCACTAGACTTTATCATCAGACCTTCCAGTCTTGATATCGTCTTCTCTAGATATTCAATATTGGATTCCAAGACATTGCCTTGTACCGTCTTGGGGTCAAAATCTGATAGCCAAGCGTAAACTATTGCTTGGCTATCTTGGTTTTCTCTTTTTTTCTTACTCATCTGCGAAGTGCTCCCGTAGAATCACCGCCAAAGCCATCAAATTTAGGTCGAGACCCATTTACTGATTTGCCCTGAACACGGGTGATAGCAGGTCTTTGTTCCTCTTCTTCCTCATGACCTTCCTGATCCTCTTGTACAGTATCACCATAGACTTTATTCTCTGCTACTTGAGTTCTAACTTCATGTTTTGGTGCTGGTGCAGTAGGTGCTGCTGGTGCAGTAGGCTTCTGTTCAGGTGGCTTCTTTGCATTTTCCTGAAGAGTCAAAATATCAAGAATTAGAGCCTTGGCATCTACGGTCTGAATTCCGGCTTCAAGTAGAATATCTAACAAATCTTGTGAGTCAATGCTTATATTCATTTGGTTTTCCCTTTGTTCATAATGCCCATGCCTGGAACTGGTGGTGCTCCTGGAACTGGTGGTGCTCCAACAGGTAATGCCACTGCAGGAACTTCGTAAACTTCGCCAGTAGCAGGATCGAATTCTTCTGTCTCTGGTGAAACCTCAACAGCTACACCTTCGTAAGCCCATCCAGACTCAATAGTGATTCTTCTAATAGCTTGAATTAATTCACGCTTATCATGAGCTAGGATAGCCGCTTTAAGTGTGTAGTAATCGAAAACTGCTGGTAACCACTTTTCAATTTCTTTGGTTTTCTCATCCAAGTTCAGCTTATATGTCTTCTTGTTGTTAGCCTTAACAATAAGGCCCATTTCTAGAAGAGTAGAGAACACATCGAATACTGGGCAGAAACCATAACCAGTCTCACCTGCAGATTCGAAAACGATTCTGTAGTAACCTACTTTGAATGGTGTAAAGAACTTGTTCTTAATTGTTTTGAACTGTACAATAATGGAACGATCAAGATTGTTGTCCTTCTCCATTGTTGTTCCTTCTTCCCATACACCGCCTGCTTTAGGCTTAATATCTGGGATGAACTCTTCGTGGAAAGGATGGTCGTCTATACCGTTATTCATCTTGGCTTTAGATTTCTGAAGGCGCAAACGACATGAAGCAAAGAATCCTAGTGCTTTACCACCTGGTTCATACTTTGTGTCCCCCATACCTTTGAAACCTGCACCAACATCTTCTCGAAGTTGGTTGGTATAGACCAGAGAAGCACCCGAACGAAGTAGAGACGCATTCACGATGGGTAGGAGCTCAGAATACATTTTGGCATGCATTGCTGTGTTGTTACCATCAATATTTTCTGCAATATCACCAGATACGATAGAAAGTGCCGAATCTAGTCCGAACAATAGTGGTGGTTTTTGTAATTCTCTGTTCTCAGGTAGTGCAGTACAGAGCATGTGAATGTATTTTTTGAATTGATCGCCAGTATGCGGTTGATAGAACCACACTTTATCTCTCTGGCCCGGAATAAGGTCGCCATTTTTGTTTCTTCTTCCACGGTATGACTGATAATCGATACCTCTTTTCCCTAAGAAAATTGGATCTTGTGTACCTTCCCCGTCGAAATACACCGTGTGACCACCATCTTGTAATTGTTCCCACGTCATTTCTGCCATAAGGGCTGATTTACCCATGTGTTCATCAGACGAAATACCGATGATCTTACCTGAAGGAATACCACCACCTATCTTGTAGTCTAGGTATAGTAACCCAGTCGATCGGACTAGCTTTCCGTCCAATCTCTTATTCTGGAAAACAGATGTTAGCTTAGTAGCTTTCTCTGCTGCTTTAACTGCTCCACTTAGTAAATCTGAAATGTTATCTAAACTACTTAGACCCATATAACTCTCCTATAGCATCCTCAGAAGGTATGCCATTAATTTCAAAAATTTCTTTGCCATCTTTAATGATGAATGTTTTTGGGTGGACACCTATGTCCATAGACTTGAAATCTTCAGCACTCATCTTAACTGCATATACTTCTAGTGAAGTGAAATTTAGCCAATGAGACTCACTAATGAGGTGGTTGTACTTCTCCTCTAAGAAAAATACAACCACACCTACTTCGATATCTTCTTTGATCTCTAAATACTGATCTAATCCTATCTGATTCATTAGCACCTTCTATCTGTTGATAATGCAGTTCTTTCTGAGAGGGCATTTAATGCAGTACTCGTCTGACTTGTAAGAGCCAAAACAACTAAATACATTAACCCCTTCATAATCCTTTGTACCTGCTTTTAGGGGGTACACGAATTTGTCGACCTTGGGACTAGTATTTTTAGATTTCTCGGCATACTCATTAATTACCATTTGAAACTCTGCCGCAGTAACTTTGGCAGTTTTTCCTGGTAGCTTGAACCGTGCTTCCCCTGAATCTGGTGTCGTATTCTGAACAGCTACTGGTGCAGGAGCTACTGGTGCGCTTGCAACAGGTTGAGCTACTGGTGCAGGAGCTACTGGTGCGCTAGCAACAGGTTGAGCTATCGGTTCTACAACTGGTTGAACAGGTTGCACCATTTGTGGTGGTGCAACCGTTGTTTGTTGTGGAGCCTGTACAGGTACCGACGGTGGAGCCATCAGTCCAGGGGTTAATACTTTCCCGGTGCTGGTGGTGCTGGTACCGTTGGTGTCGGAGCTACTGGTGCAGGACCAATTCCCACCCCCATGCCTGGTGCAGGAGGAGTCATGTTTTGAGGAGCAGGAGGTGCTGCTGGTGCAGGAGGAGTCATGTTTTGAGGAGCAGGAGGTGCCATTGGGCCTGGTGCTACTGCTGGTGCTACCGGAGCTGCAGGTGCTGCTCCCACATTCATAGCAGGCATAGAACCGCCAACTTCTGAAACATTTCCGAATGAATTAGCTCCAGCATTGTTAGCAAGTGCCATGTAACCGTTACGTGAGAGAGCTTCTTTCACTTCGTTTACTGAAGGCATTTTGATAATTTCGTGCCAAGCCATGAAGTGTGGCTGATAAGCTGCTTCTGCTTGAGTGATCGGTGATTTACCGCCCAATTGAACAGAGTACTTCTCAGATCCGGTTTTGCTTGGATCATAATAAACTAGTACATCAAGACCATACTGTGGATCAGTAGGATCTGCAATTTCTGGCTTACCATCTTGTCCAATAACCACTTGATTGTTAGCATCCATTTTGAAGTTCAACTCAGCAGCCTTACGAATACCGTTGATCACCGAAATAGGGAGACGAAGTGGACGATAATCTCCACCTTGTGGGATGCCTACTGTAGGGCGAATAAACGCCTGTACATATGCTTGTTGACGAGGAGCAATTGCCTTGATTCTCTCGTCTGCATGATCAAATGGGTTTCCGAAGAATTGCCAAATAGGATCATTGTCTGTTTTTGTGTAAGAACGCTCAAATGGATCCCATGCTAATGAGAAAAGAGCGAATTTTTTGCCTTTCAGAGTAGTGAACCAATTCTGAGCAACGATGAATACGGGTCCGAAGATTCGGATTTGATTCCAAGTGCCAGGTTTTAATTCATACCATTGGATTTTTGAGTCCCAGCGTTCTTCTTTTGCGAATCCGCCGCCTGAAATGCCCATGTTCGAGTAACGATTGTCCATCATACCTTGCATACTATACCTCCATATGCCAATTATACCACTATACCGTTGTTAACAGCCAGTTTTTGTTCTGACCGATTTTATACCATTATACCATTTATGCTTCTATACCGCTTATTAAAGATAAGATAACGAGAAACCTATTTTACGTGCTGCTTGCACAAGCTTCTCTTTCTCTATATCTTCTTCTTTTAGTCTTTTACTAACTATGATATCTGCAATTCCATGAGTTAAGGCAATGACCTTTTTCTCTTGCAATTTCAGATTAGCCTTCTCAATATACTCTCGGAGCTCCCCTATAATCACGTCGTCCGAAGACTCTTTTTCATCTGGAATTACATCCTCAAGAGTCAATTTCTCGTTCTGATCATATGTCTTATTGATTGAGAACACTTGTGACATCTTTACCGACTCATAGACAGACTTCACCTTGTCGAGAGTGGCTTTATTGGCCTTGGCTATGCATTCGTAATCGTCAATTTCACAACCTGCTTTCTGTCGCACTTTCTCCATAGCTGTGAATGACTGCCATGTTGCAATAGGTAATTTCACAAAATTGGCTTCTTCCTTGATACAAAGAAGCATCATTTGCTTAATCCAGGATTTTGCAACAGATGAGAAAGAGGTTGGCTTAATAATAGAATAACAAGATACTGCACGTATCAATCCCATTGAGCCATTCTGGAAGTTGTCGAGAATCTGGTGAACGTTTTTACCTAGGTTCTTGGCCAGTGAAAACACTGCTCTAAGATATGGGGCTATGATGACTGATCTGATTTCGATGTATTTCTTATGAGCCTGTTCTGCATCTCTGATTAGGGAATAACCCAACTGATCTTTGAACATCAGTTTATTCTCAATGGCAACGCAATTAGAAAGGTGCTTGGAGTGCTTGTCGGTATCGTTCAATAATCTGGCATATAGTGCACTGTGATGATTTGACACATAGTCTTTTGTCATATCAACGAACTCTTCCAGTATTTCTTCGTAGACACCCCTGATGAACTGGGGCTTAGCCAATTCTTCCGAGAGAAGGCCTTTCTTGCCAACCTCTCTGAGGAAATCGTAGCATCTATTCATGAAGTCGATTTCGTGGTCTTTATATGTACTAGATCTTTTTTCGTTTAATGCTGATGTTTCTTTTTCGTAGATGTTCTTGTTATATGTGTTACCTGCAGCTACCTTGACCATCACGTCAACCACTCTACTTCTCATAGTAAGTGATGAGGATAGAATTCTGTTGACTATCTCAGTGATGATACCATCCAATTGATGAAACAATGGAACCAAGTCCTCTTGTTTGAGAAGTGGTATAGTGAAGATGTCTTTTCGAAGATCACGAAGTAGTTGATCTTCAGAGTTACCTGATGCTTTCTTAATCTTTGCAGCTGCGATTTCCGCAGGGTGGTGACCCACCCAATTTTGGTGAGAGGCTACAATCGTGCGATTTTCGTCTGCAGCAATTTCCATGCAATTATCTTCAAAATCCTCTTCTATAACTACCTCTGTCTTGGACATGATTTGGTCTCGCATTTATATGTATGAAGGGTTTTTACAGTATGGGTCGAATGGGTAAAGATATCGCTTGAGATTGTGCACTTGCAAATCTTCGTCGTAAGTCACACCATACAGTCCCGACTCGTACTTGTAGTAACGCAGTTCTTCCTTGTACGGAAGACCAATCTTGAATCCAAAATGCTTCTCCACAACTACCTGATTTTCGTGAAAGAAGTACATGTCGTAAATTGATCTGTCAGAATAATAACCAATGCCAAACTGGTTTGCCAATCTAGCTCCGATAGGTAGTTGAACGTTTGGTTTCTCCCAAAATTTCTTTGAATAGTACTTCTTTACTTGTTCCCCATCTTCTTTGTACTTGATGGCTCGATAATCCATTAGGTCTTCTGTCTCCTCGGATCCGAACACTACTACCACACTGCCTTTGTCCTGGGATATCATCTCTATGTCGTCAGTGATTGACAGTCCTCTAGATACTGCTATAGTAATTGCTTCTGCAGATCTTGGGGCATACGAAATTTCTAAACTTCCATCACTGTTGATCTGGATCTCTTTGATTGATGGACTGTTCATAAGCTTCTCTAATGAAACAGTTTGCATTTTGAATCCTTTTTGCATAGTCCGATGAGGCATAACAGTACAAGCTACAACTCATAAAGTGTGGACATTCGGTACAACCCTGCTCTTTAATGAAGGTTGTAGCCTTATCATATGTAGTTTCCCGATTCATGGGATTTTTATATTGGTTTGGAAGATATATGCAGTTGGATACGATCTCGTTAGCAGGTATGAGAACTCTGTTCTCGGAACAACATTGAACTTGCCCTATTTCTCCCGCTAGCATCTCTCTTACTGGGGAAGATTCAGGGTACTCTTTCATAATGTGAAGTAATGCTTGTTTACATTCTTCATCTGTAGGAAAATATTTAGCATCGTTCTTGCCATCTGGTATGTACCAATCGAAGCATAATTCTGTATCATAAGAAATTAGCTTCAGTATTGAGTCTTCACCCTTGATCATTGCCTGTATGTTTGGCTTATGTAAACAAACAGAGATCGAGTCTGTGAACCTGCGAAAAAGAGTCAGGTTCTTCATGAAATTCTGAGTAAGTCTATCAGTGAAAGGTCTCCCCTTCATATCATATGAGGTCTTTAATCTGAAGTCGATACCGTGGTTGTTCTTCAACTCATATATGAGTACTTCCAGTAGCCAATCATCAGAGAACAAAAAGTTTGTAGTGGCACCTATTACTACTTGTCCTGAGAACCACTTCTTTGCTTCAGTATAAAGATCGACAACCAGCTTCTCGTACATTTCCCATACTGCAGAATCGAACTTATCCTGGAACAACTCTCCACCCATGAGGGAAATTCTGCAATTTTCACTATCCCAAGACAACTTTGCCATGTACTGTTTAGCCAACTTTTTCTTTCTATCAAAGGACTCTTGGTTGGGACCAGCATCATTGTGGTCTTGAGAGCAATAACCGCAGGCAATATTGCAATTTTCGAAGAGATGGATTTCTATCTCAGCTACTTTCGATTGTTTCTGTGACAACATTCTTTCTGCTAGCACTTCTCAATCTCCCTGAAAACTTCCTTATACAGGCACTCGTCCAATTCTTCTTTGCCTTTGAAGTCATGCTGAAGAAAACAACCCATTCCACATTTGTGGAAGAATTCACATTCCAAGCAATTGTATTTGTTAGTGAAACTCTTCTCCATTGATGAATTGTTTTCAATTTCAACCTTGCTTACCATTTTGTCAGCAACACTGGTAGTGAGAAGTGCTCTACATTGCCCCTTATATCCAGTGTGGTCAACAATCATGGAACTCATACATGTCATCTTATTGATGTCGTTTACTCTCCAACCTTTAATAGGCCAAACTTCTGGATAGTTCTTTAAGAGGTACAATAATCCGTCTTGAAGAAGTTTGTCTGGTGGAGCATTGAGTTTGAAATTTTTCTCTGGTGAGTAGTAGTCGAAGTAAATGTAAAAGTTGTTATCATACAACCATTGAAAAAGTTCATCGTTGCCCTTCATCATTCTTTCAATATTGGGTTTCGTTAGAACCACAGACACAGTACCTAAATAAGGTTTAGCTGCTGAAATGTTAGCTCGAAATGTTTCTTTCTGTTCTTTAGTAAATCTACCTGCAAAGTCGAATGATGTAGTAAGGTTACTACTTACACCCTGGCTCTTACACCAGTCTACAAGACCTGTTACTTCATTGAGTCTCTTCTCGGAATACACTAGGTTTGTCACCCAGTTAATATGAAATGTTTTTCCACTCGGAAAGTTGTTCTTGAGCTCCGTGACATGACCTCTATAAGAGTCGAAGATGCTATCAGGTAGAGAATCTGCAAAAAGTTCTCCTCCCATCAGGTTAACAATGAAATAAGTTCTCTTATCTTTCTTAACTCTGTCGATTATATCCCATGCTCGTTCCACTATGGTCTCAACACCAGCAAGGTTCTCATGATCTTGCCAACAGAATGAGCATCTCATATTGCAGAACTCGAAAAAATTTACGAAGAATTCTCCTTCGGAGTTTCTTTTCTTTTCTATTAGCATCTTCCCTCAATTACTAGGTATTACTAGGTATTACTAGGTATTACAATTTCTGCATGGTAACTACTAGATTCTTCCAGTTTCTACCCTCGATTTCTAGTCTTCTAAACTCGAATCCTGCATTTTTAGACATGTGATAAATTTTGTCTATATTGAACAATCTGACATGCAGATTTGGTTTCCCAGAAAGAAGATGTTTAGCTTCTTCTTCAGTTACGGGTGGTCTGTCGATTGGCACTGTAATGATCAGGTGTCTTTGTGGTCCTATAAGTTGGTGAGCTTTTTTAAACAGTGTTTCAGGATGAATAACATGTTCAAGAACTTCACCCATAACAACCACATCATACAAGTCGGTGTCATTAAAATCTTCTGCTAGAGAACAAGTGAATTCTGCTTTAACATTCTTGTCTTTAGCCCATGCCTTGGCATACTTGATTCCTGATTCCCATGCATCAACTCCATGGCCAAATCTTATCAACTGTCTCTTAAGAAGATACGATATCAGACTGCCATCTGCACACCCAATATCAAGCATTCTCCATTTATTATTCAAAAGCTCTATGTGTTCAATAATTTTGAGTTGTCGTGAATCTGGCTCTGAATTTATGAAAAGACCTGGCTTCCTTTCGTCGATGTCCTCCATATCGGAAGAATACAATTCCTTGTACTTCTCGGGATAGGATAAAAATTCAATTGATGAGTGGATTTTCTGTCTGATCTCTGGTAGGTCTCTTGATAATGCCAAGGCTTTGTCTATGTCACCCTGTGCAAGATGGTTGACAATTTCACTGATTTCATTATTCATTTCGTTCCTTATGCTGCATGGCCAAAGAATCAACTAATGTTATATTCTAAAAAACATTCAAACCAAAATATGGTTGACAATTCATTACCTTTTTAGGCACACTCATGGTATTTAGTTATTCACGGTATAAATGGTATAGACGGTTCACATAGAGTGCCGATTCACCTCCTAATATGAAAATATGTGGTGATGAAAAAGAAAGGATAGGCACACAGTGAGCTGGGGGACGTTTTGTTTTGATTCTTTTTCAAACTGTTAAATGATGATAGTAGGGACCTAATCTTACGAATCATAAATTGTCGAATAAACAATTTTAACAGGTACAGGAAGGTGCAAGCTTTCTATGTTGTCATCAACTCACAATTGATGGAAAATGAATTTTTGGGATCAACCGGACAAATGAATTGAATGAAGAAGGATCTAGTAGTAGCCTCCCTTGAGAAAGGAGGGTTTTACCTATGAACAATCTTGGCATTATTGCCTATACTCTTTTCCTCTTTGCCCTTATGAGAGTGAAACTCTACTTTTCCAACCCAGCGGTAGCTATCCAGGTGAGTTTTCATTGATTCATAACAACAATGAATCTATAATGAAGTAATTCTCATGGTCAATTTGAAAATAGGGGAACGGAAGTTCTTTTAATTTTTGAAAACCTTTTGTCGAAGAGTATTTTTTAATCAAAATCCCACCCATATTAAGCACTAAAGTTTTGAGTCTATTATCTATGCACTTGTGCATAGTAATGGCTCATTTAGTGCACACTCCCGAAGGGAGTATTCAATGGGTGGGATATTTTCCCGCTCCGCTTGTTAATCCATCCATCGCAGTTCTGGGGTGCCGTTATCGTCCGCAGGACGTATGTGCACATGTACACAAACAGCATCCCCAAAACAAAACTGAGCATAAAAAGGGATATGAGGAAAGCAGAGCAATTAGTCAAATTCTTCTCCAATGAGACAACAGTCAACGAGATCAAGTTGTTGGATGTGAGGAAATTAGTCAAAGACATAGTTATTAAAGCCAAAAACAATGGTTATCATGTAACAGAAAGTCAGTATACTGCTCTTAACAAAGCTAGAACATGGGTATTTCGTTATAGAAAGTCACATAAAGGACTTGGGAAACCGACTAACGTCAAGGTCTTTACGAAAGAAGAAATAGAGAAATATCAGAAATCAGGTGCTTAGTCTCTTATTCAATTCAACTTTATAGACTTCTTGCAGGCCTTCCCACTCTTTTGGAGTTAGGTGGGTCAAGTAGCCCATTTTCATATTGAGATAGTCCACAAATCCACGGATGCCTTTTTGCTTTTTGGCATTCTTATCCACCGGTCTGTTGACTTGTAGGAATTCAACCACATCTCTCATACTTTGAGTTATCAGGACTGTTCTACTTGGATCGAGTTGTTTTGTTTGGTGTAGAAGTTTCTTTCTTTCTAATTCTTTCTCTTCCTCAGTCAGGTCATCTTCAACAATCTTTTCTTCTGGACTCTCAAATTGACTGAAGAAGCTCGAAAAATCATCCTCTTTCTGTCTATACCTGAAGTTAAATTCCTGAATTCCTGACATAATTATTCCTAAAAACAGTGTAATATAAAGCATTGCAAGGACAATATATATGCAACACGTGGTTTTAGGTAGAGGAAATCTCGGTCAGTCGCTAAACAGAGCAGTATATCGCAAGACCGGATCCTCCCCTATAGTGTTTCATAGGAAACCGATAAATGAGATAGAAATTACCGACTCGGAAAGCACGTGGATATGGAATACCGAAGGGTTCGGTTCAGTGAGTGAATGCAAAAATGATCCATATGGAGCATTTGATTGTCACGTACGGAGAGTTCATGATCTTATTCATAAGTTTCCAAAGTCCAATCTGGTCTGTTTCTCCACAAACTATGTAGCTGAAAGCAGATCCAGTTACAATCACTCCAGGAACCTTTCCTCACACTATGCAGTGACCAAAGCCATGATGGAAGAGTTAATTCGTCTGGAGTACAACTTCAAGAAGAACGTGTGGGCAGTAAGGGTTGCCAACTTGTATTCAAAGTACAAACCATGGGACTCGTTTGCCGGAAGACTTCTCAAGGCAAATCAGGGTGGTAGAGAGATAAGACTACCTGAGAGTATCATGATCCCTACAGAAACAGACTGGTTAGCAGATCAACTAATGAATAGGTTCGAAAGCCTCAAGTATTATGAACCAATAGTAGGTCTAGCACCTAGATGTGGTATTAGTACCAATGATTTCGGAAGATTTCTTCTGGGTCAAGAGATACCCGTTAGCAAGGATCTTGAGAGACCGATGAATGCCCTGATCGGAAATAGTTTCATAACTGACCCCGTGACCGACACCTGGTTTGATGTTTTCAACAAGGCCCGAGAATATAGAGGTCAATTGGGACTGCCGGAGTATTCGCCTCCTGAATGAATTATTTTTCATTTAAAGAGAGGGTAACTCAAGTATGAGAATATCTAAATCGCTTAAATGGATGATTCCATATTTAGAAGATGCTAAACCAATCCTTCCGGAATTGGCTACCCTAACCCACCTTATCTCAAGAGTTCCTAAAGCCGGTCACAAGGAAGTTCAACGTATCTCTGGTATATGCAATCAGTACGAGAAAAAAGACAAAACAGTCTACTATCGCATAATATTAATGACCAAGTACCAGAATATTCAGAAGTACCGTCCTCTGAAGATCAAACTCTCAGACTATTCAAAATTGGACATGCTATCCCTATTGGCTCATGAACTATCTCACATGAGGGATATGACACATACTCCTTCCAGAATGATACTTGAATGCAAGCTTATGATGAGGTTTATGAAACGTGCTGAGGCAGAGGGCTATATCTCTGAAGAGTACGAGAGTAAGAACAAAGTAAACATGCAACCAGATTCCCCAGTAATTATTTAGAAGCTCTCACCAGTTTCTTGTGGTATCACATTTACACAACCCACCACACAAATTATTTTGACGCATGGGTGAATTCCTAATGGTTCTTCAAATCTGTGGCCTTCTTTACATTAGAGACATCTGGTGTAGCAATCTATCTCTGGATAAAAAGATCAAAGTATTGTTCCTAGGGTTGCTCCCAACAATGATGTATATCAGTATTTATATCAAGCCTTTAACCGAAGGCGATTTCAAAACTAGAGTAGACCAATACTTCCAGCGTTGAACAATATACTGCACGGTTGACAAACTTGCTCAGTTATTGTAAAATGCCATCCCAAACACCTGCCATGGACGTATAAATGAAAGATACTGTTATTGGAAAATTTGTTTCCAAATTACTCGAAGTAACCGAGTCGAGCAAGCCATTCGAGGACGCACTCAATACTTATACAGACTTTCTAGCCAACGAAACCAATTTCACTTCCCAGAATTTTGACTACATATTGCAAGACTACAAGAAAGGCGACATGTTCAAAAAAGATGAATGGGAGAAGACAACCGAGCAACAGCACAACCACATGTTGTCTGTAATCAGTGCTATGAGATCGGGTTTATCTGGAACTCTCTGTTACATAGTGGCCGGAATAGAAGATGTTTCAAATGCTTATGAAAGCCAAATCAAAGAATTGCTACCACAGAAAGAATACAAGAATACTTTCCCATTTAGCGAGATCCGTCACACGCAGCATGCCATATTCTCCAAATTGGATGAATACCTGGCCAATGAGGACATAACTGACATCATCATTGATGCTCCAACGGGAGTAGGTAAATCACCTATTGCAATTGCCTCTCTTTTGAGACAATATTCGGGTTATCTGGTCACTGCTAACAAGGCTCTCCAAGATCAGTACCTTTCAGAATTCAACTGGTTGGCTGATCTTCGTGGTAAGTCAAACTATCGATGCAATGTGAATGATGGTTTTGACTGCAGTAGTTCTCCATGTAACAAGACAAAGCAATCAAGAAAAGAGTGTAGAGAGAATTTTGGAAGATGCGACTACGGTACTGCCAAAAGTAGAGCATTATCCGACTCCAAGTTCTCACTCCTCAATATGCACACTCTGATTTCATATGCTGTGTATGTTCCAGACCAGATATCACCAAGAGAAATGCTCATTATTGATGAAGCACACTCCTTTCCAGAAGTTATGTCTTCTTCGGTGGGACTGGCTCTAAGTCTCAAGATGCTGACACCCTTCGGTGTGAACTCTATTCCTAAATATGCAAATCCGTCCAAGTACGAGGGGTTCCTTCAAGACATCTTAGAGAGAATCCAGGAAGACGAAGATGCCCTCACTGAGGAGAACGAACAACTGGTTCACAAGATCAAGTTCATCAAGGGACAATTGCATTCAGGTAACTTATCGGTCGATCATGAAATGAATCAACAAGATGTGACTCTTGTTGAGAGACTCAAGATGTACCCAGTTCGAGTAGAGAAATATTACAATAAGATCAAGAAGCTGGCTCCCATTAGGATTCACTTATCTGCCACTATTCTTGGGTATGAGACTTATTGCAACATGCTAGGTATCGACCAGAAGAATGTTGCAATCATTAGAACTTCGTCACCATTTCCGAAAGAGATTAGACCTGTTTATCTGAACTATTCTGTAGGCCAGATGAATGCTAAATCCCTCCCAATCGTTATCCCACAGTTGATCAATCGAATTGAATATTTGATGGATCACTATAAGGATTATAAAGGTATGATCCATGGTGTGACTTACCACCTTTGTAACCAAATCTACTCAGGAATCAGACAAGACCTGAGAGCTCGACTACTGTTCGCAAGATCAAGTAGAGAACAAAACGAATGTCTATCCAGACATAGAGAGAGCAAAAACACTGTCCTACTTTCACCATCAATGACTGAAGGTATCGATTTAAAAGATGAGCTCTGTTATGATTCTGAAACTGAGATTCTAACGGAGTCGGGTTGGGTACCCTTTCCTAATCTAGTTGAGGGTGTACGTGTAGCTGCATACACACAAAATACTGAAAAGATCCACTTCGAATACCCACAAAGAATAGTTAGGACGAAATCTAAGAGGTGGTCTGAATACGATACTATGACCAATAACCTAGTGGTGACATCGGATCACACCATGTTATGGAGAAAGGTGGATACAGGAACTACTAGGCTAACCAAAGCTAGCGAAGCACCAACTGGTAAAAGCCTTCAATTTGTGTGTGGTGGTGTATACGAGAATATGAGTGAGATAAACCTTAGTGATGATCAGATCAGACTAGCAGCGGCTATGCAAGCTGACGGTAATTGGGTCACCAGTGAAGATGTTACCGACGTTAGGCTAACATTTAGAAGAGACAGGAAGAAAAAAAGAATTAAGGAACTGTTGGATAGACTCGAATACAAGTATCACGTTTTAGTAAACAAAAGGGGGGATGAATGTTATCATGTTCCCAAATCATATATTATTCCACTGATGACATTGGGAAAATGGAGCCAAGATAAACATTGGGACATTGAGTCTTTATTCAGACTCGACTTGAGACAGAGAAGACTTCTACTAGCAGAATTACCATATTGGAATGGATCTAACCCGAAAAATACCAGAAAAAAGAGTTACACAAGCTCCCTACCATCCAACCTAGATACCATAGCAGCCTTAGCAGCCATATCGGGTTTCAAAACCACGTTCAATGGGCATGCAGTTCATTGGTATGATAGTCCCTACTCCCTATTCGTTAGAGGTGAGCATAACTACATCAATAGAGAGTACGATACAGAAATGGACGCATATTGTGTAACAGTTAGTACTGGATTGATTGTGGTAAGAAGACGCGGAAAAAGTGTGGTTTCCGGAAACTGTAGATTCCAAATTATAGCCAAGACTCCGTATCCGTATCTTGGAGACCCATTGCTCCAGTTGAGAAAAGAAATTTATTCTGGTTACTATGAGATGCTAACTGCCACGACGGTTATGCAGGCCTATGGTAGAGCAACACGACATCAAGCAGATTGGAGTCATACCTATATCATGGATGACTCTTTCAGACATTTCGTACAGAGAAACCCAGGACTCTTTCCTAATTGGTTCCTAGAGGCTATCACGTGGTAATCAAATTCTTCAAGTGGTTAACAAGTGAACAACCAACTGTTGAACCAACACAGTCTAAGCCTAGCATTGATGAGCTTCGTCGAATGGTAGATGAAATTACAGAGAAGATAGACACTCAAGGAGGCTGAACAAAAGTTCTTGGATGAAAATAAGGAAAAATACAAACTTGTAGTAGCTACTGATACTGAGTCTTTAGAGTCTGAAAGTTATGGTTCATCAGCTATCCACCATTGTCGCACTCGAACTGCATTCATGCATGGGGAATACGAGAGATTACGAGAATTGTCAAGTTTCGGTGTATATGAATACGTCATACCGGAGTTCATCAAAGCTATAGACGTAGCTGAGAGAGCAGCTAGAGGAATTCTTACACCTGGTTCGACGTACTACGATAAGAAATCTGGAACAATGGTCTCATCCAAAGATATTAAATCAGTTAAAATCGTACTAATTGAGGAGAAAATATGATACTTCAAGCATTTGGCAAATTCGGGATATCAGTAATTGGAATATTTGCAGTCACGGCAGCACTTGCCTATAAGGTTCAGTGTCTAATTTCGTGGTTTCTACAACCAGTGTTTCCGACTAACTTGAACAACCTACCCTTCGAAAAAATGATGCTATTTCTAATATTTATTATGGGGGTTGCAGAAGTATTCGGTCTAATTAAGAGTAAAGGGGAATATGAAGAAGCCTATGCCAAGGGTATGTTTCCTCTTGCTGAATACTACTTCAAAGGGTGTTGCACTGTACTTATTACTGTGGCACTGTTCTATGTAATGAAAGTATTAATCGGACAACTATAATGCCAAGAGAAATCAGTCTATGTAGCAAGAAGGGATTTCCACCAACGATGATGGACGGGGCAGGTCGAACTTGGAAGAATGTTCGTGACGAAAAACATCGAGACAGACTGGTGAAGAAGACCAATCAGCATGTCTTCTGCACTTGTTATGAGAAAATGTTTGGTGGAATAAGTTGGAACCTGTACTACAGAGATTGGTATTTCGAGCCATCGCCAGTAGACGAAAGGCTTATGAGTGAGCTAGACGAGATGCTAGCCCACTTCATAGAACTGAAGGCTAACCGAGTTTCTTTTTGAAGAATGCCAGACAGTTGTTCAATTCATACATCTGATTGAAACAATCATTTCTAGCATCGTGTTCACGTAGCACATCTTTAGGCTTTTCCCAACCAAACGTTTCTGCAAGAGCCTTAAGAGGTTTCATTTCAAGAATTCTATAGTCAACTGTACCTTTGACTTCCACATCATTATCATCGTAGGCATTGTTCTTGAATAAACCTTTCTCGAATGCAAAAGCCAGATCCGTAGTTACACAATCACCACATGGCCATGCAGTGCCCCACCAGTCACCAACATATTCGTCCACCAATTCCTTGGCTCTCTTAAGGTCAATCTTACTGGCATTAGCTTGTTTAAAACACTCAGTTAAATGTTCTCTATGGAAATTCTTTGTTGGTTGTGCATCAGAGTGAATGAAAATGTTAAGAGTGTTGCGAGACACTAAATACTGGAAACTCTCTTTATCGAAGACTGCTTTCAACATAGCAAATTGGAGTAGATCATCCTTCTTTGGGTTCAACCCGTTGAATTCGCCATCGATCATGATAATTCTTTCTGGTAGTTCGAAAGTTTTTAAATGGTGGCGTTAGCTCAGTTGGAGCCGAAAGGCGTAGAGCGTCGGGTTGTGGGCCTGAAGGTCGTGAGTTCAATTCTCACACGTCACCCCATTTTGTATTGTTTATGTGGGGGTGTAGCTCAGTTGGTTAGAGCACTTCCCTGATAAGGAAGAGGCCGCACGTTCGAGTCGTGCTCCGAGCACCATTTTGTAAAAGTGGTCATGAGAAAGTATATAAACAAACCTTGTCACTACAAGTGGATATGCCTCCATTGCTTGAAAACTGGCAAGGATCCGGCACCTGTGGAACTAATGGCCACAAAGTGATAACCACGTTAAGATTATCAGCATTTCCATCGCCTAAAGCCAGTAAGAAAGAGTGGCTGGCAATTATTTACTTCGGGAACCCTGAGATAGCCGAGTACAAGGAAAACAGAGACCCGTACTTGAAAACAATCAACAGAAAGCAAAAGTAGCTGATGCTAAAAATTTCCCAACACATTTGGGAGAATTAGATGATCGTTTTAGGTTTGGATCTTGAGGGAATGAATGTAGACATCACAAAGGGACCTCAACCTGAAGATAGAATCACCGAAATTGGTGCAGTTCTATGGGATTGGGATGAAAGTATTCCAGTTAAAATCTACTCAGAACTCATTGATGAACCAGGTCGATTACCAATCCATGAAGAAGTAGTTGAGATCAATGGTATCACAGATGAACTGTTAGCAAAGTGGGGTTCGAAGCTAATAGCTAAAGAACTTACTACCTTATCGGAGCTCATCAATAGTGCTGATGTCATCATGGCCCACAACGGTACAGATTATGATTATCAAATGCTCAAGATGTGTTATGCCCGATATGGTGTATATTTCCAACCCAAGGTGTGGGTTGATTCATGTTGGGATATTGAATATCCGAGAAAGATGAAATCAAAAGCACTGGCATCACTTGAACATTCACACGGTTTCATCAACCCTTTCCCACACAGAGCAGTGACGGATGTAATGAGCATGCTCAAAGTGGCCTCGAACTACGATCTGTACAAAGCACTAACCATCTGTCATTCTAACAGTATCGAGATCAGAGCAAGCTGGCCTTTCCCTACTAATAAAGAACCGAATTTTTTCGAACGGAAACAAAGATTTGAGGAGATTAAGAGCATAGCCAAGAAAGAGAAGTTCTATTGGAATCCAGATGATAAAGTGTGGGCAAAAGAAATTCGTGAGTCGAAGAAGATGGAATTCCTGCAGACTACCAATCTCCCTATGAACGGAGAGATCACACTAGAGTACAAGGATGTTGGTAAACCAGATTGGGTTACCGATTACTTCGTAGTCAATAATCAACTTCCTAATTACTGCAATCCTTTTTAATTATAAAACATGTCCGAAATGGTGGGATGGCGAAATTGATAAATGCGGGTGTTGATCAACCTGTTGAAGCACGTCGTCGTGAACTTTGACTTGAAGGTTTGGATCCTCCTACCGCCAATTAAGGAGTATGTATGAGCGTGGGTGGTAAAGTAGTACAAGTCTATGATCGTGGTGATCTCAAATGGGTGAACACCCTGGACGTTAGAGATTACTGTGCTATTTATGTAGACCCAGAACACAACATTCAAATTGGTGATAAACTATGGTGGCAAGGCGGTAATGCATTTTGGACACGTGTAGATAAAGATGGAAATGCAGTATTTGAAGATTTGAAGATTGCGAAGAAAAGTGGATCCGGTGTGAGCCATCCGCTTGGTAAAGAATATGAAGTGAAGTTCGACTTCGAACCAATGTATAAACAAAAGAAAGAGCAATTCGACCAATTGAAGCAAAGATACGAAGACAACTTCAGAGCCATCACTCTGTAAAACACAATCTACAAGAAGGTTTACATGAGTTCAGTATATTTAGGTGCAGCAATTGACCTGGCATCCAGTCTTAATGCTTTCGATGAAATGACAAGAATCTTTGAAGAATCCGATTCATTCAAGGAATCTCTGATATTCAGACCAGATAAAGCATGGACAAACGCTAAGAATATTGGGAACAACGAAGTCGGAATCAATTACTTGATGAGAGTCAACGATTTTGCCTTATTAAACGCTGACTTGGCAGTTTTCTACATTTCCAAGAATGTTTTCTCAGCCGGTGTTGCACATGAAGTTGAAACTAGATTGGCTGTTCCAAGGATAACATACATCATTGCAGAAAAGCTTGGTTTCTACACCAAGGGCCAGATCAATAAAGCCAATAATGAGCATGTTTATAATGGTAGAAAGAGCCAACAAGCAGATGGTAAATTTGCCAGAGTTTATTCCGACATGGAAGACTTCAAGAAGAATTTCCAAAATCACTACAATGTTGATAGAGTTCATTTTGCCGATTGGTTATGGACCGGCGATGGGTATCCGAACGTTGATAAGTTAAAAAAGGTTGGGGCTACAGATGAGTAAGGAATTTAGACCATCGAAATTATCAGAGGTTTTTGGCCAGGAACACCTGAAGCCAATTATCAACAAATGGTTGTCCAATCCTACTGATATTCCTAAAGCACTCCTATTTCATGGTCCATATGGTTGTACTAAGACGACTTTTGCCAGAATGCTTGCTAACGTTCTAGCCAGCAACCCATCTGACATTCACGAAATCAATGCTGCTAACACCAATGGTATCGACGATGTTCGAGCCATTGCAGACGATACACTATTTGCAGGCTTTGGTACAGCCAAGGTTTATATTCTCGATGAGTTCCATTCAATGACTAAGCAAGCCCAGGAGGGTCTGCTTAAAGTGATCGAGGAGCCGAAAGAAGGGATTTACTTCATTTTCTGTACCACTGATGTTCAGAAGCTTATCCCTACCATCAGATCAAGATGTACAGCCCTTGAGGTTCGTACTCTATCCGAGACAGAAGCCTTTGCACTGATGAAATTCTTGAATCCTGAAATCACAGAAGAAATGATGATCTCAGTATACCTATCGTCTGGTGGGCATGCCAGAGATATTGTTAAAGCAGTATCGGTTGGACTGGTGAATCCGCAAGCAATTCAGCAGCTGGCAGTTAACATCACCAACGCTCAAACGATCATACATGAGTATTTCAATCCGAAAGAGGGAAGCACTGCCAACCCTTGGGAACTTCTCAATACTGATGAGTCTTATCTCAGGATGCTATGTGATCAAATCTGTGATAATCCAACTGTTCTTGGTGGTTACTTCAATAAAGAGAACTACCAGGATATGCTAGTTAACAGAGCCAATTCACTGATATTCCTGATCACTCAGAAGCAGAGGTTTTTGCACCTGGTATCACTGAGATACCCTAGTGTGACTGAATCCTATTTGGGAATGTTGGCTAGTAAGAACTAGAGATCGTTACCATACGAATCTCTTGTCCTCACTATATCTGAATGAACAAAAAATACCACTCTTTCTACTGCCTTAAGGGACGCTAGTAAGAAGCTTGGTAGATCGATATATGGAACAACCATTTTTAGTCCTCTCCTAACTAAAGTACATAGCAGCGTTTAACGTCTCACCACTATTATTAAGTTTAATTATTACACCACTAAAAAAACTGTCTGAATGGTAGGCATTCCAGCCGATAAATTCAGAGTGTTTATCAAGTTTCATAAAGTCATTTAAGTCGTAAAGACCGCCACGATATCTGAAGAAACTACTCTCTGATACAGTCTCATAGTTATCTTTGATCTCATTTTGTTCTTCACTGGTGAGATCATAATAATTAAGAATCTCAATATCATTTTCAATTGATTCAATTTTAATCTCACTCATTTAGTCCTCTCTGTTTTCGAAATAATATTGTTATGCTACTGTCTTGATGTTAACGTATTCATCAAGGAACTTAGGCATCTTCACTTTATTCACCTGCTTAAGGCGAAGAGATTTACCAATGTCACGCTCAATGTCCCCTTGGTTATAAGACATTATACCAAGGGGAGCCACATTTTCACAATACCTATTCCTCGGGATGCCCACAGGGGTATTCCTTACCATCCAACTTGATAGTCTGAGGGTATTCCTGATCTTTGCATACCTCAGAAATGGTTTTCTGATACTCCACGAGCCTTTGGCTCTGAGTCTCTGTTACCTTGGGGTCAGTCTGTTCTCTGCCACAGGAGAGGCAAAGGGAAGCCAAGAAAACATACTTCATGGGACCTAGCTATCACGTTTAGGCATGTAGCCACAACCTTAATCAGAAGTATTTATACCTTTGTCTGGAACTCAGAGGCTCCCCACATCGATCGCAATTGGTCTGCGAGAAAAAAGTGTCTTTATCTTTCATGGTTTACCTCCTTTCATGCATTGTACCACAAACCACCACATTCTTGCAAGACTAGTATTGACTAGTAACCCCTAGTTGTGGTAAAGTGCCTCCACTCAAATAGCAAATAAGGAGTCATATGACTAATGAAATTCTCGTTGCTGGTATGCATATGCCAGACAACCAGTTCACACGTTTTGTTCTAAGTTACGGGTTCAAGGTCACACATCGTCCAGATGCCGAGGCCAACAGAGAAGTTCCAGTCACAAACGGAGCTCTGATCTGCACAAGTCAAATCAGTCACCCATTCAGAAACAAGATCATTGATGTTTACAAAGCCAAAGGTCTACCATGGTTGGAAACTAGATCCGACTCAACATCCGAAATAAAAGAGAAGTTTGAAGAAGCCTTCGTTAAGCCACTGAGGGAAAAGCTCAATGCTTATAGCTCAATGGAAGACCAGGTCATATACTTTATCATGCACTTCTACCCTATTGGGAGCAAGCTCAGATCGGCTGACGTTACTGAGAAAATGCGCAAGTACGTACCTTCTCTTACTGATGCCTATGCCAATGCAGTCTATTCCAAGCTTGGATCAAAGCTTATTATAGATAAAGTTAGGGGTGAAGGATCGCGTGGTATGTGGAGGGTGTTGGGTCTATCAGAGTCTCAATATCTGTACCTATCGTCTAAAGCGGGACATGCTCTACCGAATGAATGGAAAACTACCAAGACTTCTGAAATAGTGGCACCAGTCATTAAAGAAGAAATCAAAGAAGACATAAGAAAAGAGTTCGAAGAGTTCAAAGAGGACATCAATAAGAATCTACAGAACTTCACCGGTTCTATCGGTGTCCAGGTTCAGACTATGGTACGTGCAATCGAAAGGATGTCGCTCACTGTGAATAAAGATTCAAAAGAAGCACTCATCCAGGACATAGCCAATAAACTGTCTACGATGTCAGTCCAGGAAATTCTGAAGTACAAAACTATGATGGACATTTGGAGTAAAGGGTAATTTTATGCTATCTGAGACAATTGTAGGTGCTGAAATAGAGAGCCTAAGAAGAAAAGAGAGAATCAAGGCAATGGTCGGAGTTGAGGGTACTCAAAGTGCACTCAACAGGATCCTGCACAAGGTGAGGAGTATAGAAGACTGTACTGTACCGATGGATCATCAGGGTAGACAGGAGTTCATCGACAAGATGGCTATTATCAAATCGGATCTGATTTCTGCTGGTATGATGATCGAAGAATATGTAATGGTACTTGATTCTATATGGGATGGTTACGACAAATCAACATCTTTCAGGATGAACTAGGAGAAAAAAAATGGACAGATATGAGAAAGAGAAGATGGTTAAAGAGGAAAGAGAAGCTATTGAATCTGCTATGAAGATCAGCGGCATAAAGTACACCAAAGTCTATGAACTAGTAAATCAATATTGGGGTGATTGCCCTACCAAATACGACGTTTCAACCCCTTGGTACCTATTTATCACAGAAATCGGACACATTGTGGTCGGTTGGAGAAAGAGAGTCTTAAATGTTGACTGGTCTGAAACGAAGGTAAGAAAAATAGTCACTGAAGATCAAGTCACAAAGGCAGAAGACATGGTTCATGCTTACAGCTATTTGAAACTAGCCGAATATCTTACAGCACTTAAATAGGAGAAACATGAAAGACCCAACAATGATAATCACTGAAAGAGATGCTTGCGTCTTTGCCAGTCTAATACCACAATTAAAGAAAACTGCCAAGAAAATGGCTATTGCTGAACGAGAATTGGGTCATATTGCAGGAGCCAACGAGTTCGAGAACTACGTGGAAGAACTGGATAAGAGACTTAAAGATGCAGCTAACACACCAGAATTCAAAGCAAAATTTGAAGAAAGAATGAAAAGAGTAAAGGGTAAGGAATAGTTATGGGATTCGATCCGGTATCAAAAGCTACTATTGGTTTGGAGGGTGTTCAATCCACGTTGAATGATCATACCAAAGAACTAGCCAAAATAGCTCAAAAGAGAATTAAGGTATCCTTTCACACTAAAGAGGAACAGGAGAAAACTTTATCCGACATTCAGAAGAGAGTGAAGGATATGGAACTGGAAGCCAAAATGCTCAACGATTTGGCATCTGTCTTTACCTCGTACTGCGAAGACATCAACAAGGCAAATAAGAAATGAAATACTGGATTCTTCGAAAAATGTATGAACTTTCTTATTGGCTATGCGATAAGTGTGCTCCGTCGAATGTTCCGGTATTTAGGGGATTCTACACCAGATTCAGGAAACCCGATGACGTGAAGGATCATGAATTAGGTGGGGCACTTAGATTATTACTAGAAGAAGCTGAAAAGGAATAAATAATGGACTACGACAAAGACCTACTACAATTACTAGACGATACCCTTGCACCTGAAGGTGTTTTAGACGGGAAAACCTTCGAACATTTCTATAACAAGTTTGCAGAAGACCTCATGTACATCGGAGAGCCAAGTCAGGATGACGAAGATGACTGGGCTGCTTGGGAAGAATCTACACTCAAGCATAAACTCTTCACTTATGGGCCAGAAAGACCAGCTGGTGTTGGAAATTATCCAAAAGACAAGAGCGATTTACCATATTTGCTAGCTTATCATGCATACGAAAATCCAGAATTTACGGATGAAGTGGCTGATGAGATCGTTTCTTATATGGGAGGCGATGTATCTGAGTCTTCTGCGGACTTCGAGATCCTTTACACTGCAACACTTAGTTCAGAGCTTGAATATCACGAAGTGCAGAAGATTTTCGAACTTGGACAGAAAAATCCTACAGCACATATTTCTACCGTTGTATACTCGGAAGAGACTATTATGGTGGTGTACAAGGGCAAAGTGACTTCTGAAGAGCTTCTTAAAGAAGTGGAAGAGTACTTCGAGTCTTAAGTCAGGATACCCGATTTTTTCTTAATCTTACGAGCCTCGTCTTTCATACCATGATCAAACCCTTCACCAGGTTCATTGGTATCATCGACGAGGTTTTTTCTTATCCACTTACTACCACATATCTCACATTTTCCTGATTCCATGTAGACACATTCTTCGGTATAGTGACCATACTCGCAAATTTTTTGATATCGACCTTCGAAACTCATGTGTTTTCCTTACGGATTGTGATAGTATGTGTTACTCATAAATTCACTCATTTTTACTTCCCAGAGTGAGGACTGTCCAACTATTCTTGCAATAACAGTAGGTTCTACTGTCTTGAATGTGATGATTTCTTCCACCATGTACAAGTACATCGGGCCTTTGTAATAATATCCTACTTTCACCATGTTGATCCCCGATTTTAGGTCTTTAGAAGAATTAATATTGTCGGAAAATACCTAAAATATAACTCACCCAAACCCTATTAATCTCTCCATACAACAGTCTAGAGAAACAGTCTAGTCAACAGAACCCTAGGAGGGTCAAATGAGCATTAAGTGGAAAACCTACGAACCAAGTAAACTTTCAGAGATGGTACGTTCAAGACGACCAGTCTTCGTATTGAATACTTCACTCTTTGATTCTGGTACACGTGGTACTATTATCATCAACTTCATCGACGGTTCACGTAAGCGTCACTTTGAAGTTCCTGATACTTTCATCCCACTCTGTATCACAGACTCAATCCCTGAAGATATCCTTCTTTCTTCACCAGATTTCAAAGATCTTCTGAGAAAGAGAATTGTCTCTCTTGTTGACTCTGACCAAGCAGAAGAATTCCTTAAGTCGGAAGAAGCTAAAGAAGAATATGATGCTATCGTTCTTTCTCAGCACTCTGCAGCAGCACGTGGTGTTTCTCTTGAAACTGCCACTAAGAAGACATTCTCATCTGCAGCAGCTTTAACTGCTGACATCGAAGAGGCTGTTACTTCTGAGTCTATTTCTCCACGTGTAAGAGCTAAAGTCGATGAGCTTGATGCTGGTGTAACTACTGCTAAGCAATTCCTTGCTGAGTGTAAGCGTCATGGTGAAGGATTCACAGAAGTTGATCTTCACTTCATCAAGCGTATGGTGAAAGATGGCGATACTCAGAAATGGGTTGAGGCTAAGCTTTTCGACAGATCAGGTGACTTAGGTAAGAAAGCGGCTACTGTAACTGCTAAACCAAGTGCACTAGCTCGTTCTCTTGCTAGCAGAAAGACTAAGAAAGAAGAGGCTTTCGATCTTGGTGATGACGATCCTGAATCAGCAGAAGAACAGGCAGAACTTGCCCGTGGCATGGCTAAAGCAGCATCAGTTCAAAACCAGGGAAGTAAGATCCCAGATATGATTGCAAAAATGGCTTCTGGTAAATAAGATATATACATTTACTATAAGATAGAGTTCGCCCCGTAGGAATTAAACCTCTCACGGGGCGAATTCGTATTTGCCATTAATTTTCTGGTAAATACGGGAGTTTAGGGATGAAGTCAGTAGCACAATACAATTCAGATGAAATGAGAGAGATTGCCAGAGAATACGAATCTCAATGGACCACTGATGAGAGCTCTGCAGACGTGGACAAGTACGATTTCACATTTGAAAAATACGACCTGCCAAATCTTAAAGTGGATCTTCGCAAGTTTCTTGAATCAGAATACAAATCGTGGCTTAGTCAATTCGGTGAAGAAGATGCCGACGAAAGACTCATGTATTTCATGGAAGAGTACCCACTCGACGAACTTAGCCAGAAAAACGACCCATTGGTAATCATAGAGAAGGATGGTAAGGGGTACGTTTGGGATGGAACACATAGAACCTCTGGCCTCCTGGAGAACAACATTTACGATGCTTGGGCTATAGTTGGACGACCAAAAGAGGAATTATCGGAGAGTGGATCTAAAGGTGGGAGCAAGTTAAATCTCAAGCAAGCCTTAGAGATTAAAGAGAATCAGTATCGATCACGTGATGCTCAAAGAGATTATCAACCTGAAGAGGTGGACGAAAGAATCATAGAACTTCTTTCTAAGAAGGACGAACGGGACCTTAAGCTCTTTGAACAAATGATGGATGAAGCTCCGGAAGACTACTTTGATCGGTATCTAGTGGCTTCTAGTACGATAACTTACAAAGATGCATCAACTCTGAAAAGAGGGGATGAGGACATTCTTAATGATCTTGATAGCCTGATCGAACAGAGCTACATGGAAATGTTCGACCAGAATTACGAGTTTATTGCACTTGATGGTAGGAAACCAATTGGCATGATAGCATGTGAGTCTGGTGGTGGTGAGATATCAATCGTTGTAGATCCAGAATATCATCAGAAAGGAATTGGTAAGACTCTAGTAAACATGCTGGTAGAAAAAGCGAAAAATAAAGACTACGAGTTCCTTCTAGCAGTACCAATCACCAACATTTCGAGAAAATTGTTCAAGGATTTGGGGTGGGAGCCCAGAGGTGGAGGTTTCATACTTACAGAGGATAGACTAGCTACTGCCGAGGGCACGGACTGGCCACCAAAGTGGTTGGGCTACGGAGTGACAGAGAAAGACTTGGCATTTTTATATGCTGTGGCAGATAACTTCACGGGGTTTCTGACAGAAGGGATGTTGGAAGATTACCAAGGTACGGTGTATCGCAAATCTGAGCATGATGAAGAAAACCATGACTCATTCTGGACATCTGACAAAAGTGTTGCAGATAAATTTGAAGGCAAGCTAAGAATGCTCGAATTCGAAGGCAGGGCTTGGATAGTGTCAAAGTACCTGGCAGACAATCACCAAAGGCTAGCTAAAATCAAGCACGAACTCGGTGAAGATAGCAAGATGGGAGAGTTAGAAGAATTGGTTACCACTGGTCTTGCATATAACTCAACTGAAGTTGGATCTATTATAATTCCCGGCAAGAATGTAAAAAAGGAAAACATAATCATCGTCGAGGAGTAAATATGGATCAGGTACAGAGAGAAGCAATCTCGGAAGCATTTCTGAAGAGCAAACAATCGCCTATGATTTTTGCAGAGATATGTTCTTCAATAGCCTTAGTAAATTCAAAGTTCCAGGTACTGGCTTCACAGCAGAATATCTACATAATCTGAAGTACGAATTCAAAAGAGAAAGAAATCAAGATATTGCCAAATTGGTAATCCCTTTCATTTGTTGGACCGACATTATCTCTTGTCCGAATCTTGGAAAAAGGTTCGAACCGAAAAAGCCCACTAACATGCAGTTTGAGCATTTAGGAACTTGGGCGGGATTGATTTGTATACTGATGGCTACAGAAATTATGAGTTGAAGCTCGACTGTTTCCTAATGGATAAACCCGAACTTCATATTTATGCTCTTCCAGAGAATTGTGGAGTATGGGAATCGAAGATCGATGGTAAGGCAAAGCTCACAAGAGACTACCCATCAGAGTTCACTATCGCAGTAGAGACACACCTGATCTAGTTACCACTTGAAGTTGTTGATTACTGTGTACACCTTAGAGTCGCTTTCCAATTTGTTAATTCCATGATAGAAGATTGGATTCCAGCTATTGACGTATAATGTCAGACCGTGTCTAGGTTTGATCCATGCATAATCCTCGAACATCTCAGGGCTTGAGATGTCATCGTCCGGTAAGATGTCACTACGGTTTTGGTCGTCGATCCAACGGTTTAGATCTTTCTCAGATCTCTTGCCGAATAGGATCTCTCGACCCTCGATCCTCTGTGCCTGATCCATCTGGTAACTGATATAGGTCACAGTGAAGGCATCCCCAGCATTGGTATCAATGTGCCTGTCCATCCTATAACCCTTAACCATCTTCTGATAGGAAGGATTGAAGTTGGTACATCTGGTTAGGGAGAAGTTATCGTGAGCCAGTTCGATCATGTTATTATACCCCTTCATGAGGATCGAGTTGACCCTCGGGTGTATAAATTTTTCGAAGTCTGGGCTGCGAGCGATAAGGTAGTCCAGGGAGTATCCGATCTTTTGGCCCCGGCCCCCAGGTCTCTTGTCGATCCCCAGGTGGAACATCTCATCAGGGTGATCGTCCTTGAATTCGCTATCCTGATAGGATACGAAGTACCCGTATTTATCCAGAGTCACAGCAAAAGGCAAACGGGAGCCTTTCTCCCACTTATCCGTGTCATAGTCTAGAGTCTCTGGTACATAAGATGCAATGGGAGTCAGTAAAGGGAAGCGATCATAGAAGACGTTATCCACGATTAGAAGCTTGCCATTTCTCTCGTACACATTGATAAAGTTAGGGCTTGTCTTGTCTCTCTTGATCAGTTTGTTATATATCGATGATACATAACAATACGTTTCAGAATTTTCCCACTCTTCTAGGCTATCAACTTCTGCATAACCTTTAGAGAATAGTTCCTGGCAATTTTTCATTTATCTTCCTCAACGAATGATCTATAGTGAGCATCCAAATATAGTGGGGAGTAAGGGTCTAACAACCAAAATGGTCTTAAGGCCCATCGTTTGACATCAGTGTAACAGACATTAACCATATGTGGATAGAATACACCGATAGGAAAAATTATAAGTTGGCCAGTTTTCGGCTTAATTATGACTTTTTGTCTAGGTAGGATTAACTCACCACCTTCGATATCATCTCCATTCAGGTAGATAAGGATCGAGAAATGTCTAAGTAGTGGCTGATCGTGGTACTGTTCCAGGTCGCAATGTACATGGATATCGCCGTTGGTGTACTGCATCTTGGATCCGGTGTACTGATAAATATCTAGGATGTTGTAGTGCTTTAAGTACTCACGAAAGACTTTGGTAAAGCGATCAGTGTAATGTTGAGGAACGTCTACATCGTATTCTCGGGTGTTATCATAGCTATTATGCTGATGCCCAGTCTTGTTCTGTAATGTCATCAATTCAAGACATTCTTCTGCACTCAAAAGGTTGTCGTACTGCGCTATACCATCTTTGGTTAGATGCTTGAACATAAAAATCCTTGGATTATCACAGTTAGTTTTAGAACTAGGAACAAATACTATATGATTCATCTATATTCTAACGTCTATCTAACTTATTTCGAAACCCAGCAACCCGATTGGTCTGATGGCATTATCATCGGTGCACCGGATCGCAAGAACAACTTCATTTCAGCTACAAATTCTCGGTGGCGTGGACGATATACCACCATGGAAGAGCTGTTTGGTAATGACGGTGTCCAGGAAGAAGCATCTTTCCTTAAGCTATATGAGGAATCCCAAAATGGAGAAATCAAAACTCTCCTTTACATGGATGCTCCAAACTTTAGAAGGTTCATAATCAGATGGCTGTACTCGGGGTTCAATAAAGCTAGCAAAGAAACACTTTTCCAAATCTACATGTTCTACAGATCCTTTGAGCTCACCAAGTTCGATCGAGTTAAAGTCTTCGGAGACAACAACACCTCATGCGATCCTACAGCATTAGTGGACACATACTGGAACATTCCAAAGGAAGAGTTCCTAACTATGGATATTAAGAAGTTCACTTTTCCTAATGAACTGTACAGATCAATAGGTTATGAACACGTAGTATCGAATGCAATTTTGGGTAATCAATACTACCAAAAGAGACTTAAAGAACTTATTCCATTTCTATATAATGAAAAGATCGAAGATCGAGCCGTTCACATTGGTATGATCTACACGGTTTGGGCACTTTCTCACTGTAACGATTGGGATATGAAATCAGACTTCTATGAACTTATGGTTCAAAAATACCCAATCATGGGAAGGATATCCGAGAACTCTCAGCTAGGTTACGATCTTGTAGAAGTTTCCAAGGAAGTGGATGAAGTAGTAACAGGAAAAAGATACGTTTCATCCCCGATTTGTAGACGTATTAAGGAAATTGGTCACTACACTGTTGATGAAATCTATGCAGATATCATAGGTGATGACAAATTAGAGATCATGACCAGACTTTACGATTCTGGTGCTCGTTATAACCAGCTCCTACCTGCTCTTGTTAAAAAAACTATGAACCCTGAACTCTTATCATTTACTAGGTGGTAACATGATTCACCTATTTTCGAACGTATACATGAGACCCTTTGAGCTAGGACTTCTTAAGAAGAATCACTCCTACGTTCTCAAGACCGACTCATACGAAATATCTACCTCTCTGATCAAGACTCATTTGGCAAGACCTATCGACCTCCAAACGGTGGAAGAGTGTGTAAGCTATTCTGAGGAGTTTGATGAGAGAATTGTGATTTACGTAGGGTACGATGAGTTCAAAGAGTATCTTGCCAGACTAATCAAGACTGTCTTCCCAGACTGCGATCAGCAATTCATGACAATGATGTTCCGTATGTTTAAGAACACCTTTTGTATGAACTGGTACCTTACCACGTCTAATTACATTTTGGACTCTAATAGACTCCTCACATTAGAAGAGTTCTCGTCTAACTACTTCAACACAGTTCCATTGGTCGAAGAAGTTGAACCATTCAATGTTGATATGGAATTGGTAGGAATAGAGTGGAAAATATGGGATCATATCATGGGGGACAAAAAGTACAATACTTCTATGAAGAAGACTCTGACCGTTATTGCCAAAGCCTCAGCCTCAATTGAGATCAACGAGTATAAGATCGAACTTGAGAAGACTCTTTTGGCTATTGAACAAGACTGGCTCAAACTTAGTGATGAAGGGTTTGCCAAGGACATTCACCCAGTGTGTGTAGATCCAAAACTTGGAAAATCTGCAACAGTTATTGACTACGTAGAGAAAGAATATGGCTTCGACAAGTTCGTGGGCTTGGGGGATAAATTCACTCACCACGTTCGAATCGAGATGTTCGACAAGATCATCACCAAGAAAGGTAGATTTCCTACACCTACGGAGATTCTGAACGACATCCTAGGCCCTAACGATCTTAACACTCTGTCATTCCATATCGAGCAAGGCTTTATTAATCCTTACATTATCCTTCTTGCAAAACAGCTTAAGAAGGAAGGTGAGATCAAGCCCATAACTTAGTCCATAAAAGACTTCACTTAATCAAAAGTAGGGAGGCCAGCATGGAAATGAGTCTTAAGAAAGCACGGAAACTTGAAGCCAATATTCAAAAGCATTTGGATAAAGGATTCGATACTACTGTCAAAATTCGGGCTAATGACACACTGGACGAAGCCAAAAAGGTTCTTGCAGATGCTGGTCAAGCAAAAGCTAAAGAATTAATCGATAGAGTCAAACTTATCGAAATTCGATACGACATCCGTCGTCAAATAGAAGCCAAAAACGAAACATCAGGTATCAACTCACTTCTTAATGAGAAAGTATTCATCGAAAAAGAAATCAGTGAATATGGCTCCATCACTGGTGGTGCTCCAACCGATAAAGAACTAGCAGATGAACTCCAAATGGCTGTGGATGTCATGAAAAGTCCTAGTGTATATGGGACGAAATCGAACATCACAGTTAACGTCTTTGACCAGAAATTCATGGATGTGATGGAAGATGAGATTCATGGGAAGAGAAAACTTATTGAGACTATCGAAGACAAAATTGCCGAGAAGAACCTTACCAACAAAATCAAATTAGATGCAGTGAAAACGAAATTACTTCAGACTAAACGTCTGTTGTAACTGGGTGGGAGTAGGATCGAAGGAACTTTTCATCCCTAGTGGATGAATAACAGGTTGGAAAGTGTAACCTCACGCATTTTTTGTTGCAATGTCGAGGTATTTTCCGATTTGTCCCTTGTCACTTGTCGGGTGTTTCTCAGTAGAGGCCCTGTTCAAATGTTGGTTCCTCTATTGGCCCTACTCCCATTTCCTTATTACTGAGGTAGATATGTTTTGGCCATTTACAAAGAAAGCTAAAGAAGAATTAGTGGTTGAGATTGAGACACCATCAAGTTACTATGATAAGTGCCTATCACGTGTGGAGAAATCAGAGATCGAGAAGACTAGTGCTATCAGATGTGGCTCAATCTACAAAACAAGTTGGCGTGTAGGTGGAAGTTGGACATCATTTGGTGAGGCCAATGATAGAATTATAAGTGATAAGTATTGGGATAAGATTCGAGCCGACAGAGCAGCACAACTTGCACAACTTTAAGGGGTAGCTTTCACTACCCTTGATTGTTTAATTGCCTTCTTGAGTCGTACTAATCGTAATCACAACAGGTACAGCAACAGCTGTCAACGTGTTGGTGTTTACAGTAGCCTGAGCAGTATTACCAAACCCAAGATTCAATGTGAAACCTGCAGTATAGTCGCCCATAACTGAAGCTGTCTCATATCCAGCAATCGCCTGAATTGCAAGTTGTAGCTCAGCTGCACCTTCATTGAAGGCTACTGGAGCTGTTGAACTTTCGCCAATAGTTAAAGAAAATGCACCAGCATCTGGGATGGCATCAAATTCAACTAATTGGAGTTCTTCAACTGGTGGGCTATCAATTAAACCCTTAAGTACCCCGAAGTGATCTTTTGCCAAGACAAACCCTCTAGTGGTAGAGGCTACCTCAGCAAGGTTGTATTGTGAACCTTCCACTAATATCCCGGCACTATACTGTTTAGTATTGACTATACGAGCAGTCAAATAGCTAGAATTGGTTCTTCCTGCATCGACTTTACCTGAAACCTGATCAACAACTTTGAAGATAGCCATTGATAAGAAATCATCAGTAACCGAGATTTCTGTAGAAGCTGGCATACTAACCCCAAGTAGAGTTATAGCATCGTCCAAGTATTTCTTTGAGACGAAGTAAATTGTTGGCTCTTCGTTCCCGTTTCTGCTAATAGCAACAAAAGACTCCAAAGAATTTAGGTGATTCAGAGTAAGAAAACACTTCCCATCCATGAAGTCTGCGTATGAGTAACCATTTGGTTGTTTGTCTACGAAAGTGATTTGATTAGCTACATTAGCCATATTGTTCCCCTATTAAAACTTTTTCCCTGTTATTGGATTAAATGAAAGACCTGAAATCTCTGGTGCCTGCTGAGGCTCAATAGGACCTAGAGGATCGATACCGGGAACGCCACTATTTGGATTGTAAACCTCAGCTGTATCAAAACGCAGACCGCCTGTAGGATCAGGATAATACATTCTACTCAAGGTGGTAGAAAGAAGATCGCTATTGATGGTGTTACGTGTGTTATCGGATATTCTAGGATTAGTATCGTACACAATGAACGAACAAGACCAAGCACTAATGTTGGTTGGGTCGTTCGAATTATCACTAAATCTAACACCTTCTGCTTCGAATTGGCCAATAAGTGTCAGAGATGGAAATATGTTAGAATGATACTTAATAATGACGTGGTTTGTTCTACCATCTTCTGTGAGCTTAGGGGCATCTAATAGCTTCAAAAAGTCATAGAAATTTACTAGTCCTGGAGCGATGGCATTCTCTCTAGAAGAAGCCTCCACCGGGTTATTCCGATTAAAAGGAATCAAGTTCCCAGACTGTAGATTCATGTTCAGTACGAATTCATCAAAGTGTGTACCACGATTATTATTAGCCCATACGTGTGTAACAGTAGAGTTAGCATTTTTTGAGGTGGATTGACGCAGACGAATATTCCAAGTCACGTCGGAGGGATTCGACCACCACTGGATTCCCCAGCCCTGTTCTAGCCACTCCGTCGTACTCATTACCCATGGGACACGGTTGGGCAGATAACCAGGTTGAGCAGCCCTTGAGGATAAGTCGCGTTTCTCAACCTCTGCTTCGGATCGAATTTTGTTTAGACCTTGGCTTACTTTCTGGAAGTAAGCCGATGCCGACCCTCTCCCTACATCGTGGAAAATCATACTTGAAATTAACCCTGATAAAGAGAAAGCAGAATTAACTTAACGAATATGGCAGCTAGAACCCCAATCAATTGTTCAATAGATAGTACAGAAACCCTTTCGAAGCTTATCACAGATGAGCTAGGAGAACTATTCGAACAAGCCAACGACACGATAGCCAGTATTGAACAATTAATCGTTGATCAAGGCATTGAATCCGATATTGACACTGCCGAAGAGAGTCTGCAAGACATGTTATCTGCTGGTGATAGCGGTGGTTCTACTATTCAGTATGTAGATCAACTTCCACCACTATTTGGGATCGACGGGCCTAATACACAAGAAGATGACGAACGTTACATCTTCGACAATACAGCATGTGTCCTAAGTAATGGCATATACTTCAAAAAGCCAACCATAGATTCTGTACATCCTGATAATATTGAGACCCTAAGAAGAGCATTCAATGCCACTGGTAGGGATCTTGTGAAACTGGAAGCTGAAATAACCAGACAAACGGATGTGTCTTACAGATTCCAGATAACTTCCAACATCTTAGATCCGGATGTGGGAAATCAGAGTTTGTCTCTAACTGACATAAGAACTCGTATTAATGACAACACCATAACCAGATCCGACTACGTCGAACTTCCAGATAGATCTGTTCTTGTAGTCAAAAAGGAACCACTATTGGTTCCAGATTTGACTGATGCAGAAATACCTCAGAGATTTGGGTTTAACATTAAAGAAATTACTGGCACGGTACTCCATAAGGGTTCGGCAAAAAATACAACATCGGTAATCAATAAGTGGATCAGTCAAGGGTTTGAGGAGGAACTTCCGTCTATTCTGGATGGTGAGGACCCATCTTCGAATTTGGGTGTGATCTCCCCACTATTCCAGGAAGTCAAAACTCCCAGTGGTGAATTATTGACATCTCTAGAGTATTACAAATCTAGATTTAATTCCATTAACCCAGTCTCTACGAAGAGTCGAATTGAACAATCTTTGACAGAGATAGAAATGTCAATTAAACAACTTATCTCGGTCTTTCTGACAGAGGTCTCGGTTGTAACGGAATTTGATACTTTAGCAAAGCTACGTACTAGGCTTACTGATGCCCAGATAGAGTATCTTCTACTCAACCAGAGATACGTCTTGGGTATCGACCTGGATGCAACCGATGACGAGTTACTGCAGTTGTTTATGTCCACTATGGCACAGTTAGCCGGTGATAGTGGTCCTTCTAGCAGAAAGTTGAATACACAAGTACCTTTGAGAGATCAAAATTATGCTATAATCTTGTTTTGTCTGTCAGACATTTTGACTGCACAAGACATTAATAGTGGTACACTGACAGCGCAAGTTCTTGATCAGCTCATATTGACTATGACTACCCTTACTGGTAGAGTATTGATCGAAGTTCTGCCCCCAGCTACCCCAGTTCAAGGGTACCCGTGCTATACCACTCCAGGGTTTATAGCACTCCAACGAACTGATTACATGAAGAACTTTAATGTCACTCTAAAGATAGGTGAACTAGACAAGATTTTGGAAGATCTCAAGGCATTATACGATAGGACTATCGGGGTAGTGATTGAGAACGTGATGAAAGCCATAGCCACTGCTGCTCAAACTGCCATTCGCATGGTAAACCAGTTGAGAGACAAGCTACTGGCCCAGATTGCACCTTTGAAGAGGAAATTAGCAGAATTTATTTCCAAGTACTTGACCCTAATTGGTCAAGGAAACTTTGATTCATCTGTATTCAAGTGTGCTGTTGACTTCAACATCGGTCTAAACACTGGCGTCCTGGAAGCTCTGGAAATTTTGATTATAGCACTAGCTGAGAAGATCAACCAGCTAGTAGCTTTGCTTCTAAATCGGTTAATTCCTCTCATAGACGAACTCTTGTGTAAGCCTTTAGCTATGATAGACGGTTTCATTGGCTCAGCTAACAGTTATATTCCACCGTTTTGCACTATTAAGGCCCCGCAATTGTTGACGGACGATGCAATCAAATATCTACGGGAAATACGTAGCATTGTCGGTGCTCAAGGTGCGGGATTCACAGCCTTTAGCGGTAGTCTTGGCAGTCTAAGAGCTGAAATCAACACTGCACCTGATAGACTTGACACCTTTAGAAATGGGGCTACATGTATGGGTCAGACTGCTAGCACCCTGATGTCAGGATCATTAGTCAACATTAGAAAATTTGTAGTTCCGGTATAGGGTGTATAATGGCCATTAATCTAACAAACGACGAATTGAAGATTGTAGATGATAATAAGAAAGTCTCTTCCGAGAAGCCAGAGTACTATGATTCGCAGACTGATCAGACCAACATTATATCAGACCATTTTGAAGCATACCTTATTCTACAACAACAGGCAACCAAACAGAAGATTCTGCAGAGACTTCGCCAGAATATTAAGATCAATAACGATACCACAGACAGGGATGCACTACTCAAAATTTTGGCTGCAAACATCACCACCAATACCGACAAAAAGATTGCAGAACTAGATAAAGAGACTCAGAACTATGAGCAATTTAGAGATGAAATCATAGGGGAAGATAGAAGATTTGACTCATTAAGAGAATTAAACCGATTGATGACTGTCATAAGAAAGCCAATAGAAGAACTTTCATTTATGAGAGATCAGGCATTCCAGGATAGCAACGTTAATATTCTTATCTCGGATAGGTTGGAAGCATCTAAGTCCGATGCCGATACTAAGAAAGAGTTCGAAGTGTGGCAAAAAGTAGTATCAGCTTACCAAGGTAGATAAAGATGAAAACATTAAAAATATCGAATGGCAAATTGTCAAGAGATGAGAATGGAGTGTTGGAAGTAGTTGACGGAGCTCAAAAGGCTTCTCAAGATGTTGCCAACTCAATTCTGACAGATTATAGCAACTTCTTCGACACTGGAAGTACCCTCAACGAACTGAACATATCGTCGGATGTTGCCGAGGTAGCAATTGAGAGAGCTATTTATGATGCACTCTTCAGAACTATTTCCAAACAAGTGGCAGCTTCTCAAAGAGATAGAATTGTAAGGATCGAAAAAATTCTTACTCAGAGAATAGATATGACTACGGTTGTGTTCCTAGCAGAGGTTCTACATAGTTCAGGTGAAACAGCAGAATTTGCTACCACCGTGGGAGACTTAAATGAAACCCAACTCAACCATTTGCTTGAAATAGATAAGGTTTATGCACGTTAACAATTGTACCTTAAATAGGAAACAATTGAAGGAATTAATATGGCTCGCTCCCCGGAACAGATAGAAAAAGACTATGCTTTAAGTATAGAGACATCAGACCCTTCTTGGGACACGGTACAGGGGCCTATTAAGGACCTCTTCACTGTTCCACTGTCTGGTATTACTGCCGTTACGGAAGAAGAAGCCGAAAATCTCAGAAAACTGTTCTCCCTGAACTTCGATGAGACAATCACTGAAGATGAGGTTAGAAGAGCACTTAATAACTTCGGATCTAGACCAGGAGAGGGTACTAGATCATCACATACCCAATACTTCCTTAGATTCACAAGACCGAGAGAAAACGTAGTAATACCTCAAGGAACTCTGGTAGGTAACTCTACTGGTACTCTACTGTACAGAACTACTCAAGCAGTAACAATGCTTGTATCTCAAGCAGACTCATACTACAACGCTGGTCGAAGAGCTTATGAAATAGCTGTGAGAGTGGAAGCTGATGGTGTAGGGCCGGAATATGCACTCCCAGCTTTCAGAGTTCAGAGGATCGTTACCACTGTAGCAGGGGTCGATGCTACCGAGAATAGAGTCAAGTCGAGCCAAGGTTTGCCTACGGAAACCGTAACTCAACAAGCAGAAAGACTTAAAAACACAATGACTGGTCTTAACCTTAACACTCAAAGTGGGATAGGGAAAAGAATCAGCGACACATTGCCAAGCCTTGTACAACTGGTTCAGGTTGTTACACCAGCAGACCCAGAATTCAAAAGAGTTCAATTAAGACCATCAATCGACATTTATGTACTGGGTACTGAAGAGCAAGTGGCAAATGAGTCTATCGTGGCTACTGCAGGTCAAACCCAAATTGTTCCAGAAAACCAACCAGTTATGAGTGTCACCAGTGTGGTGATTAACAATTCTATGAGTGTTGGCTTCGAGTTGGTTAAAGACACTAGTTCGGACACTGGAAATTCGAAAGAAGCCATTGATACTATACTGCTCGATACACCTATCGCTCTGGGCGACACAGTGGACTACATCTACTCTTACAATAAAGTGTTGAGTGATGTAGATGATTTAGTGTTTTCTGATTCTTCAGAATCGCTATTCCAAACGAACTATCTAATTAGAGAGTTCAATTTCGTATCACCACTTATCACAATAGAATTGAAAGTGCTAGCTTCTTATTCCTTCGAAGAAGTGGCACTAGCAGTCAGGACTCAGATTCAAGAGTTCCTGGACTTGGCTATAAATAGAGATAGAATTTCTCCTGCAGAAATCAGAAACTTGATCAACGAAAACGTAGCAGGGATTCAGACTCTAAGAATTACTCGATTTAGAAGAGACACAGGTTCTATCACCAACCTTGAGACAATTGTTCTTGGGTTGAATGAACTCACTCAGTACGTAGAGGACAATGTAGATATCAAGGCGGTTAGATAGTGTTAACCCTTGAGATTGAACATTCGATATACAAGCCGTACTTTGATCTCATTTGGGATAGTCAACCTTATGGTGCTCCTCGGGGCAAGTTCTACGAGATTACCAAGGATACTATTCCATATCTTCCTAGACCAACAGTACTTAGGCTAACCACTGACCGCCTCAACGAATCTCTTAAGATATTTGTTGAAAGGTCTCAAAGCAACGATGCTGGTGTAGATGATAGAACTGTCGTCGACGAATTTGATGTAATACCTACATCTACTGAATCTACAATTTCCGTACAACTGGGCCTCGGTAAGAACAAGATACTTATCGAAACCACTAATGGTGTATATGAAAGCTTCTTTTTCTACATCACAGTAAACGACATATTAACTATCTGGTTGTCATTCCTAAGGGATTTCTATACCAACGTTATAAGGAAAGTTGATGTCCAGAAACAGGCTGTCAACTCCCTTTATGCTACAAGATTGGTGGAACCTTTTCTACCGATACAAGACCTGTTACCAGAGATACAGTCTCTAAGGACACTTGCTACCAGATTAGCGGTTAGCGGGATTCTCCATTCTCCAGGTACCAACGAAGGTGTTAACGATATCATCAAGTCCTTGACTCTTGCCAATCCCGTCTACAATCAGATGGATAAGGACACTTTTGAATTCGATCCAGAGGGTGACCCTTGGACGAACCTAGCGTCACAGTTCTATGGGACTGAAGCTCATGCATGGATTCCGAACTATGGAATCACCAAGTTTGTGACTCTGATCAAGTATTTGGCAGCTAACCCTAGCTTGTATGAAATAGTTGATATTAATGAGCAACAAATCAGATACTACTTCCAAGGCAAACTTAGAACGCATGCCTTCGACTTAGACAGATATGGGGCGGATTTCCTTCAGCAGTTGGCTAGAACCGAGTGTTTCAACAACATTCGAGTTAGTATGACTATCAGTTCTTATATGGAGTGGAGAATGAAAGGCGCAAGCTATACATTCGATCTAGTCCTTGAGAACCCAATTGGTAATGCTAGACAATCTTTTGATATAGAAGAACCGTTTGATAGCAACCTACCGTTTGACTCGGACGATGTCGATCCATGGTCGGATGGTTGGATAGGATGGTCACTGTCTGGAAGATTTGAGCAGTATGAGAACGATCAACTAGGGCTTGACACCTTCATAGTACATTCACCACCAAACTATGCAAATCCTTGGCCTTATTATAGTTACTTCACTCAGAGCTTAAATACCACAAGAAACGATGTGGACCTAGCCATAGAACTAGCCATTACTGGTGGAGAAATCTAAGTTATATTTTGTAATAAATGGAGCTACAATGGCATCAAGTTTTTCAATCATTGCATCAGTAACCGATAAAGGTCGTTCAGCACTAGCTGATCTTCTCCAATCAGGTGTGGCATTCACTATCACTCATTTCGTTACAGGCGGTGGTGGGCATGATGTTGGTGATCCAAACGTGGCTCTTACCCCAGAACCAGCATTGATCACATTGCCGGGTCAGACATTTGGACCTAAAGCCATTGCCAATAAGACATTGGTCACTGCTTACTGTGTGGAATACACTTGTGAGTTGGACTTTCTTGAGGCAGTAGGGAACCTATCAAACATTGGCCTTATTGCCACGTACACGTATTCTCCAATCCCTGCCGATCCTATCGTTGGCACGACATTCCTCTTTGCAGTAGGTAACTCACCACTTGTAGTGAAAACTGATGCTGAGCAGAGAACTATTGCTATTCAGGTTGAGATTTAAGCTGGGTGAGTGTTGTTAAATGAGAACCAACCAGACTAACCAATTCTTTCTTTGAACTTGACGGTCTGTCTGTTACGAGCAGCATTCTCGTAAATCATCTTGCGTTCCTTAAGATCAATTTCAACTGGTGTTAACCACTCTTGTCCGAATACGATGTCGTGGTTACAACATCTATATGTCTTGCCTACTTTCAGGTCTTCTAATTTTGAAGCTGGTCTTGACATAACTACCCCTTGGATTGTTATAGGGTAAGTATATCGTGGCATGGCACGTAGTCAATAACGTGGACATGTCTCTTGGCTTTGACCAGTTCCTTGGCACCCTTATGGCACTGAAACCTTATGTCGGACTTCTCGTAGTTGAGGTGGTGCAGGCATGTCCACACCTCTTCCCCTTCGTGGGCCATGGATAGCATAGCCACCCTGTGATAGTCCTCCTGCATAGTCTCTGACTTCTAGAAGTCCGAATCTTTGAAGGGGCAAATATTACACATCTTGATTTTCGTACAGGTGATTTCTGACATTTAATAGCTATAACACAATACCTTGTACCTGTCAAGACACCTCGGGGTTGAGCCCGAAGTTAAATTTCAAAGGTATACAACACCCTCTGGAGTCATAGATGTCAAGAAAGTACCTCTTAAAATATCGTAACCTAGACCTTACCCGTGACATCAACGAAAGGTTTGTTGGATTGGTTCAACCTGGACTTATCAGTGGTGGTAATATCACTGTTGTCCCTTCTCAATTGAAGGTGAACATATCTCCATGGAAAGTGTTCAATAAGCAAGGTATGGTTGCCGAGGAGACATCAGATGTCTTGACTGTTGACGTAACAGTAGGTCAGACCAATGTACTAGCTCTCAGAGTAGTGTACAACCAGACTTCGGATCCGACAGTGGTTTTCGAAGTGGTGGAATCTGGTGTTTTTGATGGTTTAATCAATAAAGATGAGTACATAGTATTTGGCCACGTAATAATACCCCTTACTGCTACAGAAGTTCTAGTTTCGTACATTGATCTCAAGCCTAGAATGGTTATCGACCCAATTGGTCGTAGACAAGACAGAGGAACTCTGAGTTCAGAGTCTCTGTTACCAGCTACTGACAATCTCATTGGCGATACATATAAAGTCACTGATGGAATTGGTGGCCCAGTAAACATGTTCGGTTGGAACGGCTTTACTTGGATCAACATGACCAACGTTATTGCCCTTCAGACCCAACTTACACAACATAGACAGAACCTGTTTGCCAACGAGAAGCATTTAACGGATGCAGAAAAACTGGCTGTTGAGGGAACTTTTGGTGCCCCATCGAATACCAACAAATTCGTAACTGACACAGACCCAAGGATTCCTACCCAAGGTGAGAATGACGCTCTAGTAGGCTCTCACGGGACACCTTCTAGCACCAATAAGTATGTTACTCAAGGTCTAGAATTTGCACAACCAACAATAACTACTGTCAACACTCCGGCAGATCCTCTGGTTGTCAGTGGTGCTATATACTTAGGCCGTGGTGGTCTCGGTTCACACCTTCAATACTTCAAAATGTTCCATGCTACAGAGAATAGAGAATATCTAAACTCGGATAGTACGGAAGTTGACGTTGTTGCTATATATAAAGATGCAGGCCTTACTCAATTGATTTCGGATCCAGGTTCAGAACCTTTAGTTGACATTGACCAGTACGGTTTCTACATTGCTGGCCCTCTATACCTGAAATTCAACGTAGTTCCTGATCTGGCATACCGTTTAGTTCACGGAATAAGAAATACACTTGGTAGTTACAAAATTGATCTTCTATTTGATAACCAACCGAAAGTTGCTCAGACCAACCGTGACGTGATCAAGAAGTTTGAAGAAGTATCAGGCATAACTTACGATTCTGTTCTACCAGAGAAAGCTTCCAACATTGAGCTCTACGAAGAAGTCGGAGATATTAAGCAATATGCTAACTCCAACACTACTACTGACATGGTAGTAAGTGACTTCGACAAAATGAACTCTATCCCTGAATATACAGGGCTATACGAGAACAACGTAGGATTAATCAACTACACATTCGAAAATTCAACTGGGATCACGTTCACATATAACAACATTACAGGTGTAGTGACTTATGTCGGTTCCCCCAACTTGGGTTCTGTTGTGGGTGGAAACGTCTTCGTTGATGGTGGTGATAATGAATTTGTAATTGTAGGGTTAACTCCTACTACAGTTACAATCAGAAACAGAAAATCACAAGTTCCTATCAATATCAATACCACAATTAGCAAGGTTCTACACGGGTCTGTTAAAGTAGATGACAATCCTCGTAGGATCAATCTTTCTACAATGCAGCTTGCTCAGCACCGTGAGAGGATTGTGGCTTCCAAAATGATTTCAGTTGAGAATGAGTATCATCCTGTAACTGGTCAACTAGCATTCGAAATTCAAGAGCCTCTGAAGTCTGTAATCCATAAAGAGAATAGACTGAGAGCCTACGGAAACATTCAGACTAGAACAGTCACTAATCCACTAGCTGGACCTAATGGTGGACCAAAAACACAGGTGTTCTCTGTAAATAGTGCTAGATACACCATCACTGGACACTTCACTGATCTAGAACTTATCTCCGATACCAACGCAAGCTCTCCCTCTATTGGAGTAATCGTTGATGGGGTGACATATCCAAACTTCGATTTGAGCTATGGTGGATTGGCAGTGTCTTTCGATACTCTATCCGACATCAAGACTAAGAACTATCCGATCGTATCAAATCTCCAAGACGGTGTAACCCACACGGTGGAAATTATCATCCCAGATGCAACCCCAGAATTCGTGTTCTACGGGTTTGATTTGATTCGTAGGGAATTTGACCAAGCAAATCTTCTTCCAGGAAGAGCTTTTGTTCAGGGTGATGCTGTTTACCAAGATCAAGTGGAAGTAATTCCTTTGAATGAAGTTGGTACTCTCCGTCGTGGAGCAGTGACATCAATCCTTTACAATAGAGAGCTCCAAATTCAGAGCCATTTCAGTCCTATGACTGATTTCGATGGAAACAGCTTAACCCCAGTGGGTAGTGTTTTCGTAGGAAGTAACCAAATTACGGTTGGTACAGGAACGGTTAAACTAGCTAATTTCTTCCGAATTGGCGATATAGTCAAAGTTGTCACTGCCACTAACGAGGAAACTAAAATAATTACCAACATCGTTGGCCCTGTTGTAACTTTTGATTCAAACTTCAACATGGCTGGTTCGGGTGCACTAATTCACATCTGTTCTACAATTTCAGAATCCTATGATAAAGAAGTGGAAGCTAGACGCATTATTGCCGAATTCTGCGGTTTGGCTACATTCGGTGAATTCCTACAACTTCCACCAATCGTGGTTGACAGGGTTTCAATCCTTGAGGATGGATCGACAAAATTCATTTCTAAAGAGATATCTTTCACAGAACTGAACGTGGAAGGTTATGAGAGAGCTCTGGTGTTCCCTAACCCAACTTCGAGACTCAAGATATGTGCCGTGTGTTCTTCAATGGACATCATTGTAGCTAACTCATCAAACATTGCATTCAGTTACACTATAAATGGCTCTCCTGCAATCTCTAAATCAACAGGCATTGAAGGCTACACAAGAATTCAATTGTTTGCTAATGGTAGATTCCAAGCATATGAAGTGGAAATCTACAATGCACAAAACATGAATATTGTGGGGTTCATTTTCAAAGAACCAGAGGCAGTCAATAAACCAGCTGGTCTTGATATTAGTCAAATCAAATATTTGGCAGCTTACCGTGTTTCCCTTAACAATCCGAATACAGGCAATCTTCCCGGTGCTAACTTGCCACTTGGCTCTGTGGGCTTCGATGCTTACACATCACTCGTAAGATTTATTGATGGTCTAGGACTTCCTTGGTCTTCAAGTATTGACTGGACTAAACTCTACGGAAGGTACAACAGATCAAATGCTGAAGGTTCCTACTTTGAGTGGACTTTCTACGGTCGTACTCTTGCCTTCGAATACACTGCCACAGATGATTCTGGGTATGCATTAGTACAGGCAAAATTCAATAACGACTTATCGTTCCGAATTGTTAAAGAAGAGAACTTCCCTGGAGCAGTCTTTGCTGGTGGTATAATCAGAAATGACATCATTGGTGGTGGTAACGCTGGCGGTATCGTTGATATGTATGCTGCAGTACCGGCTCGTAAACGTATCGAGGTTGAATTTCCAGACTATGGTAAATACACTATCAGAGTTCAAATTCCATCTCCAATGGCTAATAACTCTAACTCTAGTGATTTCTACATTAACGTGAACCAAATATTCTTTACAAATTCGTATGGATATTTTGGTTATGCTAACGAGTTGGCCCGTAGTACAAGATACTACCTCGGTTACTCAAATCAATATGATAGAAGAAATTTTGGTAACGGAACTAAGTCTCTAGATGACTTGATCTCCACCGTTGGAGACGTGTTCGATCTAGTTGATGAGGGCCAGGGTGACTCAAATATTATTGATGGCGGTAGTTTTGTTTAATAGCACAAAACCACCTACGTTAACTTTAATCCAAATTTACTAAATAAGGTTATCAGTATATGGCATTAAATGTGATTTTCAAATGGTTAAATAACGATTCCACAGCTGACCTTAACCAGAGATTTGCAGTAACTTTCAAGAAAGGTATCACTCAGGGTGCACTCCTAGTACCAAATGGTCTAGATGTAGCTGTCACGCCTTTCACGGCAATGACCGATGAAGGTTTGCTAGTTCAAGACACCCAGACTCACGTGTTTCAGGCTATCCCACTGAACCAGACGACAGTTCTCACTATATATGCAAAATGGATACAGGCTGATCAGCCTATTATCGAGTACAGAACTTACGAGGTCAGTGCTTTTAATGCACTCCTGGACAAGGGCGATCACGTTGTATTCGGTACCATTACATTGGGTATTGGCGATTTAGCCATCACTTCTGCAAATATTACTTACGATATTCGTGACACATTCGATAGACTTGGAAGAAGCCCTTTCAGAGGCTATCTTCAAACAAGTGCGGAACTTCCTGCTCAACACAATCGCGATGGTGATCACTTTATTATTGGTGGTGCTGGTGGTCTAGTTGAGATTTATGCATGGAATGGTGTCACTTGGTTGAATCTTACCAACACACTGGCTCTTCAAAATGAAGTGTCATCGCACCGTAACAATTTATATGTTGATGAGAAGCATTTAACTGATGATCAGAAAGATGCTGCTATCGGTTCGGTAGGTGCACCTAGTATTATTAACAGATATGTCACTCAACAAGACACAGCCAGACTTCTTGACGGAAATGAAAAGGATGCTCTCCAGGGTTCACACGGTACACCGTCTGCATTGAACCCGTTTGTAACTACAGAATACCCGTTAGCCGAACCACAACTACTCATCCTTGCTGGTGGTGGTCGTATTGAATTGACTGGTCTCCTTCACCCAGTTTATATAGGTAAGGGTGGAGTAGGTACTGCAGTTACGTATTTTGCTCTTCTCGACCTGAATTATGATAGAGGTTATGTCAACAATTCGGCAGGCAAATGGCCACGATTTGTACAAATCTATAAGGACTCGGCTCAAACCCAAATCCTTAATCCATCTATTGATGCTGATGCTGACGGTTTCTACAGTGGAAACCTTTATATCACCACAGATCAACCAATCGACACCTCATTAAGAGTATCGTACTCTGCTAAGAAAATTCTTGGAACGATAGACAAAGGGTTTGATACTAAGAAGGGTCCTGCATCAGATTTCGTATCGGGTGAAGCAATTCAACATATTCAGAACATCAAAGGTAAACCTTTTGATACTTATCTGAATCCTGACGAGTCAAACAAAGAACTAAGAGAAGACATCGACGATTTGATTAGCTACTTGGGTTCTAACCAGAACACTACTATCGTAGCTACTAACGAAGATTATGATTATTTCCAGAACGACGTTAAGCTTGGGCCAATTTTTGATAAGAACATTGATGTACCACTAACGTACACTTTCGAAAACAATGCATATGTGTACACTTATAGTGCAGCTACAGGCACAGTAACGTATGTTGGAGCCCCTGATCTTACTACCCTAGTTAAAGTGGGGAACATTTTCATTGATGGTCTTGGCATCGAATATCGAGTAACTGCAAGAACAGCAAACTCTATATCAATAGTCAACATCGACACCGGTTTGAGACCGTCGCAAATTAACGACAACATTCTTCCTGGTGGATCTACAAGAGTTAACAACAATCCAAGAAACCTTCTGATGAGTGAGCTTAAAGCTCATGCACATGAAGTTATCAAGATTGATGATCTGTTCCGATTAAAAGAGTTCTCTAGACCAGAGGGTAGACCAGCTTTTGGTATATCTCAAGGTGGAAAGAGAATCGACCCTAGAGTAATTCTCTATGGTTCGTGTGTAAGAAGAGCACACTCCGACACAGGCGAAGTTGAGGTAGTATTCCTCACTTCCACTGGTGATATCCAAATAACGGACTTCATCACTGAATTGTATCTATGGTGTAAGGTTACACCAGGGTCCCCAGATCTTGCTATTTCACTCAACAATGAACAGTCGGTAAGCACTATAAGTGTTAGTCAGGCTGGTACTGCTTCCTCAAACATTGCCTATATTTCTGGTGAAAGATTTCAGAGAGTCAAAATCGTTGGTGGGTTGGATTCAACCCAAGTAACTACGATCAATATGAGAATTGCAGGAGCTTCTGCTGATTCTCTAATTATTGCTGGCCTCGAAGTTCTGACTATACCACCCAAGACAGCAGCAATAGCATTTGACAGTGAAGCCATTTCTGGAACTTTCCAGATCACATACAATGCCAACTCTACTGCCAACATAGCATACAATGCTACGCTATCACAGATTCAGACTGCTATAAGAACTCTGCCTGGTCTTACTAATGCATATGTTCAGTTGAACAACAACTATACTGCAAAGGTCAAAGTAGCTACTACAGCCAACATTGATGTGAACTCAATGCCAGCCAACATTGATGGGGTTGTCCTCGCCAATGGTGATCGTATTTTGGTTAAGAACCAAGTAGATGTTCAGACTAACTCTATCTATGTGTTCAATGGAGTTGCCCAGACTGCTACGAGAGAAAGCCTCAATCAAAATGCCAGAGTTTATGTACAATTCGGCACGATGAATGGTGCTACTTACTGGACCCTCAACACCGAGGGTGTAGCAGCTCTTGAGACTGTGTATGGTGGTGACATTGTAATACTTTACAATAATGCTCTTGCACTTCCTATCACTGTCACCAACAACTTACTTATTAACTCTGATGCTGATCCAGTGGTAGCTACTGTACTCAATAGCTTTTCTGATGTAGATATCAGATTGTTCGTTGAGTCGGGCATTGGTTTCGAGAACACTAGAGTCAATTCTAAGACTACTAGAAGAATTCAACCGGTGTTCCCTACTTCTAACAGCACAGGTGCAAACTATACATCGGTTCTTAATAGAGATATTGTTGATGGTACACCTATCATTAGCATCATCAATACACCACAATCGAATCTGGATTTTGATCCTAACTATACGATAATGGGCATGACCAATGCCACTACCCTTTCACCTACAACTGGTACTGAGACTGGTAAATACTTATCTGCTTTCAAGATTGGGGATGTGGTTGAGGCAATCGGATCTACACAAACACAAATAGTAAGAATTACCAACTATGCAAACCCTTCCATCACTGTATATCCTGCACTAACTGGTGCTCTTGAGAATAAGCAATTCCGACTGATAGCATCTCTTGGTGACGATGCACCAGATGAGCTTGGCGAGGAATTCGCAGCACGTTATGAGATCGTTACTGGGTTTATCGACTATTCTACTACAGATTTCTCTGTTAAGAACTCGGCCCCTAAAGCCAAACGATACGTGGTACATAAGGATGGTCAAACTATCCTGGCTGCTAACAATGCGTCTCTGTCAACTGATAGAAGATCGATGGTGGTTCCAGCATCTACTGGTAAATTCACAATTGGTACATGTGGACCGAGACTTGATCTTGAGTTCAACAATGTCACTGCAGTTACACTGAGAGTATCGATTGATGGATCTGCAGAATACGACATAGCTGTTCCAGCTGGTGTAACTAGAAAAACAATATTCAACCGTTCTCGTCATACGTTCCATGAGACCCACATAACTTCTCTTCAGGAGTTCCAAGTAACTCATGCTACTATCTACAGTCTCGAAAGAGGTGTAGATCGTACTCAACCGATGTTGTCTACTCAAGACAACGTTTCTCCTTACATCCAGGAGTTGAGTAAGCCAACTGTTGCTGCTAATAGATACAGATACTCACACGGTAAAGCTTTCTATGATGCTTTCAAATACTCAATCTTTACTAAAGGGCCAGGAGTTGATACTTCATGGACAGTCGTCCAAGATCAGACAGAGTTCCTAGGTAGATATGTAGAAACTCAGAATGCTGGGGATATACTTTCCCACATATTCTTCGGTACAGGTATCGAGATTGCATATTTCCGTAGAACTGATGGTGGTCAAGCCACAGTTAAAATCGACGGGTTCAACGTAAATACACTTGGTCTGACTATCGAAGGTCAAACTCTTCTAGCAGGAGCCACTCTCGATACATACGGTGCTGCTGATACTGGGATGAGAATTGTTTCTCTTACTGGTCTTAGTTACGGAAGCCATACTATAACTATCGAACAGAACAACCCAAGAACTAATGCTGTTGCAAGTTCTGGTTACAAGGTTGGAATCTTCGGATTCTTCGAATTGTCAGTAGGTGGTAAACTTCGTAACACATACGATGTATCTAAGGGTCATTACACACCAGTAGCCGATGTAAGAGAATTTGCATCTAATTATGCTGATCTCATCGGAGAGTCCGCTTTCCCAATCGAAACGGCAAAAGAAGTCAAATCTGCATTTGCCAAATTTGATGGTTCAGTTACTCCTATTGGATGTAGTGTAGACTCTACATCTGGTCTGACTAGAATACAATTATCATACAACTACATTCCGGGGGCTAACCCAGGCTATCCTTTTGGTGAACTTCTTGTACTTGTGGATGGTAAGTTCCTTCCTAGATTCGTGACTGGTTCAACAAATCAGGCATACTATAAAGAAATCACATCTAGCATGATCGAGCTTGATGCAGACTATTCTGCTAGTGACTTCGATATACAGGTTATCAAGATCAACGGGCCTACTGAGGTGGATCTCGATATTCTATCTGCAGAATATGGTAGTGGTAGACTTGGTGACTTCGTTTATTCACCTATGTTGAACTTGGCACAATTCCAAGGTCTTCGCAGTAACAAGTGGGTAGCTGCCAACGGAGCTAACATATCAGGCTCCGACCTGCATGCATTGACTGGAACTAGTGTGTTGCCAGTAGCAGCTGATTACTATGTGAAGATTAACAATTAATAGGTAAAAGAGAATATGGCTTATACGGACACACCAGATTCTTCCATAGCACGACTCACTGAGGGTGGTAGGACATATCTTGCACGTTCACTTTTTGGAGAAGTATCATTCAAACTCATAGGTTTTGACGTTGGTCATGCAGGGTATGTTGATGCAAACCCAGTAAAGGTACAACCAGTGGTACCTGCCAATACTATCCTCGATGTGAAGTATTTCCCAGATGCAACGACTGGTATTGAGCCATTCGTTAGTATCGAGAGACCGCATCCTAAGACGATAGTTCTCAACTGCAGATTGGATCACTCAGATCCGTCGAACATTGGTGCTATTGGTGAGGTTGGTATTTGGGGAGAGGTCCTAATGTCCGACGTTCCATCAGAAGTCGGAACACAGTTCTTATTTGCTATAGCTCACTTTCCAATTCTAACCAAAAATTTGCAAAACGTATTCGTTTTCAGAATTTTGACTCAATTCTAGGGGAGTCAAAGTGGCCGGAAGATTAACTAGAATCGAAAAAACCGTAAACTCTCAGTTGGATTCTCTTCATGTGAAGGTAGTTCCACGTGGAATTCCGTATTTCATCGATCAACTGTTGAGAGGAAAAGTTCGATTTGCCAAAAGGACTGGTAACTCTTCTGCTGTTTTCAACACTGAGAACACTTTCCAGTTATCAGAAGCGGTAAACCTAGGAACAAACCAAATTCCGGTTACTGAGGCACCATCGTGGCTAAATATTGACTCGATTGTATCTATTGGACCTGGTAAAGAGCTTTCTGTGATTGACGATGTCCTGGATAAGAGAGTAGTTCTAAGAGATACTTTAAGATTCTCATATGACACTAGTCGTGAAATACTGATATATGCGTCTCCTCTCAAACTGAATGGTCCTATTTCTGAAGGCGACACTACCATACAAGTCCAATCCAGATATCCTCTGGCTAATGGTGACGTTTTCGTATTCCTAGCTACTGCAGGATTATTGCAATCATCAACAGAAGTCAAAGTGAAAAAGGCTTTGATTGGTGGTACTTCGATAGATCCAGTTTTCAACACGGTTTACGTACTAGAACTTGACAAACCAGTGAATAGAGATATCCCAGTGGAAGAGCTAGTATACTTCAGGGCTTACCCTGCATACTTCTCAAATTCTATCAGAGTCCCAAATTTATTCAATAGCTCCAACGAGATGGGTCCATTTCTTGTGGATCACTTCTCGGGAAGACTTATCGAAGGTTTTGCTCCAAAAGAGACTTTTGCTATCAAACTCAGAGATCGTTCCAATAACTACCAGTTTGGCGACCAGTTCGGATATGAGACAGTAAACAAGAATCACCCCGTTCTGAACAGACCGATCAGCTCTAAAGCTTTCCAGCTATTTGGCAGTTCTAAGGGCGACGCTAGGGTTACACCGAACAGAGTCGTTTTTGATGTGGATGGTAGTCAATTCAGAGTCACAAATAAGCTAGTTCCCAATCTAGATTTCAATGGTCAGAGTTACAGGTTTTCCACCACTTCAAACACTAGTGGTAAGTTGATCGTATATCTTGAACCAGGTTTCGAGTGGATAGTAGATATCGTGGCAGGAAATCAGTCCCATGAAATCGTGATACCTGCTGGCCTTAGAAAGCAAATGGATATCATACTAGCTACTGACACTCCAAGTGGTAGATTGACTATGACCGATTGGACACAAGTCGGACCCCAAATCGAGTTCGTTGAATGTTCTATTGTGGCAGAGTCTACAGGTAGAGGAACATGGCAGTCCACAGGGTTGTGCTTAAAGCCTTACTTCCTAACTCAGGAAATACTTTCTGGACGTTATGATGGGGGGGATAGCTATGATAGTGGGTTCGTGTATTTTTAAAATGGAAGTGGGGCCATCACGGCCCCTTGAGGATACGTTCAGCTATTTACTTCCGAAATCTAGTTGATAGGGTTAAAGTTCTCAGGAGTTAAGCAAGGGCTATTTTGTGAGGCAACCGAGATTGAAGCACCATCACAAGAACGGAACCACTCAACTTCTCCATCAATCACAAAAAACTTACCTTCGTTAAGCACTTCACCTGAAGAGAGAACTGGGTTCAAGTTACCATCGAAAGAGTAAACATCGTTCAAGCTAGGGAAAGCACTGCCTGAAAGAATGTAGCCTTCAGCAAGAGCCTGACTGATCAAAGAAACGCAGAAATCGATAGTAGGATCATTGTCAGAACTTACGTAAGTCACACCATCTTTAATAAGAGTACGGATACCAGCAGGGGCAAAAGTCTTACATGTCTTGAAATTAAGACTAAAGTCACCTTGCTGAAGACCATAGAAATCTCTATTCATTGCACTGATAAGAACATCGTTGATCAGAGCAGAGTCAGTAACTTTAGAGGCATCAGTTAAAATGTTCTGGCGAATTTGAGCCACAGTAGCTACTGGAATAACAGTCTGTTCTACAATCTGAACTGACTCATCTAAGTGAGCTTGAGCGGCAGCAAGCAGATTCTCGAACTGTTGATCATTATTCGATCTATCTAGTGCTCCCAAGCCTCGGTTTGCACGAAGATCACTAATAGCAACAATAATGTCCTCTTCATTACCAAGGTCGATATCGTAACTAGACATGAAGGCAATAGCAGTTGAAGAAATGATGATCGTGCTATTGGCAGAGATAAGATTGGTACCATCAAAATCATCACTCATATGGTGAAGCATAAGGGCAACCATCTGTGCTTTACGATCATCACCATTAACGGTGTTAAGATTGCTAGGGAAAACCTCTTCAGCACCACAAGTGATGCGACCAAGGTCAACACCATTGATGGCATTAAGAGAGAATGTCACTGTTTCACCTGTAGAACAAATGAACTCACCATTGACACCAGTTGTGCGAACATCATCAGCTGCCAAACCATCAGAAGTTTCGGATGATCGGTAGTATTGGAGACCTTGTACGGGGGCGTCAATGAAACGACCATTGACGAGTGCACCATAGCTAGAGCCTCCACTTGAGCTACCACCGCCTCCACCTGTACAAGAAACGAGACCAAGAACCAGACCTAAATTCAATAAACGTACTGCTGTTTTCATTTTGGTATCCTCCTAGGCAATCTTGCCTTATAACACATTATATCACGATATCGTATATTTTTGGAATACCCTGTCAATCCCTCCCAAGGGTGTCTTAAGACCACCTTAAGACCGCCTCCCCAAGTTGGCACCCGGTTAATTTTTCGGGAAACCACCGAGAGGATATTCCCAGTATTAAGTTCTCAAATATCATCAATCATAGGAGAAATCATGAAAAGAGTTTATTTCGACGGTTCAGAAGGTTCGGACAATATCACACTAAGTTCAGTAGAAGACCTCAAGAAATTGGTTGCCAACCTTGACGTACATGGTGAAGTTGAACACAGAGTAAACGATCTTTATATCGTCAAATCTATGAGCAACATGGGTGGATCACAGTATCTGGCCAACGGAATCCAGGATGTCGAAATCCTTAAGAAGATTTCCGAGAAAGTTGAAAACAAGGGCGATTCTACTTGGTATTATGTCCGTCTAGCAGGACAAGAAGTAGCTATCTAGTATGGCAGCAAATCCTATTAAGATCACCATAGCTATCATCGACGATCCACACCCAACACGTGGATATTCGCTAGTTGATAGAGAATTCTTTCTGAAGGACGGATACCCCGACGCGATTGAGGCTGAGGCTACATGGCTCGACGGTACTAATTTTAAAGAGAAATACTATGTAATTGACTTGAAGGAATATATGAGAGTTGTTCCAGAGGCAGCAAAAGAGAGCCACAGGTGGACGGACGATGTTCTGATCCCCCAACATCTTTGCCACAAGTCATTTAAACCAATTTACCACAAATGATCCAAGGCAGTCATAGATGAGCAAGAATTTACAGGGCATTAACTACGACACAAAACTGAATATTGATGACTTCAAGTTCGAGTCTGATTCGAGAGAAAACGATCTACTTGAGAGATCCAAACTCGGATTTGGTGAATACACAGGAATTGAAGCCCGTTATGGTATCGTAGATCAGCTAGATCCTAAAGACCTGGTTGATACGGACGTTACTAGACCACTTTTGGTTCGTATATCTGAGGTTGACATCCTGAGAATCACTGTAAACCCAGGTGTTGTAATTTGCCCTAACGGTACTATTTGTAACCTCACTAGTCAAGTTACCGATTTCCAATTAGCCAGAACCAATATCGACGATGTTCTGGTGGTTTTCCTGGAGAATGAAATCGTAGCAGGTGGAGAGTCAAGACTTTCTAAATATCAAGTAGCAGCTAAGACTCGATACACTCAAAGTACGGAGCTTCTACGTTCTGCACTTCTTACAGATTACAACAACTCATCGTTATTCTCACTAACTAGAAAACAAAACATCGTTGTTATTGCTATCGTTAAGGTAGTTTCTGGCCTTTCTGGTACAGAACTTCTTATTGACTATACTAACAACATTTATCCGTTTAACAGACCATGGTTCTCCATTGTAGATGTTGAACACAGAAATTCCAAAGGTTCGGGTCTTATTACGGCAAGAAACCCACACGGAACGACTTTCAACGATCTATCCACTGGTGAAATTCCTTTCTATTCTCAAATCTCAGGTGTAGGTTCTATCCTAGCCAAAGATATAGACCTGAAAGGTAGAGCCGGCTATGCTTGTGTTGAACAGATTGACATTAGCCGATACCAGACTGACCCTGATGGGACTATAACTGGTGAATCTAGATTTGGTGGAATGGGAGCCAAGTACTTCCTACTTGCCAATTACCCGACATCAGTCTCTTCTATGCATGTTGCTGATCACAAATCAAGATCAATTGCATTTGATTGGATTAAAGGTACGAAAATTATCGTACTTCAGCCAACAGAAATTACCGATACTAGCTCTACAACTTATTCAACTTCTACAATCTATTACAACAGAGTGAATGCTCTTGAGATTCCACAATTCATCAATGGTAACAAGATCACTTTTGGTCAAGCCAATGTTGAAAATGAATTTATCGTTGCTGGTGGTTTGAGCTACGGAACCCTACCAAACACTACGGTTGAGTTCGAGGGTACTGGCCCTATTGCCCGTAAGTTCAAAGTTTATCTCAATGATACTGGCGATCTGATCAAGTTCCCACAGATTCTACAGAACACTCTCCTATTGGATTCAATCGGTGGTGATTATGTAAGTCTAGAAGTGAACCAGTTTGGGCCTGCTCAGCTTAGTATAGCATTGGCAGACGCAGTTTCATCGGCTAACCTTAAAGTCACAATTCGTGTATTTGGTACCAATACCTCAGATGTCGTTATCAGTGAGGACCTCACTTTTGATAGCACATGGATAAACACTATTCTTCCAAACGTGGAAAACCTACAAAATATCCTGAAAACCGAGAACGTGTTCAACACTATCACTGGTTTCCAAGTTATCGAGAGAACTTCCGACGGTGCAGCATCTAAGATCATCATTTACGCAGAAGTAGAATCTGGTACAGCAGCTAGATTGAATGACCTAGCACTAGTAGCCAGTGTTGACTGGGATGGTTTATCTCTTGGAAACGTTCGTGATGGGAGATACATCAGAACTTACTACCCCGGATATACTACAAAATATGAAGGTGCAGCATCCCTTCAACTAATAGGCTCATACAACTTCCTATTGACAGAGGAATATGCTTCCCCTCGTTATAATGAAGTAGTTCCGGCTGACCAAGATGGAACGGCTGCTTCGACTTTCGTTAGCTTCTCCGACGATGTATCGAATGGTGACACTCTTGACTTAGGTAACTCAAAAATACTTACGGCAGTAGCTGGCTCTCCAAACAGACCGTTAGGGGAATTCCAAAGAGGAAATGCATCTCAGTCTAGAGATGACATTATCTCTACTATCAATAACATTGCTTTTGATTCGGGATTCACTGCCACTGCAGATACAGCTTCAAATAGAATGAAGCTCACAAGAAACCTGATCGGAAATGCAGGAAACACTACCGTTACTTCGACTACTACTATCACCGGTGCAATTGCAGTGGAAGGTAGTGCAGTTGGTGGTTACGATGCTTTTGGTGAAGTAGTTATCCCTCACCACTCTGACGAATTGAATTCTGTTATTCCATCACCTTCTGTCTACGATGTTTCATACATCAGAAACAGATACATGAGTAGAGCTATACCTATCAAGTTGAAACAAACTCTTCAGGTCCTCCTTCATGGTGTTAAGGCTCCATATGATAAGGTTCAGTTGAGATATAGAATGTCTAATGAAAAAGTTGACTGGAGTCCTTGGCAAGTAGCTACACTTACTGGCCCTATGTTCACAGTATCAAGTGCATCGAATATTACTAAAATACAAGTACAAGTTTTTGGTAAGTTTGATGGATTCAGTCTATATGAGGTTATCTAATGACACAGCGAAGAATTAAAGATTATGGTACGTTAGCCGAAGCCTCCGATCTTAAGCAGATGCTATATGCCCTTGCACGTTCATCAGTGCTACAAGGGTTTAGATTTGGTGTAGCTGGTACTTCAAAGATGAGAATCTTTCCAGGTACTGCTGTGACACACGAAGGAACAATGATCATCGAGGATGAGTCCTTGGAATTAGACATCCCAGTGACTTCTAATCCTCAAGATTATACTGTATACTATGAACACCTAGATCAAGATATTTCTGGTGGAGAGCCAGCAATCCTGAGATTGGGTAACGGTATATTGAATCCTAGTGACATCAATGGTGTAGTCCTTGGTTACGTGAGATACCCAGGAAGTGCAGTCCCCATGTCTACTGCATTCTTTGAGCAAGAACCGGAGCAGAACTTAAGAAACTTCACACCAAACAGACAAAACGCTGATTGGATTATCCCACTTAAAGGAAATGGCTTTATTGTTACTGCTACTTCAGGTAGTGCAGTTACTGTTACTGATTTCTGGGATACCTTAAACAACAAATATTCACTTAAGCTCCAGAACAACGTAAATTCACCTTCTCTAGCTAATGCAGTATTCACGTTCCCTTTCAAAGTCGGGTCTACACCTTTTGCTCTTTTTCAGGCAAAAATGCAGGTCGATCTTGGAGCAACGGTAGAATTCAAGCTGATCGATAGTCTGGGAGACCTTGTGGACATTACAGTTATCCCTCTTGATGCCCAGGCAGACTTCTTCTTGTATTCTTTGAGTGTACCAACGCAAGCTACGCAGAATCCTAACGACATCATATACTTACAAATGATTGTGAATCTTTCGTATACACGTATGGTAAAAATTCAGGGAATTGGATTGTCGCAATACAATCTGCCTATTTAGTCTATTAATGGAGCCAGTCTAGATGAATACTAAAGGTATTAAAGTAGTATTAAAGTTCTTCTTATCCAAGGACCCGAACGGTAACGTGAAACTTATCTCAAGAACCATGGGCAAACTTGCATTGATCGAGAATCAATACCAAGGCCAGGTGAACGACGACGAGTTCTGGCTTTGTGAAATTGAGAAAGAAATTGGCTCCAATAAGAATAGAGGAGCATTTCTAGTCAGACCTATGCACAAAATCGAAGTAGAGAAGATCAAGAAATTGCTTCCAAACTTCTATTCAATTATTGAGCATGGAAAGACTGCTTTCCTTTATCCTAAAAATCAACCGAAAGAACCATGGATTTTATCGGCTAACACTCGCAAAATCTTTAATGACAAATACACAAGCGTTATAGTACCAATTGAGGATTAAGCTCAGGTAACTGACCTAGGCTCTGCAAAGAGTGAACCTTTGGAGTCCTGAGCCACTCATAGTTAAATTGGTCGAAAGGGAGGATATTATGAAATAGATAGCTAAACCACCGTAAGCATTTCTTGTTTGAACAAAGTTTTCAATACTTAACAACAAGGAATGAACAAATGAAATTTGAAGTAAAAAAACAGATCAAAGCTACTCACAAAAAAATCAACCAAAAAATCCGTGACCTAAAGTCCCAAAGAAAGTCACACTCTAATGGCTATGTTCCTGGACTGTCTGAATTGCAGATAGAGATGAGGCACAGGCACATTGCTTACTGTCTGATGAGAGGGACACCAATAGAAAAGATTGAATGTAGTCCTGCCTTTAAGCATTCGAAATTTCTGGTCAACCGTTATACCGAAATGTACACTAGGCTATTAAACCCAGAAGTAGCTCCACCAGAAAAAGTGGTCGTCCAAGCAGAAGCAGATAAAGAGATGAAGGAAAATCGAACTGCATTCTGGTCTTTCTATGGTATGATCAAGAGGTTTCTATGAAACTTTATGTGATAGTATCCCAGACACTCTCTACACCGCAAAAAGCTGTTCAAGGTGGGCATGCAATTGCCGATTTCATGATCAGAAATCCAGAATCACAGTGGAGAGGACATTCTCTCATTTTCCTTACTGTACCTACCGACGAAGATTCCGGCACCGGCGGTTTTTATTTTTTGACGTTAGGTAGCTTAAGGAAGTTCATAATTTTCTTAACAAACTCACCAGCTTTAACTAGAAACTTACCAACTTTTGTCAAAGCTGATTCATCGCCAGAGCTAGGAATTATACGAGTTAACCCCTCTACTACCACACCTAATCCACCTAGAATCACAGCCACAGAGCTTAGAATCATGTCGTAGTTAGATGCTATAAATGATATTACTTCCATAAATTTATCCATAGAATTCTCCTTGAATGTCCACTTTCAACTTAAGTGAAGACCTATGCAATGAATAGTTAAAGACACTCTCTGTTAATTTAAAGCATGATTTCAGTCAAACAAATTCTCTATTGGACCATGTTACACAGAAAAAGCATCATAGCCAAGGCTAGAGGTGTAGCTTTACATTTTGGTAAAGTGGAGTACGTTGAAGAGAACGGAATCAAGATGAAGAAAGTGGAGGCTATGGCGGCATCTCAAGATGGGGATGGTAATTATAGACTTTTGATGTATTTCACTGGTAAAGGACCCACCGCAAAGGTTTGGGCCAGTTGCGAATGCCCATATTGGCTCTTTCATGTGGAGACTGCTCTCTCCAAGAGAGGTTCTACTGATGTCATTTATTCCAATGGTAAGCTTCCTAAAGTAACTAACCCGAGACTAGTCAGTCATGCTTGTAAACATGTTGTTGCTGCCTTACAAAGAGGGGCATTCATGTTAGAACCCAAAAAGATCACTAAAAAATAGCGTGAAGAAACGCCTAACCATCAATCACTTATTGATATTAGACCCAGAAGATGAGGTTTACCGATGCTTATGTAACTGGAAAAACTACGACAGAGAAACAGCAGGCACAGTACCGGGTACTGGCGGTAAGAAAACTAGACTTAGGAACTACAAATACCAAATAAGAGGGAGGATACGGCGAGACAATGTCGTGGGATAGCTATGGGCCAGAATGGCATCTAGATCACATAAAACCGTTGTCGTCATTTGACTTATCTGATGTCACCCAACAACTAGAAGCAATTCACTACACCAATCTCCAACCGAAAGAGGACAACTTGAGTAAAGGCTCAAAGTATTAAGTCTCTTTAGCAAATCTCTGCAAGAAAGTCTCTTTATCTCTTGTGAAGTATAGACCTGTTTCAGGACAGTGGTAAGTCACACTATTTGCCCATTCGATGGCATTTTCCATTTTCATTTTGCCTTCGAACATCACTAGGTAAGATTTACCAGATTCTAGATATATCCAGATTTCGCCTTTCATGTTTACTCCTTAAATTTGGAACTTTCTAAGTTTATAGCTCATCGGAATGCCAAAGCTCAAGATAGCACTTTCACCCTTAGGGATTCCTCTATGCTTCTCCCCACATTTGATCACCACACCACAGTTGAATTTAGTGGAATAGGGTATAGTGATGCCTTCACGTATAATTTCAAAGTCTTTTTCCCCATACACCCCATGGATCAACACTTCTCTATCGTCCGTGTGGAAACCAAAAGCATGATCACCATTCTTGGGTACGAGGTACATGTGGACATCCGTACCGACTCCCAATTCCCTAGCATACTTTGAAATACTCTCATTATAGTTCTCCAGACCTTTTATGACTAGGGTCTTCCCGTCCTTGAACGACCTCTGAACTTCTTCTTGATACTTGACCACCGGTTGGTTGGTGATGTCCAAGTCGTACCCGTTTTTGACTTTGTCTAGGGTGTAAATGAGACCACTCAGATAGAAGTGGGAGTCGGATAGTAGCCCACTGATATCATCTTTAGACAGAAAAGTCGGTGTATGGTCGTAGTACATGATCACCCTTTCTTAAGGAAAGCTTAAGTTGCACGTGTTAAGATTTACTGATAGTAAGGCTTTAACACAAGAATGTTTCTATACATTTTTATACGGGGGTTAATATATGTTGTACGTAGCGTTGCATAACCATGTCGATAACAAATGACTGGGTTACATGAAAGCATCTTGACGGAGATATTAAGTCATAAAGAATAATTGGTTTTTACCCCGTCAGATAATGGAAGGGCCACTTACACATTCAGAGGGATAAAAATCTCTATGTTCCAGGTATATCGAAGAGCATACGAACAAAATGGACATGGACATTACCGATACGGTAAGTTCGTTTGATCTTTACTGCCAATGCAAAGAGATACTCAATGCTGATCTATTATAAACCGGTAGCTCACTGCCAACTGAACTGCTCCCATTGTTATACTTCCGGAAGTGAAGCCCCAAGACAGTATGCAGATACCTCAAAAACCTTAGCATTTCTACATCGCTTGCACCGCTATGTGCCAGACACATCTATGAAGATTGTCTTTCATGGCGGTGAACCTATGCTAGCTCCTATTGATCAGCTTGAGGATATATGTAGGAACATGCCTCAGTGGAAAGGTGGAACAGAGCTTTCTGTATCGACAAACTTGGTGTACCCACTAACCGACAAAAAGCTCAATTTTTTCAATACATGGATGAAAGAGGGGATGGGTTCGTCTTGGGACAATCTTAGGTTTGAGAATCGTTCACAGCTCGATCTTTGGGAGAGAAACTCCAGGGTCCTCAACGAAACCATACCTATGACCTTGTTTGTCACAATGGATAAGAAAGTGGTTAACACAGACCCGAGAATCATCATTGAGTATGCTATGTCTCTAGGTTATAAGTACATTCTCTTCGAGAGAATTACTAACGATGGTCATGCCAAATCAAATCCAGAAATCAAGCCCGACAATGCAGAACAAGACTTTTGGCTCCACAAAATGCTTGATGTTACTATCGAGAACAGATATTACGAAAAAATTGGCAACATGTTTCTCAATGAAATAGCAGAGGCAGTAACTCAGGGCATACACTCAGGGAACCGATGCAGAAATTGTGAATCTAGTCTCATGACTATCAATGCCGATGGAACCATAGCAGGATGCCCGAATACAGCACCAATGGATTTCTGGGGAAACATCAACCAGTCGATAGAAGACCTTTTCAATTCGAAAGAGAGAAAGAAAGCTATTTTCTGTGAAACCCAGAGAGATCCACGTTGCTATGAATGCGAAGCTTTTGCTATTTGCAATGGCGACTGCACCAAACTTGAATGGCAGGGCGACTATTGCCAGGCTCCCAAGTCTATTTGGAAGTACGTCTTGAATGGAAAGCAAGAGGTAATTGAGAACGAGTTTACGAAACTACTTCTTGCTTGACAGCATTTGGTCAAACATTCTGCAGTAAGGCCTGTACGGTTGATGTTGGTTGGCGTTGTGGCACACGTAGGTCAACTTCCATTATGCCCACAGTGTCTAACCCACAAAAAATCACGGAAATAACAAAGTTTTCCGCCCAAACCTTCTCATGTCGTTCCCGAGTAAAGTGTCAGATCTGGCATGCTCATGAAATATTTGCATTATCTTGACTCTAGTTGTAAAACCAACGTAGCTATTCATGTTTATTGTGTGTTAGTGATGACATACTAGGTTCATATGGTACCGAATTCGTTAATATTAAAAGTAACATCCAAGTGCAATTTTGCATGTACCTTTTGTAGTTCTCCGAGTTTATCTGAGGACTTCAATGATGAGCTATCACTGGATAGAGTATATCAATATCTCAAAAGATATCCGCAAACTACCACTATCATCATCAATGGCGGTGACCCTTTGTGTACCGAACCTGAGTGGTATTGGGAACTCATCAAACATCTGGAATACAATAATTACCCAGCCAACATTTCAATGACTACTAATCTATGGGATTACTGGTTAAGACCTAGTAAGTGGCTGGAGTTGTTCAAGCATAGCCGTGTGTCCATAGCTACATCCTTCCAATATGGCAATAAGAGAAAAATCCACCGCAATCGGGTGTTTGAGGAGAAAGACTTCATAGCCATTTCGGACAAGTTCCTAGCCGACATTGGGTATCGTCCAGACTTCCTAGCGGTCATCGACGAGGACAACATTCACAGAGTGGTTGATACCGTAAGACTGGCAAAATACTTGGATGTCGAGGCTAAGGTCAACTATGCCAATGCATCTGGAAGACAAGGGAAACCATTTCCTTTAAGCTTGATATATGAGAAGTATATCGAAATAGCTAGAGAAGGTCTCGCACAATGGGAGTTCAACACGAAACAAATGTTGAATAGGCTCAATGCAATCCCCACTTCTTGCCCTTTACTATCCAAGTGTGATGAGCATATAAGGGTACTCCACCCTGATGGGAAATATTTCACCTGTGGAGCCTTTGCAGACGATCTCGAATATGAAGTCGATTTCAATAGTGAAGTCCTGGAGAAAGGAAAGGTGCAGACCCCACTCCAAAAAGATCCAAACCTTAGAGCATTGAAGAGCGAATGCTTCACTTGTCCTATGTTTCAGATATGCAATGGATGTAGTAAGCACGTTAAAGATCTTAAGAGATCTGGACAGGTAGAATCTCACTGTGTTAAAATGAAGTCCATAGCTAATGATATCACCCAGCTAACAAGCGAATTCGACGGACAATTTAGCACAAGGGACTAATGAACATAATTAAGGGTATCGAATGTTTATGCTTGCTCTGCTATTTACTCTAACGTTTGTAACGGTGTCTATGATCTGCCTTCTAAGGATTTTTATCCATCACGGAAATGTGACACTCGTTAGTTTCTTAAGTCCTTGACTTCCTTCTTATAGCATCTGGTACATACCCATTTGGAAAATGGCCAACCTAGCTCCACTAGTATCATATTGTGACCTAGTGCTCTACATATAATTTTACTCAGAATCTTCAAGCTCTTTCCTAATTTGTTCTTTAGACTTCATTCTCTCGGATGTCTTTGATACGTCGTATACATAATCTCGATCGCACCTTCCACAATACGGATTAGTACCCTTGGCACCATATGGCCGGGTGTGTGCTTATTAGAGGCTAATTGGCCCGAACAAGTCGGACATTTACTACAATGCTTTCCTTTCATAAAATATCCTTTTAAAGAATTTAAAGGAGATGAATCGTATGATCATCAGTGTAGTTATGTTCTACGAGATTCACACTAAAGGACAGTGGAGAAGCTCCTTTATTGGTATTATTCTAACAGTCTTGATCACTTTTGGTGCCATCTACATCATTCATGATAACATCAAGTACAGTGAAGGCTACCACTCAAGTAAAAAGAAACTGTCCAAGGATTGAACTCCAGGACTAGTATGACCGAAGAAGACAACCGTTGCGATTTGTGTAAGTATGGTTATGACGACGAGTTATGGAAAGCATACGGGTGCCCACAAGGTGGTTGTGCCTGTATGCTATTGGTCAAAATCCCACCCCTGAAATGCCCACAATGCAAAAGTACGAGTGTCATCAAAAAAGGTGACACCCTTATATGCAATGACTGTAGCACAAAGACCCTCAAGAATGGTAAAGTAGAGAAAATAAAGAAATACCCTTCAGGCAATGGTCGTGATCCCTGGCAAGACACAGGGGACTATTTCGAGTAGGGTTATCTTTAAATAAAACTATTTAAAGGTACAAACATGTCCAAAGCTAATTCTTCAAACATTTCTAAAGATTCAGATATTGATGCAGAGGTAGAACGCTACTATGCAGAAAACGAGAAAATGATTGACGAAGCTTTCTCTAAATACTGCTTCTACGATGGCAATTTCGAACACCAAGATCAAAAGAAAATGTTCAATGATGACAGAGTGTTCTGGGAGTTCGTAGAGGGCTTCATGGTTAAAGACCTAGATAAAGCTGCTGCTATCCTTAACCAAGATATGGCAGATAAAGTACGTGAAGTTATCACAAGCATTTTCCCTAATTCTTATGTTGGTGTACAAGCTAGTGGGCCTCTTGGATCTAAAGATGTCTACGTTCACTTTGCACTAGGCAAGAATAAAGATGAGTGGGAGCACGGAATTATCCACAACGATCCACTTCACACCATTTTCCGCATCGAAGGCTGGGATGACGACTACCAAGAAAATCACATTGAAGATGCAAAATCAGTAAAGGCAAAACTCCTTACCGGTGTAAGGGGTGTGAAATTTCCTTCTAACAAAATGAGCCCTGAATCGTTAATCAAAAAATTGGGTGAATACTTCAATAAAGTCAAAGAGTATCATGAATCTCAAGCCAAATCAACTGCAAGTATCGATGCCGACCTTCCAAAACTTCAGAAAATATCGGATGCCTTCTCTCATCTGAACCCAGAGGCAGGGCAATATCTAGCTTCATACCTATTCTACTATGCAGCACATGATCACATGGTTGATATCGAAGACGATATGGAAATCTATGAGGAAAATGTAGACAATCTACCTGTGCTACGCTCAAATAATGCACAAGAGTTTGATAAGCTTCAGGCTCAAAAAATCCAAGAAGCAGCCAACATTGCAGCTGATCTAGGAGAGGATGCTGCAAGATGTTTGAATGTCATGGTATACAACAACTTCGATATCTACGACGGGGAAAGAAACCCGGCATTCTCTAAGTTCCAAAAGAAAATGGACTCTGTGGCTGAGGGACAGCAAGTAGACAGACAAAATAGTCACAATGATTCTGGATATTATGATTCCAAAAATAGTCAATATATCGTCATAAATAACAAAGAATCCATTGCCAAATTGGTACAAAAACATAACAAAAATACCGACCGCAAGGAATGGGCTTTTGTATCAAGTGATGGTTCTAAGGTTCTGGAGTGGTATGGTACACAAAAGCCAAGCGAAGAAAGAGTGAGTAAGACTGAGAAGAGAGTTCAATTCTTCAAACATGTCAATGCCTCGACTGAGGATGAATTGGCCCCAGGATACTTGGAGCAAATCTCAAAAGAAATCAGTATTGAAGATGTAATGAAAGAGGGTGAGCCTACCGAAACCTATGTGGGCGATTTATCCGTCACTTATGGAAATCGTGAACTTTCATGCGTCGATAAGAATGGAACTCTCTATATTTGGGTTGTGGATGTTATTAATGATAGACCAAACTACTCTCATTATGAAACCATTGTCAATGCCTCGACTAAGGCATCACTACCAATGAATGACTACCTTATCACAATTGAACTTACCACTGATGCTACCGATGAAGAGGTGGAAGAAATTGCATCCCACTGCTACACTCAACTGGAGACGTTAGGGGATGAATATGGTAGGAAGCATACTCCTAGTGAGTATAGAGTTAAGAAGCTCACTCACAATACTACCGCCTCAAGACCAGTAAGTGTGAAATATTGGACTATTGAGCAAACTGTTGGAACAAAATCTGAGTATGTAGAGTCCTTTAAGAACAACTACATCAAAACAACAAATGACATTAAAGATGCAATCTTTTTTAAGACTAAGAAAGATGCCGAAAAATTTAAAGATGATATGATTAAAATGGCTGATGGGTCAGAAATGAAATTCGAAACCCTTAAGTTGGTAGTGGCACCACACACTTTTAACAAATCTTTTGCTTCAACAAAGGTTATAGCCATGAACGACGTTATTAAGAAAGCCGAGTTGATTAACTCCAAGATTGGCAGTGTTTCTGGCGATTGGGAGAAAGAACTTGAGATGAAATTCTCAGAGTCAGCAGACTTGGACTTTGAGTCTACATACTCGAATGGTAACGACTCTATCTCTCTTATCGACATGTACGTTTTCCTCAAAGACAAATCACTTAAAGTGAAACTTGGCATTGCAGGCAATACTGAATGTGAGACAGACGAAATCTGTGGAAAGCTTATGTCAGCTGAATACTCAGTAGATGGTAAAGAATTCTTCCCATTCACTCACTTCTCTGAAGAGTACACTAACCGTAAGCTAGAGGAAGGTGAACTTCTTGAAGCTGGCGAGAAAGCTCTGAAAGATCAAGAGAAGCTGATCAAAAAACAAGAGAAAGAAGACGAAAAAGAACTTAAAGCTCTTAAGAAAGAATACGAAGTTAAGGCAAGCACAGTTGAAATCCTTTGGAGCAAGAAGCTTTTCTGATTATGCCGATGACGATGAAATCGAAATGCAAGATGCCTTACTTGATAAGAAAGCCCAAGAATTGGGTGGCGAAGGTGTCACAATGTTCCCTGAGGAACACGATGTTCTAGACGGTAATTATCTTGTGGTGTACAAGCCAGAAGATGCGGACCTAGAAGATGTTGCAAAAAAGTTGATGGAATAATAAAAGTTTATATAACTGATCTGCCATGTGTAGAAACAGTACCTGGGTCCGGTTAATGGACCTTGCTTTAGGAGATAACGGATGAAGAAGATCAAATGGGCAGTCCTAAATACTCTAGTAGAATACAAGAGAATTGCAAAAGAGTTCAATGAATATCTTGCTAATTCTGGGTATGAAGTTGAACTAATCATTGTAGATCAAGATCCGAAAAATCCTCTCCAAGAAATTGATAATGGTGATCTGGACATCTATCAGGTCCCAAGCTCCCAATTGTTGGCTCTGACTGAAAAATCCTGGCTCAAAGTGTGGGAATTCCCATTCATCTTCCGTTCAAATGAACACGTTGAAAGCTATATCAATTCTGACCATACTAAACTTCGTATTAAAGAGTTGGAAACTGACACAATTCTCCCCCTGACTTATTCATATGCTGGTGGTTTCTGCTACGTAGTAAAGGAAAAGTCAAAAACAGTTCACCTGTACAACGAAATCCCATTGATCCAGGAAGAAAACTTTATCGATCATGTTAGTGCTGGTGCAACTATGCCTCTACCTCACGCAATTCTAGCATATGAAGTAGCTGGTTACACTGAACTAGATGAAGAAATGAAGAAGAAAATCGAAGTCGAGATTTCTAACCACATGGTTATATCTAGAATCACATTCATTTCCAAGAAACTAGCCCAAGAATTGGGTTCCGAGGCCGTTGCAAAGCTTACTAGTCTGTTAAATCAGGAAAGACAAGCAATCTATGGGTTTGCCTCAGCAAGACTACCAGAGCTTCTGGAAGATGGAATCCTCAAGTACCATTACGTACCTGAAGATGAGAAAGATCAATATCGAAAGAATTTGGTATCAAACAACAGGGATCTGAACAGCGAAATCAATTTCGTCCAGACTCTAAACTACCAAGAGTCAAAGTAATAAAACCGTGGTGTTCCATCTCGTAAACCGATATACTCATAGCTAAACTAGTCAACGACTTTAATAAAAGTTTCTAAAGGGAGCCAAGATGGCAAGGAAGAGTGAAAGAGCATATCTCCACAAGGAGTCCAACGAAGTTCTCAAGGTTGAGAGAGTTAATGACACTAGAGTGGTGGTTCACTATCCGACTGGGCCTGAGAGAGTTCAGCAAATGGACCTGAATCAGGATTTCGAGCATCTCGGTGATTGGGAAGAGTATTACAGTGGCCTGTTGAGCAGTAAAGAAATATGAACATCCTAAACCTATTCAGGGGGTAAAATGAATACAGTCACGATAAATGGTCAGACTATAACTTCTTCGGGTAGTGTCACTATCAGAAATGGGAAGGTCATAGTTGATGGTAATGAGATATCTTTAGCTAATGCTGGCCAAATCACCATCAATGGAAACGTGGGGAAAATCGACACTGACATGTCGGTCAACGTCAATGGAACGGTTGAAGGTGACATAAATGCTGGCGGATCAATCAACTGCGACGACGTTAAAGGTTCCGTTAGAGCAGGTGGATCAGTCAACTGCGACGATGTCGGCGGTTCAATCGAAGCTGGTGGATCAGTTAGATCAGGACGTTAAAGGGGAGTACCCTGGTTTCCTGGATAGAAAAAAGCCATCGTGTAGAAAGTAGGGTTTTCCGAGAAAACCAGAGTAAATATAGAACCATCGAGATTCGAGTTGTTCTCTGTACCTATTGAGACTGGTATTGTGTTCCCAGGTATAGTTCTGATGGTTACAGTTCCATTGATCACACTAACTGCAATGACATCATAGAAAACACCATTGGAATCTCTGAAAGCATTCCCAATTGAAACTCCTGAAAGATCAGCTCCAACTTCATATGTAACTACACCAGTACCATTATTATAAGTATATGTGTAGAAACCACTGTTATCAAACGTGAATTCAGGTTCTGGCTGATACTCAATGCTACGAGACAATTTAAGATTATACCCCATTGGAGCTATCAAAGACCCTAGTACAAGATTATTATCAGCCCATGTTTTCAACTGAGCCTTAAATGTTGCATCACTGGTAAGGTTCCATCCATCATTGGCCCATGCAGTATCCAACTGTTTAACAGCAGGGTATAGATAGTGTGTACTAAATACTGATTGCTGTGCTATTACCTGAGCCTCAGAATAAATACTAGCAGGAGAAAAAACCGTAGGGTCGATAACGACCACTTTGGTATTCTTATTGAAAAGATTACTTCTTCTCAAGTTGTCACTTCCGTCCACATCAAAGTTTACGAAGTTTAACGGTTGTTGAAAGTAAACAGTAGTCATTGCTTTTCCCCTAACTCACAAATTAACACTATTCGACTCCTCAGGAGTTAAATTAGAGTAACACACAAGGAGAAATTATGAAAATTCTATCGACCATAATCGTTACACTCTTGCTATCTAATACTGCATTATCAATGGGATCTTGGAGACCTAAACCGACACCGAAACCAGTCCCAACCACTCCGGTACCAACAACTGAGGCACCAGTCCCTACACCCCCAGTACCAACTGTACCAGTACCAACGCCAGTAGAATCCGTTTGTGACATTTCGGATCCAGGGCACATTGACTACGATATCCAATTCGTTCCAAATCAACACACTACAGAAGTTAGGATGGCAAGGGTAAAGAAGTTAGCCAACTATTCAATGATAGTCATGAACAGTGAGGAATTTAAAGCCAGAGTATTGGGTGCTTGGTATAAAGGAAAGGCACAATTTGCAGATACCAAGGATGCTAACGAAACCGTATATCAGAAGATCAGAGCATCCTCAGAGGTTTTCAACAAGTGTAACAATTATAAGGTTGAGCTCCAGTATCAGTGGGACTCTAATTCCGGTAAAGTGCTTGGTTGGACTTTCAAAACAGTGAAAACAATTTGGTTTAACTACAAGAATTTTGATACACGTCAGGACTCGGGTATAGTTGGTACTATCTGTCATGAACACATGCACAAAATTGGGTATGGCCATGCGTCTGCCAAATCTTACGCCTCTGTTCCATATGCTGTTGGTACGATCTGTTCCGAAGTTTACCTAGAAATGAAGAAAAACGGAGAAATCCTTAACTAATTGTACCAGGTCGTACGCAGAGGTCTGAGGAACGGCTGTAATAAGCGTTCCTCATTTTTTACTAAACTTTCTACCCAATTTCTTGTGCATTCTCTTCATTTTGGCGGCGGCTTTATTAGCGTTAATTAAATCTCTAGTGAGAGGGTCTTGATATTGCGGTTTCTCAAAACGATAGTCTTGCTGTTCACCACTGTGTGAATCTTTCATTGCCCGAAGTCGCTTAAGATTCATTCTTTTAGCCATATTAACCGATAACTTCAAGTTCTGAATTAGCCTGACTCGGTTCAAAAGTGATGTCGAATTTGCCAAAGTCTACGATGACTTTCTCTGAAGAGAAATGCTTGACTTTACCATTTCCGAATTTCGGATGTCTTACAATGGAGTTGTCTTTAAGTTTCATAAGGAACCTCTTAATTTTCTTAAAACTAATCTAGGAGATATATGAAATTGTTATTAATACTAACCACTTCATTACTAACACTGAATCTTTCTTTTGCCTATCCCGTAAAGCCAGATTCCCGTTTCAACTATCCACATTTTTGTACCGAAAAGTCCTCTGAATTAAGAGAGATTAGATATGCGAACAAAGTGGCAGTATGCAATAGAAACGTGTCCAGCGCCACTCGTAATAAGATTTACAACAAGTACCAGATACCTGAAGGTGATAGGGGGAACTACACTATAGACCATCTGGTCCCACTATTCATGGGTGGCTCCAACGAGGAACAAAATTTGTGGCCTCAGCATAAGAGCATCGGAACTGCAGAGTTGGAAGGTCTTATTTTTGGTCGTTTAAGTAAGGGTGAGATATCTTATCAAGAAGCTCTGAACGAGATACTTAACTTGAAGCTAAATAAATAGGGGTCATATGGAAACTTTAGAACAATACAAAAAACGACAAATTATGGTTCAATTGAAATCATCAATGACGTTGTTGCATAGTGCTAAGATTGAAGCAGCATCTTTACAGTTAACTAGTGTAACTGCTATTGAATCTGCAGAAACAGCTCTTCAAGCGGCCATCGATGCCCTGAAGGCTGAATTGGAGGCTTAGTGAAATCAGCTAGTGAAATGTCGAAGAACGAAGTAATTGACTTCTTAGTCAAGTGCGGTATCTGGGTTAAAGGCGGAAAAATCGCCAAAGCAGACCTAGATAGAGCTAAAGTAGCTCTTGAAAACATGAAGGACGAGGCTACCAACCTCGAGCACGGTCAAAATCCAGAAGACGCAGAAAAATTTGAAAAACCTCAAGATGCAGCAGCTAGTTCTGTCGTAATGACTAAAGACACTCCGTCTGAAGAGGGTCCTGTTAAAAAGGCCCTAGGCTACTAATTCATATCCCGAACTTTCTTATAAGTGCTACGAGTCCCGCTATACATATTCTGTTCTTTATTTCGTATACGGGACTCGTCACTACTCTTGCTCTTGTGACAACTATTACACTTTATCTCAACATTTGATAGACCGAAGCTATCACCACCATTGCTAATAGCTATGATGTGATCGGTTTCTATTCTTCTCTCATCTGGGATATACTTCTTGGCTGTGCTAACTATCCACTCGGCATTTACATCCCACTCTAGATTTGGTTCGAGCTTCTTACAATCTACTATAGCTTTCTCAATGGCATCAATGTAGCTATAGTTACAAGTGGAGCAGGAGAAACCTTGTCTTTCCAGTAATACTCTGGTAGCAGGGAACGTCTGAGGGTAGCAGAAACAATAGATAGAGAATTTGCAATCTTCACTGCAATACTGTTTCTGACCATAGACTGGATTTTTGGCACACCACTTACAGTATTTGAACCCACTGATCACTGGACATTGAATCTCGGTCAGGTTGAACTTTCGTTCCCCAACGTTCGAGGTTACTACTGTTAGAATATTTTGTAAATTGCCTGGTTTGACTAGCTTCATTCTGGAAAAATTTAAACTAAGGGCGGTTTATGAAGTTCCTCATCTTTGTTGTGTATCTGGCTGGATGTGGCTCGGTTGATCCGTCGTGGGTAAAGTTTCAGAAGGAACTTGACCAATATGAGGAGGCAGACCTCAAATGCCTAGTGGCAGATGCAGAAAATGCAAAGAACAAAGCCAAAAATTGTGGGGCTGTTCTTACTAAGTAGTCCTCTTCTTGAGCATAGCCTCGTTTGACTCCCTTATCTGTGCTATACACTCCAACTCATCTTTTCCGTAAATACTCTTCTTGAAAGGACAGGAGTTTCTGGGATGTGTTACTAGAACCTGTCCTTCTCTATCTGACTTCCCACTCTGATATGTTCCATTACAGTTAAAACATTTAGGCATTAAACCACGGTGATTTATAGAAGGACGACGACCTTCCTGATTTCTCTCATCATACCACTTGTAATCTTCTTCCGATTTCATTCTCCCATTTTATGAACCTTATTTTTTAGTAATATGTGTTTAATACCTGTTGGCTCCTCTGTTAAGTATGGTGGTGTATTTGGGGTGGTTGTTTTATCCACTGAAAATCATACCATAATCTCCGAGAAGAATATCGAGAAGAATACCGATAAGTCTTACCACGTTACATCCGAAGATTTAGATAATATTGAGGTTATAGAATGAGTACAGTTCATGCTTTCATTGAGGATGATTTGAGAAAGGAATTTCACGAATACTTGGAGAAAGGACCAAAAGGCTATCCATATTTGGACATCTTCGATTACCCCGGTAGAAATGCTATAGAACTCAAGCTAGTAGAAATTGCAAAAGAATACAGAGGAAAGGGCTACGGAACTGCCTTAATGAATAAGCTCATCAAGTGGGCCGACGACAACGGGAAAATCATTGTACTTAGCCCATCTGAAATCAAAACAAACAAACTTATCAAATGGTACAAAGAATTTGGATTCCTGGAGAACAGAAGTCGAAATAAAGACTTCAGATTTATGAGTCGCATGATCCGTTATCCAAAAGGTCTGACTAGAAGCAAATGGATCGATGCCTATCCTACTGCAGCCTCTGTTTCCTTGTACAATCTGATCGAGTATGGAGCAGGTGAATTCAGTCGTGAGCAGTTGGAAGAGTTTGACAAGAAACCAACACTAACAGAATCTGGAAACCTAGAGTACATTAGAAACAAATACTACAATTCTATTGACAAAGACTATTTCTATCGTATTCTAACTAAGATGCTAACTGAACGTGAGCAACAGGGTTTCTTGGACAGACACATCGAAAGAGAGAAAGGCGAAAGCAACATATTTGATGTCCAGGATTCGTACCGATATTTATTTGGTAATCATTCTTCCGAGATCGATAAAGGTCTTCAAAATTATTCAAGTGACTTCGACGTGGGGACAAATTCATTTGCCTCTACATCAAAAAGAGAGTTCAAGTTCAAGCTCTCTACTGAACCTGGACAACGAAAGGCCATGATCGACATGTTGGAAGATTTATCCAATATGGATATGGTCAACATAGGTCGTGTGTACAAGTACAATGAACCAGGAAAGTCTATACTTGAAGTCCACGTTAAAGAAGCCAATGAGAAAGCTTACAAAGAGATCAAAGCCTACCTTAGTGGGTATTTGGAACTGGATAGCACCGTTGACGTTTTCGTAGATAAAGCCTTCATCACAAATAGACCCACCACTGTTGCACTAGAAATACCAAATAAGGATAAGAACCTTGGTATTCCAAGACGTAACATGCCTCAGATCAAGAAGAAGCACTTTGAGAAATTCATAGAGTTCCTTAAAGAGGAAGGGGTTGAAGTTAAGGAAGTCAAAATATCTCCACTCAAACTGAAGCCTACTCAGAACGAATTCAACATGGGCAAAGTTCAGTTGATGGGTCCCGATAAAGAGAAGCTGAAGAAGCCCCTACTGGTGTCTAGTGACAATTACATATTGGATGGTCACCACAAGTGGCTGGCAAACCTTAACCTCGATGAAAAGAAAGATGTTAGTTGTATTAAGGTCAATCTGAAAGCTAAGGATTTCCTGGATAAAGCCAAGGAATTCGACAAGGTCAGGTATAAAGACATCAACGACAACACTTTCAAAGAGACAGATCCGAAGCTTGCCTATGCTAGCTCTTCGTTTGAGAAGGCATTACAGAAGGTACAAGAAGATTACAAAAACGGTGTCTATTCCAATTTCATCGATCCGATCAAGAATGAATCCGAACTGAGAAGTGACTTGGAAAATATTATCGGTAAGCCTATATACAGAGGCATCCGAATTAATGATGAGAACAAGATCAACAAGAAAGATATTGGTATATACTGGACTTGGGATAAAGACAAAGTGTCTACCTACTGGGGTGACAAGAGTCAAAAATTAGTCGTACTGGAAGGACTTGCAGAGGAATCAAACGTTGACTGGGCAGAGACTATTGAACACTGGATTCACCCTAGAGGAAATGGAGAGTGTGAAATCAGACTCAAACCAAAATCCAAAGTAAGGGTCAATTCTATCGTAATGGACAAAATGAAAATGGACAAGAAATTTGAGGCCACTGCCTCAGAAGATACTACTCATAAGGATGGCTTCAACCACCTAGAGAGAAGAACCGATTTCAACGTTGGCCAAGATTTTTTGAACGATCTAATAGACAGTGCAGATATTGTTATTATGACTCCTGAACAATTGAAAAAGATCCACACCAATCACGATGAAACGTTTTTTGATCACTCAGACAGAGAACCCGTCTCCCACGAAGAGGCAGAGAAAATTATTAAAGCAACCCTTGAACCAATGGTGGTCAAGTGGAAAAATTCTCTGTATGCATTGGACGGACAACATAGAATCAACACTGCTATAGTATTGAATATGTCTATCCCAATCAAGGTTATTGAAGGCAAGGAATTAGAAGACTTTGAAACTTACGGCTATAGAGCCAAAGCAGTATACCCACATTCGGACAAGGTTAGCAAACCTACCATAGACAAGGCAGTAATTAAATGAAATCATGGATTCAGAGAAATCTACTTAAAGTGACATCTTTCTTTTCGCAAAGAATTGCAAAAGTTTATATGCCATTCAGCAGAAAGAGAATAGAACAGGCAGACTATGAGCATATGCTTACAGTTCTCAAAGTTGGGGATGTAATATCCACTAGAACACGTGGAGAACTTTCGAACCTTTTCATTCCTGGATTCTGGGGTCATGTTGCCATATATGACGGAAATGGTAAAGTAATTGAAGCAACAACCCACGGAGTAGTAGAGACCAGCTTAGCTTGGTTTCTATTTGGTAAAGACTATTGTGCTGTTTCTCGTCCTAACTTTATGACGGATGAACAGAAATGGTTGGCAGTGGACTTTTGCAGTAGACAAATAGGTAAGCCATACGACTTCTCGATTAATACCTCGAACATTGACAAATTTTATTGTTCTGAGATAATTTATCATGCTTTCAAATTTGTACTAGGGCAGAGCCCATTTAAATTGAGAGTAATTCTTGGACAGGAAACGATTGCACCTAGTGATTTCTATGATGCATCAAAACTGTTCTATAAGATTTATTTATCAAAATCCGCACGGAGTTAATATGTCTAAGTTGAGAATGGAAGAATTCGGAAAAGATACCTTTAAAATTACTCTACCATCAAGAAGTGATGCCACATTGGAGTTATTCCAAGCAATTTACGACACTACAGAGGTCGACATTTCATTGGAAGACGATGGGTACATAATTGTATACACTGAAGATCAATCTGAAGCTGAGAAGATTAAGCAAACAGCAGAAGATTTTCTTTCTAAATCCGAATCAGGTTATGGGGATGTCAAAGGACTAGAACCTGGTGACAAGGATATCAAAAGAATCGAGGATCTTCGTGATAAAGCCGATGGCGACGAAATCAAGATGCATAAATTAGCCCAAAATATGGCTAACACTTTCAAAAATGCTAACAGCTATGAGAAATGTATTCGTAGAGCTAAGGCTGCAGAGGTCCTTGAACTTGGTGGTGTAGCCAAGATTTTCTATAAGAAAGCGGAAGAAATCAAACCAGATGAGGCTGCAGCAGGTATGTGGTCATCTCCTTTCAGTAGCAAAGAAAATGCTCTTAAACTGAAAGAGCTAATGAGCAAGCCTTGGTTAGTAGTGAAAAACGAAAAAGGTGATTATTTAGAATTGCCAGATGCATACGAAATAATCGGAGATGATAGCTTATTCGACGACATTTTCGACCTCAAAGCAGGTGAAGATGCTAGACCACTTGTTAAGAGTTATCTCAAAAAATGGCTTGACAGAATCGACAGTTTCAGACAGGTCGATGCTGATGCAGTCAAAATAGTTGAAAAAATAATTGGTACATCTACCGCCTCAGTTGACTACGAATGGGAGAATATGGGTAGCAGCACGAATAAGCAGACTTCAATCGAAGTTGGCGATGAGGAAGTGATAATTGATGTTATCAAAGAATCTATCCAAGAGATTGGGGTAACTTGTCCTGGTTTCACCTTATCCCACCCACTAGACAGTGTATCGTATGACAGAGCTCTCATTGCTGCAGATAAATTCATTAACGGATTAACTCCAGAAATGATACAAAGTAAAGAAAAAACAAACGAATTCCTTCTTGGATGTCTCGGACAGTCTACTGCATCTGATGATAAGAAAATTGGCAAAGTGGTTTACCGCAAGGAAGGAATGAGCGACAGTGCTAGTTATTTCGTTAAGGACGGTAGTGCATTCTTCCACCTGAAAGATCAAGAATTAGGAAAAGAATTCAAAGGTAAAGTAGTTAAATTCCGTATCAACGAAAATGATGAAGCTACTGACCTAGAGGCTACTACTTCTGAGGCTGGTAAAGTTAAAGAGCTTATCACTGAACTAACTGAAAAATACCTTAAAGAAACAAAAAATATGGACATGTCTGGGGCTGAGAGATTGGCAGTCAGATACGAAAAAGAACATAAATTGAGTGGTCTAGCAGATGAATTATTTGCAAACTACCAAGAGTCTATGGACTCATTCCACTCTGAAGGTGATGTTGCGAAAGCTGAAGACTTCCTTGAGAACAAGTATTCTAATGAGGAAGAAGAATTCACTATCCAAGAATTTGAGAAGGATGCAGGTTCAATTCCAGAGCTTAAAAAGTTCAAGAATGCTTTCTATTCCATCGTTCACTACAACAAAGAGACAGATCAGTTCGAGATAATGGTTTACCCTAAAGAGGCAGACTACAACAAGAACAACCCTAAAGTGTTGGTTCTTGAGTCCGACCTTACTACTGTGGCTACTTCTTCATCTGATGAGGATGCCAAGTCTAAGAATGTAGGATGGGGATTCCGCGGTTCTTTGAACGGTGCTCCGTTTAGCTTATCTGATGACGATGCTAGCAATGCTTTCACACTAACAGTTCATTATATTTCCAATAAGACTGGTTATACGGAAAATGTCATCCGTGACTTCCTGGACTCACAAGCTGGTAGCTATCTGGGTGACATGGTTTCCAACAAGTCAATGGAGGGTGGAAACCTGGATTCAGTTTCTAAAGCCATAAAGGAAACAATTGGCGAAGGTGCTTTGGATAAACTCAGATTTGAGAAGTTTATCGAAAGTCACAATCCTTCTGCAGATGTATCAACTGCCTCAGAATCGTCCAACTATGATATCTTCATTGATGAACTTGAAAAGTGCAAGGGTCAAGATCGTCTTGAAGTAGCACCAGAGTTCCTCAAGAAGTGGCACTCACTTGATAAGATCGCAGACTTCTTTGCAGAAGTGTATAATGGTGGTCTCAATCAATATCTTGATCACTATGGTGATGCTATCCCAAGATCGGCTCTTGCAGACGTTGGTGGACTGGCTTGTAAGGAGATTCTGGCTATTCTTCGTGATGGTTCTGATGCTATCAAAGACTACGTAGAATTCATGGCTCAAAGTAATGACTCAACTCCTGATGAGGATTATGAGGATGCTCTAGAGCCACTCAACGAAATGACAAACAAAATTTACGAAAACGACAAAATTGAGAAGGCTTGTGAAGAAATTCTCAAGTTCTATGGAGTTAAATAATGAAAACATACTTGGAAAAAATTCTACCTCACCCTGAGAATCCTGAACTTTCAGTAATCTTCAAAGCTGTGGAGGACGATGTTGATCCTTCTACTTTGAGTGACTCTTATATGGAAGAGAGTGTTTCCGATGAGATACAATTGAAGTTCTTCTCTGGAAATAAAGCTGCCTGGTTTACTGCTCACGTAAAGGTGTGCAATAAGGGTGATGAAGAAAATCTGGAACATGGTTTTGGCGAGGATTTTCTTGGTGGTTGCAATTACCACACTTTCGAGGATTTCCTCGGGTCCGAGCAATTTAAAGATATGGTAAAGAATGCCACTAACGAACTGGTGAAGGGTCAGGAAGCTACTGCCTCTACCCCAATGTGGCATGCTGATGATCAAGGAAATGAAATCTACGGAACACAAGAACAAGTTGATGTCTGGGCACACATTTCGGACGGTGTTATCTGCCAACTCCCAATGATTTACGGTGGAGTAGGGTACAATGGTGGAAGTGATGAACCGAACTTCGAGCTTGCAAATTTTGCAGACTTGGCCGAATCGGATGAAGATCGACTCCAAGCTATGAGAGAAACTCTTGAAGAGAGCTACAATTCAGCTGTTTACGTAGAAGGGAACTTGGTTGAGGCAGAAGAAATTGCCAAAGCTGCAACACCAGTCATGACTGTTAAGGATTTAACAGATGGTCTTGGTACCAATGATGACGACTGTGCAATGATCATTCAGAATGATGGTACTGGCGATTCTTACCCGGTCTGTAAAGTCAAAACTATCAATGGCTATACTACGATTATTGCTAATAACTGTGTACCTAAAGATGCATACGATTATTTGGGATTCCTACAAACACTCGGACACTTTAACGATTCTTCTGAAATCGTAGTTCTTATCGATAATCCAGTGGCCCAAGGTGAGTTCCTTATCACAAGTATTGAAGAACTGGATAAGAAAATCATTCTTCACGTGGAAGATTCTCGTAGTTTGGCTAAAGTCCAAGCTTCTGAGACAGTGTCTTGGGAAGAAATTCTACCTGAGGTTTGGGTTTATGGAACAAGCAAACAGGTAGAGTGTGCAATTCAAGACGGTGATTTACCTCTTGAGATACCGTGTATTGCACACGATAAAGGATTTGAACCTTTAAGCGAAAATGCTGACTACTCACTTGAAGATTTCTTGGTTGGTTTCGAACAGAATGTAGATGAATCCAAAATGGCTCAAATGAGAGCTGCACTTGAGAAATCGTATAAGCCTGATGCCTACTCAAACATGGTAGAACATGAGACTGTTGAAGCAAATGAGGAAATGGAAGATTTTAACTCTTGCAATGCTGATGTCAACAAGAAATTTACTCTTTTAACTAACGAAGATGCCACTGGAAAGAACCTAAAGGCTAACTTCCTTAAGAACCTTACTAAGAATCTTAATGATTACCACAAGCTATATGGCCAAGAAGCTCTTGAGCAATCTCTTGAGAAGCTTTGTCTTGATTTTGCCAGTAATAACGGTGTGACTTTCGAAGATAAAGGGGATACCCTTCTCTTTATTCAGAAAGGTCTAGAAGATTATGCTAAGCAACCAAAAATTGACGAGGCTATCTCTGGAAAAAAGACTGTAGCATCGGATAAGTGTTTAACTCACTCCTTTTCCGATGTTGAGATTGAGGATGCCAATGGCGAGCCTCAAATCTATGAAGTTGAGGTTGAACAGTGCTTTGATTTTGAGCATGGCTACGGTGCAGATGCAGACGGGAACCGTGGTCAAAACACATGGTTCTTCTCAGACATGAGTGTCCTTTCTATTCAAGATGAACATGGTAAATACATCGACTTGAAGACAAAAGAAGGTGCAGAACTTAAAGACAAGATAGAAAGTGACAAATGGTTCACCAAGACTGTGGAAAACCATGATTGGGAGGACGTAGCAGAAGGGTGGACCAAAGCTAGCAGATCCAAGCTTCCTTCATAAATCAAATCGTCCAGATATACAGTAGGTCCATCACACGATCCTTAT